CAAGAACCACATCAGCCGTTTTTTTTGTTTTTTAGCTAGAATCAAAAATATATATTATAGAATTAGAAAGATATGTATTTTTGTATAGTTATAAAACAAGGAGGTACTATGAGTAGTATCATTGTAAAAGAAAGTTCTATGATTAGATATCGGTATAAAACCCCGTATGATAACAGAGAAATCATAGAACCTGCATTTTGGTTAGCTAATAAAATTAAGTATAGTAGTGATTCTGAAAAGGATTCTATTATCTATAGAAATAGTAGCCATAAATCTAATATCGTCGGTATTCGGGAGTATAGAGGTAAAGATGTTCAATATATTGAGGGCATTCGTGTAAATGGTCAGTTTAACACATATTTTCAATCCCCTATAGTTCGTCATATTATAGATAATGCAAATTATGATGCTAGTTTAAATGGGTATTGGTATAGCTCCCCCATATTGATTGGCGATAGAGATATTTCTGATTATGAATTACAACCAGAAGCTAAACGTGATTATTATCTATTAGCTGGTATCATCAGTCCGCTGATTACTAAAATGAGACTAAACGCTGATAAGCAGGTTGAATCCATATGTTTAACAGCAATGAACTCTATTAGTTCTAGACTGATAGGTAAGTTACAGCAGTTGTTTAAGAATATATATGATAGTGAAATGATTTTATATGCGGGTGTTACGATAAGTTCCACTTCAAAGAATTCATATTTTGATGAGATTCTTATTCGTCATGATAATCTTAATGTTGAGATAGGTAGACATACATTGTTGAGTAGAGTTGTTCAATTCTTGCGATATTTGTATGGTACTCCACTTATTACTTACAAGTGCGCTCATATACCATCAGGTATTATTACGGCAACTAAAGAATCTCAGGACGCTTATATTCAAGGTATGGGTCTCGTTTATACGCTTAGTACTAAATTTAAAACCTTTGCCCGTTGTGGGATTATTAAATCACCTATTCGTAGTATGGAAACATCGTTGCGGTATTTAATGGAAATGCGAAATGACCCGTATAAGATTAAGTACTATGATAGTGATTATCGTTGCACTTTTACGGCTACACCGGATTTCAATAAAACGGTTCGTAACATTATGGAACGTAAACCAGCAGATGATTCAGTCTTTATTGAAATATGTAAAGAAGACATGACTCCATCGGAACCATGTATTGAAATCATTTATGACAGTGACTATATTGAAGTTGATGGATTAGTAATCCCCAGTTGATAATAAAATATCCTGACTAATACAAATCGGTAATCAAGCAAAAATTAATGTATTAGTCAGGATATGACTGTCTAATGTTATCCCTTATGGATTCGGGAATCGTACCGACGTATAGAAAAAGTGGTTTAGGGCGTTCCAATTTAAGATGCCATAAGTAAGATGCATTATGTACTTGATCTGCAAGTCGATTGGTGCACTAAGTTGCCGCTAGTGAGTATATGGGAAAACCGAAGTATCTGTTTGAGCAGGTGGTATTCCGACGACAAAGTAGGAGCCGTCTTACGGATATTCTCGTTATACGTTGAAGAGCACGTAAGTCGTAGTTAAGATACTACGCTATTAAGCATGCAATAACTTAGGAATCCGGTACCGCGGGAGGTGCTAGGCTGTGGGATGAATCAGTACACATATCTATCAACAAAACATGGGACGCACCCGCGCTCCTCAATAGTCACTGGATGGTTATGATGTTAAACGGTAAGTTTTCCATCTGAATAGCATCGCTAGTAACTGTCACAAACTATGAGTGTGTGGGATTGATACTATGAAGGAGACTAAACGAATGAAAATTTTTGAATTAGAGGTCGGTGGTAAAGTGGTAGCCTACTCTAAGCATAAATATATGCTAGAACTCTACCTTGTCCAGCGAAACCTTGAGACATGTAATTTTCAAATCCTAAGGCGTAATATCAAAAAGGGAGACTATGTTGACCCTGAATTATTACTCTATTGCCTAGGAACGTTCGTTCTGACGGCTCAGGAGCATTCCTATGTGGAAATGCTTGGTGATGAGCACAGAACATACATTGAGAATCTTATCATAGGTCTAGAAGTTCTCGCGGGAGAGAATGCTCGAAACCTATCGAGTAAAGATTTGAAAGCAATCAAACGAACGATTAAAAGCCTTAAAAAGCAAACGTCGTTCACAGAAGAAGAATCGACCCATATACTTGATACTATTACGGATCATCCGAATGTAGTTGACGAGTATATGGGTCAAATTAAGTTTATTAAAAGCGTATTACGAGGAGAGTGTTAGAATGATCAATATCGTAGCGATTGAGGGGTTAGATTGTAGCGGTAAAAGTACCTTTACAGCAGCCCTCACAGAAGTATTACAAACTATCGGGAAAAATGTACATGTTGAGTACGTTCATTTCCCAGATTACTCACTAGAGTCTGGTAAGCAAATCCGTGAGATTCTATTCCATGGGGATGTTAATAAAACTCGCTCTAGAGATAAACTCATGCGTCTATTCATTAAGAATCGCCATGAGTGGTATGTAGCAAATTATGAACGGCTATCCCAGTATGATAACGTAGTTATCTTAGCTGATAGATATCGTCATAGTAATGACTACTTGAATGCATCTAAATTCAGAGATGTACCAAAAGCAATGGCTAAATATACGGATATTGAATTGAATGGTTATCGAGTTCCAAAAGAAGTATTGAACTTCTTAATGGATACACCATTGGATTTAATCAAGCAACGTGTTGCTGAAAAAGCTAAATCAGTTGGTATTGACCAATATGAAACAGAAGCTAACATTGAAAAGGTATTTAGTAAAAAGAATTTGGTGACTCGTCACTGTATGGATAAAAACTTCTTTATTCTACCTGGTCATATGATTGACCAAAACTACATGGAAGCGAAAGGTAATGAGTTATATCGTTCCAACGATAAGATGGCTGACTATACTATCCTATACTTCTCATACCTGATTGCTAAACAAATTAATATCGTACTGGACAATCAAGGTCCACGTAATAAACGAGGTCACTTCTACATCGGTCGAATCTTGAAAGATCCTAAGATTAAGATTATGACGAAAGTGGAGATGGTTAAATTGCGTAGCGAAGTAGTTAACGGGTAAGGAGTTACCAAAAGATGAGTGAAGAAAAATTATTCAACCGAATCAACTTCACTGGTAAAGGAGCTGACTTCTCTTCTAACATGAGGAAGAGAAGCTTCTTCCTTACATATGGAAGTTGGTTATATTTTTTTGAACCGAACCAAGATGCGTTCGACTACTATTTGAAGAATGAAAAATTAAAGAAATACAAACACATTGTATTTTGTATTTCCCATGTTCATGAGGATGCCATGAATGGTATCAATACGTTCTTAACGTATATCAATGAACGATTCGAAGGGAAAGAAACGGTATATATTGTAACTAGACCAAAAGCTGTAGTAGATACACTCTTAGCAGCCGGTATTTTACAAAAGTATCATGACAAATCCATCATTGTAGATGAATTGGTGGACGTAGCATCACTTGATATCCTCACTGTTGGTATGAAACATGGTGATGTTGATAGTTGTGGCTTTTTAGTGAATGATAGAGAATCTAAAACAAATGATAATGTATTCTATACTGGTGATTGTGATTCCATTCCAACGCCAATCTTAAAGATGTTCTTAGAAGGTACTATCAAATCACTAATCAGTGATGTTACATTACAAACTCCTTGTGATGACCATATTACATTCAATTTCTTTAGAGAACTTGTAAATACATATGGTCCAACAATCTTGTATCGAATTAAGTTTACTCATTTCCAAAATGAATATGAGTACAATGCCATTACCGAAATGGTAGAGCGTATGATATTCGAACATGTAAGGGTAAAATAAAGGATAGAAGATATAGGCAACAACCTATATCTTCTATCTATTTTTTGTGCATATATTATTATCATAGCTAGCGTTTTAATATTTGGAGGTGAATATAATGGGAAATGATAGTACTGTATTCGTTATGGTAGTACCCAGTGAACCCTTTAGGTTATTCTGGGCAGAAGACCAAGCTACCTTGATTAGCTATGGTGTACAAAATCGTTGGAAAGAACAGCGAGATTATCGTATAGTTTCTATGCTCCGCAGTAATTTTGAGGATATTGAACTACCAGCTGGTTCCTATACCGATGAAGTGTGGGAGTATAAAGAAGGGTTCTGGATTACTGAATCTGAACAAGAGATTCTCGAATCCAATTTGGATTATGAGATGGATAGTCTAATCCATCATTTAGAGAGTGCTCGTAAGATTCTAAAGGTCATGACTGGTGATGATGTGAAAGACTTACGTAAAGCTATTGACCGTCTATTGTTTGACCCAGAGATACCTAAAGGTGTATTTGAAGATTATACAAAAGAGGAATTGGATGATTTCGCTGAGTATATCATCTTAGCAGAGAAGATTAACTATCCTAAATATATTGATAAGATTTTCCCTAAAGACGGTAAGAAAAAAGGAAAGAAAAAGAAACGTAAGCCAGTTCCAGTCGATGGGGATTATCAGCTATATTAGAACATAATTCCATCGTGGAAATTATAGTAAGTATTTTATCTTAGAAAGGAGATTACTATGGAACAGAATGAAATCAATGCACTTAAAAAAGAATACTTCCAACTCATGAAACAGTTGGGTTATTCTGTGGTATATGACCTTCACACTAAAAAACATGACGACATGTTTGATTTGGAGCTGTTATGTACTCACAAAGAAAATGACGAAGTCTTGTACTGCATGTATCAAATCGGTAAAACAAATGAACTCCGAGTTGAGAAGTATAAAGAATATCGTGATAATGGTAAACTTGACGAGTTCCGTCAAGGGTTTATTAACTGGATTACGCATGTGACATTCAATGTGAATGATTTGATTGCATGTTTATTACATGAGGGGTATCATATCGAAGAGATTTATATCGATAATAAGATTCACTTAACCCCTAAGATTATTAAAACGGTAATGGATTCCCTTTGTCGTAAAGGGACTCCATTAAAACGCCTATAAGACAAGGAGGAATATATTATGGGAAAACGTCGTAAACGTAAAAACAGAGCGACTATCTTCGAATTATTCGGTCGTAAGAAGAGCAATATCGAGAAAGTAGCTGAAATGATTGAAGAGCAGCATATCTATAACCAACGTGTTAAAGCTGTATTCGGTACTCTAGGATATTTACAAGGTGTAGATGAAAACGCAGTATCCGGCGAAGATTTCAAACGATTAGTGTCGGTAGTAGAAGAACTTGCTGATATTGTATTTGGTAATGATGTTGATTTCGATACAGTAACTGAACCATATATTGAAGATGATACTGATGAAATCGTATCTGAAGACTTATTATTTCGCAAAGGAGCTCCAACTATGAACATGCTAAACAAACATACGTCTATCGATGAGATGATTATGGATGACGCTATTAACGAATCCGTGGAGTCCAGAAATGAGTCCGATACTGATGATGAATTCGTATCCAAGGATATCTTATTCCGCAAAGGTAACGGTCCAGCTAAGAACATGCTAAAAGAAAATACAGCTATCGATAGAATGATTCGTGAAGACGCAATTAACGAATCTATGGAGTCCAATAACGACTTATAGGATTGATAGGGAACAGTGATGAAATAATTTGGAGATATTGTTCACATCACTGAAGAATAATACGGACAGTCCGCCTTTAAACATATATCTAATTTAGATTTAATTTAAAGGCGGTGTCTACACTATGAGAATCCCGAAAATTAAACATTACACAACGGAATCTGAGGTAGTCACTCAACCGGTTGAGGAACTACTCGTCAGTAAGACGTTTTATAATTTCGGAAATAATAAAGAGAAAGTGAAGTTTATTAAGACAACTGAAGTACTCATTCGCTCCTCTTTAGAATATAGAGAATTGATCCAATACCTTGGATCAAAATTAGGTATGAACTACTGTTCTTTTTTTCATAACGTATCGAAAGAGAAGTATGGAAAAGCTAGAATCCGCATTGAATTACATCATGAACCATTCACATTATATGATATCGTGAATATAGTACTAACTAAACATCTAATGGAAACCGAAGACACTTCCACTATCAGTATGCTTGATATCGCTGAGGAAGTTATGGGATTACATTATGATGGGTATGTTGGACTTGTTCCACTCTCACAAACGGTTCATGAGTTAGTTCACTCCGGAGCTATGTTTATACCACTCCAATTTATCGATAAAGGGTTTAATACCTTTTACTTACGATATAAAGATTATATTGAGGAACCTCTTAAGCAAATGCTTATCACTAAACTGAATCTATCGAAAGAATACGCTGCTAACCCAGAACAGTTTACAGAAATTCTTCGTAAGAAATATATCTACGTGGTAAATGATAACTATGAGAGCGTTCCTGAACGATTAACCTAATAGAAGGAGATTAGTATATCTATGGGGGATTACACCGAACGCGAACCGATTCTTTGTATTAGACGTTTTCTTACATTGAAAGAGGGACGCAAACCATTTTCTGAGGTCATTCGATTACGTAATTATCGTGGCTTAACAGGAGCATTTGGTAAAGACACGGACTTTAACATGCTAGCAAGTTCGTTACTATATACATTTTCTTACCGAGATACTTTACAGAACAACGGTATGGAAGTTCATAAACGAAATCACGTTGAATTCAATGAAAAGTATAAACAAATCGTCGTAGGTCTACTGGTAACGAACCCAGAACATACAAAAGCATTATTACTCCGTAAAAAAACTAGAAACGACTTTAATCAACTAACCCTTATTCAAGGGCATGTGTCTGCACCGGAATCATACAAAGACGATGAAGAAGCATATCTTTCTTCCACGACTCTCTATGACGTATTATATGATAATATGCTTAGAGAAGCAGAAGAGGAAGTTCAAGGTCTAGTGAGTGTATTCTATAACTCAGCGCCTAATACCATGCACATCGAATACTTTGCTAACAATGATTTCGATAGAACTGATATTGCATACTACCATACTGGCTTTATCTTTGAGCTAGTCGTTGACAATATCGAAGAACTCGCTAAATTCAAATCAGGGGAACCTGAGAAACATGCAGTTGAATTAGTCGAAGTTGATAAGATAATCGACGACCCAAATCTCGATCCATGGGTACGTGAAATCTTTAAATTAAACCAATAATTAGATGACAGAAGCACTTTTTCGGTGCTTCTGTCATTATTTTTTTACCTTTTTAAATATATATTATCTTATAGTAAAAGAGATACTGACTAGGTGGTTATTAGTCGTATTTCTGTCAATATTCGAGAGATACCCATGGCTTAGGTATCTAACTACAAATGAAAGTGAAGAAGTATTTAAGAAGGAGAACTAGTATGGAATTGAATGAGAATAAAAAGATTAATGAAGATATAGCCGAGATGATGAAATCGTATGGGATTGACCCAAATGTGATTGATTTGATGACACGTGATATCGATGATGAAATTATGCTAAAGGATATAGAAGAACGAGCATTGGAAGGCATCGATATCGATAACATTCGACCAGAGTTTTTATCGTTTGCTAATAAGGAGGATACTGGTGTCGTCGATGCCGAATGGAAAGAAGTGGAAGAACCAAAACCATTCGTATTAGAAGATGACGAAGAATATCAATCGATGAATGAAACAACAACTTCCGACAGCGTTGAACTTGATGCGAAAGCAAAACTAGAAGCCAACGCTACTAAATATAAAAAAGAAGCATATGACAGATTTAACCACATCTGCTCATTGATACCTGATAGTATTCCATACTATCCTTTCGAAGGTCATACTAATGACGAACGATGGGTGGAGAACATCATTCCCGGTGATGCAGTTACATTCGGCGATGTCCGAATGGCTGTAGAACATAGCCACGGGATTGATGTTTTCGCACCGCATCATGTACCTGCGTATACGAAAGCACGTGCTGTATTCAACAGTATTCGAGATAGATTTATTAAACCTGAAAACAATGGTAAAGTTATTCCTGTGGATGACCCATCAGGATTTGGTGATGGCACAGTCACCTATGATGAAATGATCGAATACTTAGTTGAAGAATGTTTCCTAGAAGAGGAAGCACTAGATAGAAAACAATTTGAAGAGATGATTCACCCTATGGTACAAGATCCAGATGAAATGCAACGAATTTGGGAAGAGGAGAAAGCTGATCGTGTTCATGAACGTTTTAAAGAACGTAAAGAACGTGAAGCACTCTTTAACAAACCCTCTGATGGACCGCGGATTATTGCCGATGAGCAACCGATGGAAATTCCTGTTGAGAGTGACGACCCAGTTATGATTGCTTACAAATGGACCGACCCTAGACTAGAAGCGTATCCATCTGTGACTTGGGATTATGAAGACGATAATTACAATGAACCAGATGAAGTATTGGAAGAACTTGCTCCAGGTGAAGAAGAATCAATGGAACACAAAGAGACTCGGTTACGATTAGCGGCTCAAGAGTTGAAGCATCGCTATCGTAGTATCGAATCTTGGATTGAAGCGACCGAGATATATCGGGAGTACGCCTATTTCTTGATTGAAAAACATGGTGGCAAGAAACAATACAAATTCCGCCGAGCAATTGGCTTGGCAAACGAATGGTTCCCATTCTTCCCAGTATTGAAAAAGAATAAAGAAACTAAGCACTTCATTGAAAGTGGCGAAGATTTCATTCCAGATTATTCATTACCAGAGGAAGCTGAGAATGATGTAGTACGAATCGCTCCAGATGGAAGTGAATACGTACATCATTTCCGTAATAACTTGGAAACGAACAACTGTCAGTTACAAGGGAAACCATATCATGAATTGGATATCAATTTTGTATTGCAAGATACAGATGACCAATTCATTATGAGGGCTGTTGACACGAAAGCGAGTGAATCTCGTCGCAGAGTTAACGACCCACTCAAAGCATCTCAATCCGTTTTGGATGATCTCAATTATATTCAGGACTTCTCCGCTCGACGAGCGAAGGCCATTGCAAAAATAGATAAAGCCTTAGCTAGTAAGAAACTTTCTAAGAAGCAACGTAAGAAACTTCTCAAGAAACGTGGACGTACAGCTACGCAAGGAGGCTTCCAGGCTAAGCAAGGTGGCGATGACTACTTTGGTTTGCATGAGCGTTTCAAAGAATATTATAAAGAGAAATTCCGCAATCCGTATATCGATGACGAAGAGCGTTATCGTAACCCAGATGAGGTTGTCATCTATAAAGACGTATGGTTGAAACCAGAACGCTATGAACAACTTCAGTTAGTTGATGAATTTACTCGTTTGGGTATCATCGACTTCTTCAATCCTAAACAAATTCTTCCTAAGAAAGCCCGTAAGGTTAAAGTATTAACGAGTCACGGAAGTGCAGATGGTGACCGTTTCAAATCTAAGAAGAAACGTAAAAAGGATAAGAAGAAACGAAAGAAAGACGCTAAGAAGTTTAAGAAGCAAACTGGATTTGATTCCACTAAAGGATTAGGCTTCGATGATTTAACGTCTATTATTAATGGTATGGCTAATTCAGCCGTTGGGAGGTAATCACATATGACAGAATATACTACAAACGTAACGGCTGAAATGGAACGGGCTGGTAAAGTTCGTCATAGAATCTACGAGCAATTCACTGAGGAAGACATGATTGTCATCCTCAATATGTTACGTGATGCAAGATTCCGTGATAATAACGAGAAGTTCGATTACATGTTAGAACATCTTCGTGGTCGTGGTTTCTTAGAAATCGGTGCCGGTACTAACCGTATGGCTGTTAAGAAAGGTGGTTATATTTATAAAATCGCTTTCGACACCTATGGTGTGAAGGATAACTGGCAAGAGTTTAAAATGGCTCCAGAATTACAACCATATGTGACAAAAGCCTATGAATGTAATGGGCTTGTTCTCGTTGCAGAATATGTGGAGCTGATGTCCCAAGAAGAGTTTATCGCTAGTAAAGAAATCATTCGTGAAACGTTGAAACAACTTGAACGTGATTATCTATTCTCTGATATGGGTACTATCAAAAAGAACTTCTGTAACTATGGTTACAGACAAGGTTCTGGTGAAATCGTAATCCTAGATTACGGATATATCTATCCAATCGATAGAAAAATGATGACGTGTTTAAAATGTAGTCACGAGTTAACATGGAATTACAATTTCAATGAACTCGTGTGTCCTCATTGTGGTTCTAAATACGACCCGATTAAGATTCGTGACCGTATGAGAAACTATGATGATACTACAGTCTATACAGAAATTGCTGGTGAATCGGGTGCGTTGACACTAGATTTGGAGTGGTCCCCGGAGGATGCTTAAATGAAAAGTATTATACTAGCAAACTCATCGAATCAACTGGGTAAGATTCTAAATAAGTTAAAACCTGAAGAAGTTGAAATCGTTGTATTATCAACTCGAATCGACCCCATCATGTTAGATAGACGATACAGTCGTCATAATTATAGTCACTTAATTCCACCGTTACCTATACTCCATAATTTTTTGGAGTATGGGTACGATGATTTGTATGTCGATAGATATATGGCATATCTAAAGACACCAATGAATTACTTGTTTTTAAATCAGATTATATATAATCTATCCCATAGAGATGTGAATATGGTTCTTGTATGTGAAAAAGAAGAATCTGAATTCCAATACCTTGAGTTACTTGCTAAAGCTATTAAAAGTGTCTATCAAGTAAAATGTGTTACGTATAAAGATTGGAAAAAAGGTAAAACTTCTAAATCTGTTAACGATAGAGAAACCTTATGCGCCATCTCTGAAAAGGTGTATAACGTATTTAAGAGCAAGGTCATCGATTCGGGATATGAAATCCCAATCATGATGAATGAATTATTACCCAAGAAACGGGTAAAAGAGTTACCTAAGAAATTAAAGAAGTTGTATATCCGTCATATCGAGGATATCCAATCCAGACAATAGGAGGGTTTTAGCATGGCTAAAAAGAAGGATAAGAAACAGAAGAAATTTGTTTCTTACAAAAAACAAAAGAAAGAATCAAAAGTTGCACTTAAGCAACTTTTGAATTCCAAAATGATGTTACGTAAATTCCAAGTGATTTTGCAATTGCAAAACTATGACTTGAAAGACGTAAAATCTATGTTAAAGATTTTGATTAAGGACTTCATCAAGGACCATGACATTGACCCAGAGATGAATGAATTAACAAATCTTATCGAAGCCAGAAAGTATGATAAGGCTAAGAAAGAAGGTCGTGAAGTAGAAGGCATGAGCTCTAAAAAGAAAGCTATGCTTAAATACATTGACGACCATTATGATTTCGAAGAAATGGCACGTATCAGAGCATTACGAACTGAGTTCGGTGATGACTATGATAATGAACCTGACTTTGATATCTACAAAGGTTCTTCTGTAGAAGAAGACTTAATGGAGTATATGCCTAACTTCGATGCATTCAGTGATGATGACGACGAAGATGATTTTGATCCATTACGTGACACTGGTAAGAAAGCAGCTAAACGTGCCGACAAGATTAAAGCTAAAGAAAAGAAGAAAAAAGCTAAGAAAAAAGAAGGCCGTAAAGTAGATGACAACCCAGGTCATGTGAATTCATTAAGTGAATATTATCTAGGCGGTAAACCTGAAAACGATAACTATTCCGACTATGATCAAATCGATCCAGATAGTACTCATGCTTATAAAGGATATGAAACCTTTGAAGAAGTGAAGTACAAAGTAACTCATAATGAGTTATTGGAAGGTGCTACCGTAGAGCAAGATGAATATGGTAACATCGAAGTGTATTTCGAACCAAAAACTATGATGCAAGCACGTGAATATGCGGAACTACAAATGTATCGTGGTGTATGGTCTGAACGTGATGTGGATTCCTACATGTTCCGTATGCAAGAACTAATCGAAGGAAATGAAGATGACGAACCAATCGTTATCGAACCATATCAAAAGAAACCAAAGCATGATGATGATGGTGAAAAACTAATTACAAGCACAGCCCAAATTCATAGCGAAGAAGACGTCATTCGTTATTGCAAACAAATGGTTGATGCTGGTAAATGGACTAACCAAGAAGCGGATGAAGTATTACAAGAATTCCGTGATGAAGTAGAACGTCGTCGTCAAGAACGTGAAGAAGGTTTCGTTAACTACGTTGATTTAGGTGCCCCTGATCGTGCGGCAGTGAACCTTATTTCTGGTGCAGCGGCAGTAGCAAAAGGAGCTGACCCTAAGAAGGTACTTAAAGCCCAACGTAAAAAAGAAAAAGAGATTAAATCTGTAACATTCGGATTATCTCAAAAAGATTTGCGTAAGAAAGCAAAACAACACAAAGAAAGAAGATTTATGTAATGACCAGTGAGTTATATAAACGAAGTCTATATTTGAATAAGAATATTGATTACTTATTCGGAGTTGATATTTGTGAGTATGATATCGAATCAGCAGGTCTGAATATTATCAAGTATTATGGATTACTACCACAGGACAGAATCACATACCTAGAAGGTATGAGCAAGGAGGCGAGAAATAAGCAGATTGGTATCTACCAACGCGACGATTCTGTTTTCAAAGAAGCCCTATCAGAAGGGTTTGTCAATATTCGAAAAGAATTCTTTGAGCTCAACGAGATAGAAGATGATGATATTCTTTCAATCAAGAAAGACGCCATCTTCACTCTCGATAGACGAATGCGACACACTAAGATCGGAAATGTCACATTCAAGCGAAAGCATTCTTATACATCTTACTTGTATCTCGATAAGAAAGAGATATATGTGAATACATTAATGAACACGGTAGAAATAAAAGGGTTAACTGATTGCAGTGAGCATGAGGGATATATGTTTGATTTCTTCAAATGGTTCTGTGCCATAAATGAGAACTCCCCAAATCAGGATATAGCCATAGATTTTATACTAGAATTCATTCAGAAATATAGGAATAAAGAACTTCCTAATGGATACTATAGACGGTTATCCAAAGATAATAACTTCGTCGTATATGATGAACTGAATGATGAGTGGATAGAGGTTAATGACATCGAAGTAAATGAGTATGATGTCGATATCAGTTATAACTATATCAACTACCTTATCCCATTAGCTAGTATCTACCTATAAGGAGGTTTTACCATGGTTGTAAAATTAACTCCAGAGTTATTAATGTTAGTCAATCGATATGTACGGATGAGTACATCGAATCGATTGAAAGATGTAGGTGGTATCCAATATCACATAAGTGATATGGTAACAGACGCAAAGAAACGATATGAACTAACACAATTAGTGGAAGACTTCGAAGAGTATTTAGCATATCTCTTAGAAGAAAATTATGGACATGAATTTCTATCATCAAAGGATAAGTTATCGATTCGTAAAACTGTATTCATGCGGTTAAAATCGACTAATGGTTGCTCGACAGTGAAGCAACTCTTTATCCGATTCATTATGATGGAAATGCAATAGAAAATCCCCTTATACAAAAAACAAAAAAAGAGGGTTTTTTTTTTTTTTTTTTGCTTACTCTTCTTGAAGAGTGAAGTTATTGGTACGCATATAGTCAACGAGTTTGTATGTTACTCGTCTAGCTACATATTGTCGAATGTATTCACTGGTAACACCTGTCATATTGGCAGTTAAATAGAAACCAGTGGATAGAGAACTAATCACACTATGAGTGATTTCAGATTGGTATTTTTCAAAATCATTAATCACTTTCAAGTCTTGTGTCATCATTGGTGCTTCTACAACAGCAACGAATTCTAAGTTAATCAGTACATCTAAGCTTTGTAGAAGTTCATCAATGGATAATGAACGGATTGGTGGTGGAACAGGTTGAAGTTGTCGCATACGGATTTCGCGTTGCATCATCCAATCTTGATACACTACTCGTCCAAATAGGATTACCATACCCAGTACGAATATGGTGGCTATGCTGTATAGCCAAACAATAGACCAGTTTTCAATTAGCCAATTCATATACATATCCTCCGTGATATTATTTACTGTTTAAGTATATACCGTATAGACCAAATGACATACAAGAGCACATCAATAGTTCTACGGAATGGTCAAATAGAAATTCCATATATCCTCCTTAACGATATGACCAAGACACCATATTGTTCTCTAGTTCGAGAATATTGGAATCATGGGATTTGAATTTTCTAGATAAGTCAATATATTCATTAATCTTAGCTTTATATTTATCCAATCCATCTGGATAGGATTTAAGGAAAGCATTTACATCACCAATACCTTGGTTGAGGTTAATGAATAACTCACCACTGTCAACAAGCTGATGCACTGTTTTGCAGAGCATAACGATTTGAACGTGTTCTTTATAATGCTCATCTAATACAATCTTAGCAACCTTGAATGTATTCACCGTTTCATCGTGGTTTAATAAGTGGTCAGTCACAATAGCACAATAGTCAAATAGAGTTAACATAGGTCCATGGTGCATTTCAATAACTGCATCAAATCGACTAATGTTACCTAGTACTTGACAGTGTTCCATTTTTAATTCACGAATCGCATCTACGAAGTTGCTATAATCGGGATGTTTACGAATTGCTCGTTCACACCCTTTAATAAATCCTACGTAGTTTTCTAGGTTCATGAAATAGTATTTGTCCTTGTTAAAGGATATATCAAACTCTGCTTCTGGAGATGCCACAGTCTTATTCGGGTCATGTAAATAGTCAACAGATGACATTTGCATCGCTCCTTTCTTTGATTAGTTATATGTGCCAGTATGAGTAGTATAGAATAGTTGCAAATACAGATAACTATATGTAAAATACCTAATAAGGAGGTACATAACATGGCAGAACAAACAAACGGTACTCGTATTAGTATTGATGAACATACTAATTTTTTAGAACTAAGCCGTATTAATGCAAAGATTCCTGTAGAATCTTTATTACGTTTTAAAGATAGATGGAACTGGACTCTCATTTCCACATATCAACATTTTTCCCTATTTGAATTAGGGTATTTAGAAAACTTTGTGAATTTCAGAATGTTATTTAAAACTCAACCATTTGATAGAGCTATCGCAGATAGATACAAAGAGTTTTTAGATTGGGATTTCATCAGTGGTAACTGTGCACTAGATGTATCCGACTATTATACATTCCGTGACTATATCAATTGGGACTATATGCTACCGAATACAATCGTATTCCAACAAGCTAATTTGGATACAATCGAAAAACTTAAAGATTATCTTGATTGGTATCATTATCATGATAGTCCGGTTCGTTTCGATATTGAATTCTTACGAAAATATAAAGAAGACCTATATTGGAAAGATATTGACTTCTTAAATCGATGGTCTAAACCATTTATATTTGAATTCGCTGATTATATCCCTTGGGATTATATTGCTACCGATTATCCTTCTTTAATAACTGAAGATGTCATTGCGATAGGAGCTAGAGAACTTCTAGACAATGACCGAAATCAAAATAAACCGATTGCTACTCATCTTAACAGTTGTTCCGATGAAGTACTGATTATGGTAATGCATCATATTAATGGATTTACATCATTAGGGTGTAAAACATTCGCTGGTAATGAGTACTTGAAAACTCTGGTTGATACCGTTGTAAGTAATTCTGATGTATTAATACTAGCTGAAGCTCTTAGACGAGTGATTCATGATGTATTGATTAATAACATTCGACTCAATAAAGATAGTATTGAAATCTTGAATACTGCTATCTGTGAGTCTTTGGATGTTAAAGAGATTTGTGAAGATACTGAACTCGGTACACTGGAAACTATTCTTCCTTTATATGCCTATAACCCAGCACCAAATAAACAAGTGGTTGATTATATCAACGCATTACTTGGTTATAATATCTTTGCTGATGATACTAAGTGTAGTAAACCTACTGAATACGTTGGAGTATTTATGGCTAGATTTGGTGACTTAGCATTGAATGAAAATTTTGCTAATAACATCGATAACTATATTGATATTATCGCAGAGTATGGTTCCGCAGAAAACCGAGCACTTCTTGCTCAATTGATTACAACTCACCCAAGCTTTGAAGATGTTGATGAAGAAGAGCGTACAAAAGCACTCAATAAGCTAAACCATATTGATACTCATCGCAATGACCAATTGATTCCAAATCCACCAGAGGAGGAAAATGATGCTACAGATAACAACGACGAATGAAGGATTAATACCTTTAACACTCGATAAATATGCTTGTGTACTGGGTACTCTATTCGCTTTTGATATTGGTGATGATTTCATTGATGCCTTGAAGATTAGCAAAGCAGAAGCTATCGCCATCTTCCCAATGGATATCGCCGATGGTTTAGACCGATATAAAGAAGGAATCAAACGCCTGTTTCAATATATCATTTATGAAGACCAATCCTATATTGGTAACATCATTATCGTAACTCATACACCTGAGTTAGAGACTGTTACCAGAGAGGTCATCGCTGAAACGGCTAGAAAGATTTCTTCGACTCATAAACTATTCCCTGATGACAAAGTTATGCTCAGTCAATCAGTGACAGCATTCAAAGGTTCTACAGGGGATCCAATTACACATATCACTGCGTTTATTCGATGCTCTCAGCATATAGATAAACGGGATGATACAACAGCAGAGAAAATCTACCATTATAAAGCTGAGGATACAGACCTCTCATTTGAATTCAGAGAGAATATTATGCTTGGTAATATGAGTACAGGAGTAACACTAGGGACCTACTCTTTCCATTGCAAACGTGAATGGATGGACTCCTGGGAATACACTCCAGAGTACTTAGAGAATCATAATCCTGGTAGAACTCGTTCTCGTTCAGATGATTAAAGGAGAAGTATATGGACTATCAGGTTGATAATCGAAAGAATAATCTTCTTATCCGCTTTGGACCTGTAGAAGAATATCCAAAGATAGAATATGTGAGCGAGTTTTCACTCGCTCTACGTATGAGGGATAATTTAATTGTAACAGTTTGTGATAGCATCGATGCGGATGTTATCAACAGAGATGTTAGACACAGTTGCGGTATTGGTGATAAAGTTATCGATATCCATACTGATTTAGAAAACTACCCAGCTGATTCCGTAGTCGGAGATTTCCATTGGACTACGTTATATCGGGCTATGCCTAAGCATGCTGAGTTAAGTCGAATGGGTTTAGTATTCCACATTCTATCCACTAAACGAAATCGTACATCAGTATCTGAATTTATAGCAGAACGACCGATATTAAAACGATTCTTAGAGATGGTTGTGAATCGAATTCAAGAACTTCTATTCCATCGTATCATTGAAGAATATTCCTCAAAGATGTATGGTAGAGATGAAGTATGTGCCGAATACATTGACTTATTCTGGGATATACTCAATGTTGATGTTATACATGAAGCTATCGATTATATTCGAGAAACGGAACGAGACACATTCAACTGTGATAAGTACGAACTTCCTATTGAGGAGTACTGTATTATCGTATCCCATTATACTAAATAAACATATATTATCATTACGTACTTAGTTAATAAAGGAGATGTAAGTATGGCAAAACAGGTAGCATTTGCATTACACAAATACCTTCAACGTAACCAAGATACGGACAATCCTGAATTAACTGAGGATTGCTTCGTACCAACTGATGAAGAGATAGTTAACTATGTCAATTCAGAAGGTATTGTAAACGACGTTCACTATACGGTGCATGTTAAGAGTGACACTGGGTCATATGAGAATATGCTGACAGTGGAATTTCTTGATAATAAATAATCGTATATAGAACGTATCTGTAACGACTCTCAGAGCTTACTGGGAGGTCAATTCATTTTTTCAAGGAGGACTCACAAATGGCAAAATTTAGTGAAGTACTGAAAGCCTTAGAAGGCAAAACGAAAGGTACCAAAGATAAAAAAGGTACTACGGCATTTAGTAAGAAAGACTTTTCTGAACTCACAGCTGCATTCTTGAATGACGATGGTTACACTGCTAAAAACATTAAAACTGTAAAAGGTGAATATGTAACAGTAGAAGAACAACCAGTAGCAGCATTCCGTAATGCGTTTATCAAAGACGTGTTGGTAAAACATGGTGTTGATAAACAAGAAGCAGAAGCAGCGGCTCGTGCATATGAATATAGCCCTAAACAAGCAGAAGCTTTATATCCAGTTATCACTGAATTATTATACCAATACATTGGTGCTGGTCGTACATTCAGCTTCCAAAATAAAGAAGACTTTGTTGCAGCTATCAAAATGCGTCATATCGATGCACATGATTCCACATTCAAAAACCGCGAAACTGGTGTTGAAACTGTAACTATGATTCAACCACATCGTGTGTTGATTAAAAAATCTTCTGCTCCATCTTGGAAAAAGAAGAAAAAGAAATAATCTATACTATAATGGATACACTCTTCGGAGTGTATCCATTATTTATTGTATTTTTTACTAGCTATATGTATATATTATACTTATAGATAGAATTATATTTATTTTTTAAAAAGGAGACTTAAAACAATGAATGAATTTAATGAAGAACTTAAAGCGATTAATGAAGAGATTGAGAAGTTGGAGATTAGAATCCAAAATCTACAAGATCTCAATCCCGTAAGTAAAGAAGCGTATGATACATATCTTCTTCCATCTAGAGGTGAACTCGTAGATGGCAAGATTATGAGGGCTTATGTTAAATTAAGAGGTATTCGAAGAGAACTTGAAGAATTGGTACAGGAGGAAAAATAAAATGTCTATTCGTTATGGTATGGATGCAGTTCCAGGTAAAATCAAAAGCGTTAGTTTCAATGAAGGTAAGAAGGAACTCCGTTTCGTCATTGAAGATATTAATGGTCGAAGACTTCCCGTGTCATATAACGTAGATGAGGAAATGGTGCTCCCAGATAGAGTATTAACTGGGATTATGCTTAAGGAAAGTGATGTTCCAGAAGGTCACGATATTAATTTAGACCTTATCGCAGAAAGTATTCATAGAGTGAATAGTATAGCACTATTCGCTAGGGATAATAAAATGGATGATGAGTTTAATACATTAATGGTAGACTGCGGATTTATTCAAAAAGATGAACTATCAATCACACTTAATGCTCCAGATGCGGTATTGGAAGATGATGATATGGATGTTACTAATGATACCGCTAATGATAGTGAAATAGAAGAAACCGTATATACTGATGAAGATGAGTATTATGACACAGTAGTACTTTCTACAACGGAAACTACGTTCATCTCTGAGTGTATTGGGTATCCTAAAATACGTATTACGCCAAAAGGTGAAGAGTTGAATATCGAAATTACGTTCGCTACCAGACGATTCGGTCTTAATGAAGTGAATGTATTACTACCTATTTCGTATAATGCTGTTGCTATCATAGATGCTATTAACAAGGGGGTATATTCTGCATTTGTAGAAAACCGCACGTTTATAGTCGATTTAAATTTATTTAAGGAGAAATGTGATGAAAATTAATTATTATGAAGATAAAGTACCTCATACGGTTTATGGTACATTGGATAGTGTTTGGGTTAATAAAGCTTCCAAATGTATCTCTTTTTACGTTAAAGTAGATAATGGAGTTACGGTAACTATCCCGATATATACTGGAGAGAATGTTATTTTACCTCATTATATGGTAACTCGTATCATGACTGTAATGCGAGATAGTGTCACAGACGAAGCGATTCAATTAGAGGATATCGCTATGGAGATATTAACTCAAAATACATTGGGTTGCTTCTGTAATGAAAATTATCTTACTGATAACTTCTTCGATATGATGGTTGAAGATGGTTATTTAACACACGAGGAATGTCAAACATTTGAGTTTGTTCATGATCGAGATGTTGAAGACTATGAGAGAATCATGTCTGAAGATACAGATGAGTATGAGAACTACGGAGACTATGACATCGATGATGAGGATATCGATATATTAGATGACTCCGAACAGTTCCCACTAATCGATACGACTGACAAATGTACATACAACGTATATTCAGTTACAGATGATACAGGAGTGTATATCCCCAATTGTGTAAATGACCCACATATAACGGTTGTTTATACTGGAGTTAGGACTAGAGTTGATCTAGTTTTTAATACAACGGACTTCGGTAACGCGGAGCTTAGCTTAGAGAGCAGTAAACAAATCCGTGCTATCGACGTTCTCGACACTATCATTGGAATTATTAATGATGCTAGAGAAAATGGCACGTCCGCATATTTCAATAAAAATATTTTTGAATAGGAGGAAATGGTTATGATTAGATTACGTTATATGAACCCAAATGGGGATGCTCTTGAAACTGGTGAAACCGTTAAAGACGTTGGTATTGAGTTACAGACTCTTCAAGACAATCAGTATAACCTTATTATACGATATAATACCGTTCTAAGAACTGGTAGAGTTGATTTTATTCAACCAATTGCTGATGAAATCCATATATTATTACAAGCGACTCGTGAAGATGTTGATACTATTATAGATACTATTAGAAAAGCTATTTCTGATACGTTGAAAGCTATCAATGTATATCAAAACAAACAGTCTAGTGTTATGGCTATGGAAATAAATCCTGACTATGTATATGACAAAAACATAGAGCGACCAAAGGAATACGTTGATTTAAATCAAGTATTATCCCCTTGGTTATAAACTATAAAGAAGGTACTTCGGTACCTTCTTTTTTTTATTTTTTTTTTTGTGTTAAACTCCCACCCTAGGACATAGTTTTAAATCCAATAACTATGTTTTTCCATACTGGAGAAATATGGAGAAAGGAGTTTATGATATATGCCTAAAGGTAAAGATACTAAATGGCTAAAGAATATAGGTAAGTCAGTTGCCTTCGGGCTTAAAAATACACTTGACTCTCGATATTCTGAAAGCTCAGGTATCCGCGGAGATATTTACAACTCTGCAAAAAATCTACGTGAAACAATAACAGAAATGCGTAGAAATAAAGCCACTTCAAAATCATATCTGAATGAATATAAGGGTAAAGCTAAAGAGTTATATAGTGACGCAAAACGTGCACTTGAATCTGGTGATTTATACCCTAATAAAGACAGTGATGATGATTTTGATTTTGGTGACGATTTTAACTTCGGAGATGATGATGACTTCGGTTTCGGAGATGATGATGGCGCAGAACCATCAACTAAATCTTCTAGTAATTCTTCATCTGCCTCTGCGGCTGAGATTAGTTCATTGGGACGAATCGAAAAAGCCACATATAATTCCGGTGCTAAGACTGCCGGAAGTATTGTTAAATTAGATAAAACTATGAAAACCCAAGGAGCTATTATAGCGAAAGGGTTTGAAAAACAAGTTCAAATTGCTGCTAAACTATCCATGAATATGATAGTAGCTCAACAGAAGCATCATCAGCAACAAATTGGACAACTCGTAGGTATTCGAGATAACTTGAATTTACTCAACACGTTTAATCATGACGTTATGGGTAAATTTATTGAAGGTTCTCTTAAGTACTATGATGAAAGCTTAACCATCTGGCAACGTATGTTAGAGATGCAAGAAGAACGACACGGGACAGCATTTAAATCCCAGTCGTTTGGTGAATCCGACCTCTCTAAAGTTACTGGTTTAGGTGGATTTGATTTATCTGCATATGCTGACGTTATTAAGAAGAACTTTGATGGTACATTACCTGGCATGGCACTCAGTATGGGTTCTATGTTCTTGGGTGGTGGATTAGATTTCGGTCCTAAGAAAAAGGGTAATCCATTAGGTTCTGCTCTTGAAGCTGGTTTGAGTGCTCTTCTACCTAAAGTACTTGATAGTGCTTTGGTTAATCTAGATAAATCCGTTGCTAATATGGTACCTGCTATGTTAGCTAAATTGGCTGAACGTGGAGACGACCCTAATGCAGGGATGATGTCCCAGTTCTTTGGTCAATTATTTGGCATTAAGCGTAATGGTGGTCGTTTTGATACGACTAAATATGCTAAAGGTGCTGTAGCCTTCGATGGTACGACACATAGGACGATTAACCAAGTTATCCCAACGTACTTAAGCGAAATTCTTGGAGCTATTAAGAACGAACCTGCTAAACTATTTGACCATAGTATGGGTAAGTTTACAACTCGTGCTGAAATGAAAGCTCGTCATGAACGTGACCTTGAAGGGTTTGCTATGCGAGCAACTGATCCATTAACTGGTAAAACAACTAAAGTGTTAGACCAAATGGAGTTCAGTTCAGACGAGGAACGTAGAAAAACTGAGAAATCTATTAGTAAATTCGCATCGGATTTAGCTACAGGGAAGATTAAATACAACCCTAAACAGTTAGAATCTATGATTGCTGAAATAGAGAATAAATCAGCGAAATCTATCGTTGCTGCCGTTATGCGTCAAATGAGTAATGCTGACCATTTAGCCATGAAAGGTGCTGGATATAAGTATGACCAAGATGTAAACAACTACTATGCTAATATAGTTGATGGGGACATGTCTGGTTATATCCTTAATGACAACTTTGATGGTGCTGGTGGCAGACTTACTTCTGTACGTGAAAAACGAGAAGCTGAAGAAAAGGCTAGACTTGCTACTCTTAAGAAAACAGGTGATGCTGTACGTTCTAAGAGTACAGGTAATAAGTTTATTGATGGTAAACTCGGCTTAGGTAAAGATGCATCAGGACCAGTGAGTGCGAACGATATCGATGATATGGATAAGTTCGTAGCAGGTGCATTATCTGATGAGAAAGGTCTCAAATCTCTTGACCGAGAAGGTTCCAGTGAGAATAAAGGTCTTGGATATTATCTAAGAAACCCAATGAACGCATTAACTGATACTATCACTAAAATCGATAATACTCTTTACGATATTATCTTTGATAGTGAAGAAGGCAATGGTTCTATTATGGGTTCTATCTTTAGTGGATTGAAACGAAGCTTCAATAGCATTCAAAAGTTCCTGAAAGATAATGTATTCAAACCAATTAAAGATAGCTTAATGACTGATAAAGCAAAAGCTAAACTCAATGAGTTCCAAGGGAACATGTTAGATTACGCTAAGAACCTTATGGTTGGTTCTAAGAAGGGTGGAAAATATGTAGGTGGTGCATTCTCCTTTGCTGCTAATGCGGTAGGTGACATGGGTCGCTACATGAAACAAATCTTCGATGGTAAAGACTTTACAGATTCTTCTGGTAAGACTGTGAAGAGTATGACTATCGGTATTGGGGCTGAAATGAAGAAAGGTTTTGATAGTGCTTTTGGCTATTTGAAATCCTATTTATTTGGAGGCTCTGATCAAGAAGGTCAAGAAAAAGCCAAGAAGATGTCCCTCGTAAGTAATATTACACATACCCTTTCCAAAGGATACCAATCATTCTCCAATAACTTCTTTGGTACTAAATTAAATGAACGCCAAGCGTTTAAAGACTTTGGTACATTCATGAAGAAGAAACTTCCTGCTGGATTAGCTAAGGGTGCCGTGATTGGCACTGGTCTTAGTGCCTTATCCTTAACAGGTGGTGCTGGTATATTAGGTTCCTTATTCCTTCCAGGTGGTCCTATCGGTGCTATGATTGCTGGTACGGGTATTAGCCTATTATCTCAATCGGATAGATTTAAAAATATGCTATTCGGTAAAACGGATGATAAAGGTAATCGTACAGGTGGTGTCATCGGTAAAGGTATTCAAAAATTCTGGAAAAAGAATAAGAATGCATTAATCGGTGGCGGTATGTTCGGTGCTCTTAAAGGAGCATTGGGTATATCCATCCCTGGTCTTATTAGTGGTTCCCTAGGTATGGTAGGATTAGGTGGTGCCGGTTCAGCTATCGGTGCTGTCGGTATGCTTCCTGCTATGGGTGCAGGTCTATTAGGTCCTGTGCTAATGGGTGCAGCTACAGGATTAGCTGTTAAATCTAAACGATTCCAAGAATTACTATACGGTAAAAAACAAGCCGATGGAACTAAGAAAGGTGACCTTGCTAATAGTAAACTCGCAGGCTCTATGAAGAAACTCATGCCAGGTGCAGCATTCGGTGCATTATCTGGTTGGGGCTTAGGAGCTTTCGGTAGTAGCTTTGGCTTAATGGGCTCTGCTTTCATGGGTCCAATGGGTATGGCTCTTATGGGCTCTGCTCTTGGTATCGGTTTAACATCTGAGAAATTTAAAGATGCATTATTCGGTAAATTTAATGAAGATGGTACATACAAATCTGGTCTAGTTGACAAGTTCAAAAATGCGTTGACTGTAGGTATCGTAAATCCATTGAAAGTTAGATTTGCTAAAGGTGCATTGGCTGTTGAAAAATGGTTTGCTAAATCCATCGTAAATCCATTGCAAGATGCATTCACTCCATTGAAATGGATGTTCAAAGACCTTGCTACTACGATTAAAGATAAAGTAACTACGTTATTTACAGATACTGCTAAAGCAGTCACAAAGCCATTCCAACCTCTTATCAGTGCTATTACCAAACTCCTAGGTAACGTATATAAAGGTCTCCGTTCTGCTACGGATCGAATCTTTAAAACGACTATGTGGGGTCTTGGACAAATGCTTTCCTCTCCAGTTAAACTGGTTGGTTTAGCTGCTGGGTTGGCATCTGGCTATTATAGCATGGGAGCATATAAAGAAAACGTTAGGAATAAATTCAAAGGTATCGGTTCTGCTAAAGGATTCCTTGGCACATTAAGTGCTACAGGTTCAGCGTTCGGGTCTATGATTGGTATGGGCGATAAGGATTTAACTTCTGAGAAGTATAAAGACTTAGCACGTGCTAGAAAATACGCTCAAGAACGTGATGCCAAACAAAATAGATACTTTACTAGAAAAGAAGCCGTTCTTAACAAATATGCTCAAAGTAAAGATGCATTTGAACAAGAAATCTTGGCGAATGGATTTGGTTTAACTAAGAAACAAATCCAAGCTAAACGTCAAGAACTTGAAGCGAATAGAGACCGTGATTTATTAATCACCGATAAAGCGAAAGATCAAATCACTGCGATTACACAAAAAGAACTTGAGGTTCAAGAAGAATCTAGAGATTTCTTAAGTGAAATCAAAGATGGTTTCCATAAACTACTGAACCGTATGGGTGTCAAGAAAATCAAAGGTAAGCATCTCGATGCAGGTCCTAAACATGAAGATGACGACCCAGCGAATATGGTAGGTGGTAAAACAGCTGAAGCCATTGCTGCTGATAAAACAATCGCTGCTTCTCCATTCGGATTTACTCTACAGAACTTCGGTGCTAAAGGTAAAGCCTTCGGTGCTCGCCACGCCGATGATAATGTAGCGGAATTAGTGGGCGGTAGAACTGGTCAAGCCATTATGGCTGAACGAGCTGATGAGAAGAAACGTCAAGAAGGATTAGCGTTATTGAGACCTATCGCATTGAATGCGAAAGAGAAATTGAAAAATAAAGCAGAAAGTCTACTTGATAAAATCTTCAAAGGTATGGAAATGGCTAATAAGTTCTTAGGTCTTGCTGGTATCTTGGGTGTAGTTAAATCTATATCTGATATGATTCAAGGCAAAGGAACCTCTAAGCATACAGACCGTATCGCTCGTGATTATGCACAGAAAGGTGCAAGATGGGCATTACGTAATGGTGAAACCATTGAAGCCATTGGACGCGGTGCTAGAGATATAGGACAGAAAGCAATTCGTGGAGCTAAAACATTACCAGAGAAATTTGGTAATATGGCTCGGAATGCTAGAGTCGGAATTAATAACTATATGAATTCCAAGTTCGGTATTGGAACTCATATGTATGAATCTAAAGCGGTAGCTGATTACGTTGCAGAACGTGGTCCAGTCACAAGTAAATTATCACATATTGCTGAAGCAGAAGCTAGAGTAATGAGTGATAAGAATGCAGCTGATATCGCTAAGATGGGTGCTGATGAAACTGAAGGTGCATTGGCATCATTTAAGAAATGCTTATCTGAAGCGGCTGATAAAATCGGTTCGCTCAGTATTGTTAAAGATAAACTCGGTCCAAACGCTGGTAAATTAGTAGAAGCTGTTAAAGGACTTGGTAAACGAATCACTGGTTCTATGTTTGGTAGAATCGCTGGTAAGTTTGCTAAAGTCGTAGCTAAGACAGCTGCTACCGTAGGTACTGGTGGTTTAATTCAAATCGGGTTTAGTTTATATGACGCCGTGACAGGTTCTAAAGATGCTTCTTACATCTTTAACGTACCTGAATCTAAAGTCACTGCTGGTATGCGAGTAGCAGCTTCCATTCTGAATGTCATCTTAGGTCTTCCAGGTCTTATCTTCGTTGATTTGGCATTGGAATGTATCGCGATGTTTACAAACGATGCAATGGATATTAAGTCCTACTTGGCTATGATGATTTATAAGAATCTTCCTGGTGTATCCGAAGAAGATGCTAACGCAGTCGCATTAGCTCGTTCTGGAGATGAAGCTGAGAAGAAGGCTTATGAGCAAAAAACTGGTAAAGAGCTAACTAAAGATGAATGGCGTAAGATTAAAGATGAACAGGATGACAGTGAAAACGGTATTATAGCAAAAGCTAGAGGTACCGCAGTCGGTCGATTCTTGTTCGGTACTAATGATGAAAATGGTGAATACCAAGGTGGTTTATTCTCCAATATGCAACGTGCAGGAAATTCCGTAATGGCAACCATTTTCGGTGAAGCTGATACTGGTGACTATAAAGGTAAAGAATCTATCTTTAGTCGTTTATGGTCTGCTGTAGGTGATGCGGCTCATGATGTAATGGTTAGCTTTATAGGTGGTACAACCTCTAAAGGGGTTGAAAAGGATAGCTTACCTGTTAGAATCGGAAACGGAATCAAAAATAATCTTAAATGGTTATTTGGTGAAGTTGATGATGACGGTAACGTAGTCCAAGAATCTGCTATTAGTAAAGCTAGAAGAACCTTACCTGAAATAGCCGATAGTGCCGTATCCTCTGCTAGAAATACTCTTGTATGGGCATTTGGTGGTATGAATGACGAAGGTCAAATGCAAATGCCATTGCTCCATAAGGGTATTAATACCATCACTAGTAAATTACTTGGCTTCAGAATATTTAGCCCTGGTGATCAAGGTAGATATCCTGCTAAACTAGATTTCCAATGGACTGGAGCTGATGAAGGTTCCTCTGTTATGGAAACCTATATTATCAATCCATTTAGCGAGTTATCTAAAAACTTGAAAGAATCTTGGGATAATTTAACAGGGAATGTTAAAAACTTCGCTGCTGAAACTGCAAATGATATCCAAACTAAAGGTGCTGGACCTGCGTTATTTAACGTAATCAAGAAAATGATATTCGGCTTAGCTGGATGGAACATGGACTTCGATCCTGTTGCAGCAGCTGGTAAAGCGGTACAAACCGCAGCATCTGATTTCTTTACAGGTGTAGCTAACTGGTTTGGTGATGTTAAGAAATTCTGGAACTCCATCACACCATCTGGAGCAGCCAAAGCGATTATTAAAGGTATCTTAAAACCATTACCTCTTGGTGCTGGTGATAAGATTGCTGATATCTTATTTGGTAACTCTTCTGGTTCTAATGGAGCTACATTTGGTGACCGTGTTGGTAATGAAATTGCGTGGGCTGCTGATAAAGTTGGCTTAAAAGGCGTAGTTAATTCAGTAACCAGTGGTAAATTCTTTGGTTCTGGTGAAGGTGGCGATAAGTTAGCAAATGCAAACGATGTATCTGCTAATCGAATCAACGAAGTAGCTAGAAAAACTGATAGTTCCACACCAGACGGTCAAGGTTTAATCAATTATAAACAAACTGATTCTAGATGGGGTAACACAGAAGTCCTTCCTGGTTCTCCTGGTTATGGTTCCATCTCTGATTATGGATGTGGTCCTACTGTACTCGCTTCTGCTATGGCGAATGTGACTGGTAATACTAATATCGACCCTAAACTTACAGCATCCTTAGTTCAATCTAGTGATGCAGGTGGTGGTAATAGTAAAGGTATTAGTCCATCATTCTTCGCTAAAGCAGCAAATCGATTAGGTGGTTCTGTATACAACCTAGATACAAAAGACCCTATATCTATGATGGATGCTATTAGCCAAGGTGGTACAGTTATCCTTGGTGGTACTGCTAATGGCAGTTCCTCTACTCCATTTACTAAGGGTGGTCACTATGTTATGGCTAAAGGTGGATATGTTCAAAACGGTAAAGCGTATGTGAATGTATTTGACCCATTAGGTAAGAAAACAAAAGGCTACGCTGTAAATGAAATTATGAGGGGTCTCCAAGATAAAGGAAACCCTGGTTTCGCATCATTAATTACTAGACAAGGTGTTGACCCTAGAAACTTTGTACAAGGGGCTAAATTCATTGACCCTAGTATGGTTATACAATATCAACGTGCTAGTGTATTTAGAGGTAAAGGTCCTGGTGCAGGTATCACAGGTGACACTATCCTAGAAGCTGGTAAAGCGTATATGGGTATCGGATATAATCTCGGTGCTTCTGGTGATGGTGATGGTCTTGACTGTGGTCTATTCACACAAAAGACATTTGCTGATTGTGGTTTACAATTGACATCTCGTTGTGCGGATGATCAATTTAAACAATTCGAGAGTGCTAACGCTACGGTTCCTCTTAAGGATGCAAAACCTGGCGACTTAGTATTCTTCTTAAATACATATGCATGTGATGATGCCTATAAAGATATTACACACGTTGGTATCTTTGCAGGTCAAAACACAATGTTACATTGTGGTTCCTCTAAAGGGGTATGCTTCCAAACCTTAGATGGATACTTCGAAGACAAAACCTATTACTTAGTGGGCTCCATTGAGAAACTCTTTGGTGTTCAAGGCGGTGTAGGTATTGGCCCTGGTGGTATCAGTGTTGACGGTGCTGGTGGCGTAGGCGGTAAAGTGAACGGTAATTCCGCTCCTTCTAAACCACGGAACCCATTAGAAGCATTTATGAGTCGTTTCCAAGACATTGGTCGAAATGCTATGACTGCTATGATTACAGGTCAAGCTTACACAGGTACTCCATGGGATACTGCTGGTTCATCTGGTGGTAGCATGAGAGTCGGTGGACCAATCGACCCAATGAGTGGTGACTCTGAAACAAATGCTAAACACGTTTACAAAGTTCTTAAAGACGCAGGTTACTCTGCATCTGCTATTGCAGGTATCATGGGTCGTCTACGTCAAGAGAATAACTTTAAAACTGATTACGGTGAAGAGTATGATAGTGGTGGTATGACACTTGGTGGTGCCGGTATGATTCAATGGAACGGTGACCGTCGTGAACGACTCAAAGAGTTTGCTGCGGCTAACGGTGTTCCTGTTACATCTGCTGAACTACAAACTCGATTCATGTTAAAAGAGATTGAAGAAAAGTACCATTCTGTTCTTCCATCTGCAATGAACAGTTTAGATCCTCACGCAGCAGCTGCTCGTTGGACTGCTGATTACGAGGTCGGTGTTCCATCTGATGCGGAATATGAATATGCAGATGACTTCTACCAAAAAATTAACTCCGGTTATTTCGGTGGTAATAAAACTGGTTCTGGTCCGATTGCTAAAACTCCTTCTACTTCTGTAATGCGTACTCTTCCTAACATGAGTATGTTTGGTGGCGGTGATACCACTATCCTCAAACATCTCGACTTAAATACTAAGAAGAAATATAACTATATTCCTTCTACTACATTTGCTGATAATGAAATTGCTCCTGATTACGATGCATTTGGTAATATTATTGCATCTGGTATGCCTGAAAATAATCTTGTTACAGCCAACGATAGCGTCAATGTTATCCAAGGTAAACATGATTGGCAGTTAAACTGGTGGAATAGTAAAACTAAAGAAGAAAAAGAAGCGATTAAGAAAGCAAATAAAGCTGTGAAAGATGCACAAGCGTCTGGTACTACAGCAGCTACATCTTCCGATAAAGCTAAAGAATCTAGTTCAACTCAAACTGGTAATGTGATTGAACAAATCAAGTCTCAGTATGAAAGTGCTGCGGCTAAAATCCAAAATGAATTGAAAGGTTCTTCTGCCTCTGCGGTGGATAAAGCGATTAGTGCTACAAGCAGCGATACAAGCTCCATTGTGAGTGCCATTCGTTCTATTGATATTACAGCTGAAGCTAGAGCTATGGTTAAATATTTAGAAGTCATTGCTGGCAAGTCTGTCGAAACTGCACAATATACTGCTAAAACAGCAGATACTGTGGCAACCAATGCAGAACAAGCTAAACAAGCAGCCGCTACAGACCCTTCTATAGCTGGTTCTAAAGCAGCAACTATTCCTGCTCAAGTAACTCAACAGAATCGAAACAATCCAGATAGAAAGACGTATAAACAAACACACCAAACCAATTTAGATATTGCTAAAGGTGGAGAGTTTAGACGAAGCTAATAAATAAAGATAAAGAGATATAGGAGAAATCCTATATCTCTTTATTTAATCTATTTTAACAAATCCATAACCGAAGAATATATGAAATGAGGTGAACTCACATTGTTATTACATATCAAGACAAATTCTGCGGTTAATATTCGTTCTGGCCCAGGAATGGGTTTTGAAACAGTGGGTGCTTTCCCATCAGGTCATATATTAACTGCTAAAGATATGCAAAAAGATGGTGGGGGTAATGTATGGTATAAAGTCAAAGAAGGTTGGTTATCTGGTAACTACGCTGTCAATGTACATGAAGTAGATACCGTGAATGGTGAACGAAGTGACTTTAAACTTCAACAATTCGCACCAGGTGATCCAGGTGCTACTCCTACATCAAATACAATCCCTAAATCAGAATCTCCTGCCAGAGATAAAGTCGTTAGTTCGATTGCTCAAGGGCAGGTATCCGGTTCTATACAAAATCCAAATGGTGGGTTATTATCCGCTGCAATTGGTGGTGGATATGGAGCTAAATCGACAGATATGAACTCCGATTCCATTTTAAGTAAACGTATCTTTGGTACACCATACCAATTTATGGATACTACCGACTATAGACCTGCCGCACAAGGTGGTAATATAGGTGACGGTGAATTGGGTGCTACCTTCATGGAAATGATGGCTGAAGCACCGATTCTGTCTATCATTCCAGGTAAAGCTAACTTCTTACCTGATTTGACAGATGATCAAAAGAAAGAATTCGTAGAATCGATGAATGAAACATTAAAAGAAATGAACAATCGATTCACACAGAATGCTCAAGATATGTTGGATTCTAAGAATGCTGATATGCGTTACTTTGAATTCCAATCTGACCATACTACATACATTCGTTACGTAAATACCTTATGTCAAATGAATGCTATCATGATGGGTCTAGGTGACGAATATGTACCTGGACATGAAGGTCAAGGTGAGCAATATAAATTTAAATACTATGACTGGTCTGGGTTTAGACTATCTAACTATATGGCTGGTCGTTCAACTAGTGCTTTATTGCAAGGTAATGAATCTGGACCTATTCAGAAATTAGAAACATTTAGCGATTACGTTGCGAATGCAATGGCACAAAAAGAAGGTATTATCGATAAAGGGATGGCTGCTATCAGTTCCCTGAATCTAACTGAATACTACGTTGACTTCTATATCAATCCATCCATTGGGTATTCCGAATCCTTCAGTAACCAAACTAAAGAATCTATGGTATCTTCCATGGTATCTGGTATGGGTGATATGGCTAAGGAATTACAATTCCTAATGGGTGCTGGTGCCGTAACCCAAGATGGCAATATGCTAAATACTATTTCTAAAGCATCTGCTGAAATGGGTGATTCTGCTAGTAAGTTACTTGGAAGTAACTCTGGTCTTATTAAACGTATCACTGGCTCAGCATCTGCTATTCTATCTGGTTCGAATATATTCTTCCCTGAATTATGGGCAGCTTCTGACTTCTCTCGTTCCTATAACGTAGAGATTGACTTGAAGACTCCATATGGGAATAAGAAGAATATCTTCTTAGATTTATTCGTACCAATGTGGCACTGGATTGCACTGGTTGCCCCACGTCAATCTACTATCAACTCATATACTGCACCATTCATTGTACGTGCCTATATCCCAGGCATGTTCTCTTCCGAGATGTCAATCGTTGAAAACTTGACTATCACTAAAGGTGGAGATGGTTCTGCTTGGTCTGTGGATGGTTACCCACTTGAAATTAAACTCTCTATCAGTTTAAAAGACTTATATAATACATTCGCTATGTCAATGATTTCTGACTTGAAGTCTGCTTATGATATGCTTTGGAATAATGCGTTGATTGACTATGTATCCGTTCAATCTGGATTGGATATGAAACTCTCTGAATTCGCTAAGAAGATTGAAGTTGCAAAAGCACTCGGTAATACTGCCGTTAGTGCTATCTGGAACTACCCTCTCGAAAAAGCGAAAGAACGTTTGGCTCAATCGATTCGTATTGCTGCTGGTAGAACCTAATACTAATAAAAACATGATAATGGAATGCTTAATGCATTCCATTATCTTATTAGTGTTTTTCGGAGGTTCTTATGTTAAAGAAAAACCTTCTATTATATAAAGAGAAATTTGATACTGTAGCTATGAATCAATGGCAACGTATTCAAGACTATCTGGCTACTAAAAAAATAAATAGTAAGTTCCAAAAGAACTTATATAACAGAGTAAAAGAGATACTCCGTATAGATACACAGACCATTAAAGTAGTTTTCTATATTATTCCAGAACCGACTCCTAGACCTAGATTATCTATACGTGGAGGACATTTTTATGTTAAAAACGCAGGTGCTAACAACACCTTTGCTAAGTATGTGATGAAGAATGAAGAAGAGCTGCTTCATCTAATTACAACACCATGTGAGTTCCATTTAACTACGTATCAACCAATCCCCAATACAATGAATACCTTAGATACAGTATTAGCGGAACTGGGATTGATTAAACCAGTAACAACACCAGACTGGGATAACTTTGGTAAGACCTATTCAGATATGGTTCAAAAGTATCTACTATTGAACGATAGTCTCATCACCGATGGCTCAGTGAAGAAACGATATTCACTTAAACCTAGAGTTGAAATCACGATTACATATTTATTAAATTATGATTGTTTATATAACAAACGTGTAATTGAAAATTCAAAAGCATTTAAGACGAAAGAATAGAGGTGATATTTTATGGCTCGATTTGAAAACCGTGTTCATGATTCGTTAGAATCTATCGCAACTTTCGTTTCCGATAAAGACGTTATGTGTAAATCCGCTAACACAACTATGGTCATTAGAGGTACGGAGGCTGTGCTTGAATCCATCACGGACGACATCAAAAATATCATCTGTCAAACTTTTGATACTACCAAAGCCCACAAGATTTGTAAGATGAACTACCATAGTGAATGTTTATTCATTCGCTTCAAAAGAGAAATACACTGTTAAGGTGTATTTCTCTTATTAACGTCATTTAGACAGTAGAAAGAGAGAATACCCGGTTGTAAGGTATTCTCTCTAAAGATGATGTTGTGTAAAGATAGATATAGCTTGTATTATACCCAAGGAGGCGGTATAAGAGAATAGTCCTGATATGTGAAGAAAAGATTAAGACGCATATTTCTATTATGAGCAATGCTATCATAATGAAAACAACTATTTTTTTACATCATCTATATAATTGTGTATAGGTGAATAAAATATCCTAGATACCACGAAGGTATCTAGGATACTTATTTTTTTTTATTTACGTAAGAAGTCTGCTTGTTGACGAATATGGTCAAGAGTAATATTAACCAATTTCATAGTATGAGCAGTTTCAAACAATGTATATTGAGTAAGAGCTTCGGATAAGATGAAGTCTTTATCCAAAGAAGATGTACGAGCGATTTCGTCTTGGTCAGTCATGTCCATACGACGAAGGTCGTCTAAGTCTTCGTTCTTATCTTGGATGTAAATATCAAACACATTCAAGTTCAATGGGTTTTCCAAAAGAACTTTAGATGGTTGAGGGATTTCAGGTTTAGTACCTTCAGTAGCAGCAGACTCGCGAATGACACGAGTGGCAATGCCTTGCATCAAAGAGAAGAAGAAAGATTTGTTGATATCTTCTTTATTGTAAGTGAATGTGCGAGAAACTGGGTCGTAAGATTCTGCAATCATAGCAGCTTCAGATGCAACATCATCAGCTGTCGTGTCTGCACGGTCATCTACTTCTGGTGTTTCTTCTTCGTTTGCTCCCGCTCCAGCTTCGTCGGTTTCACCTTCGAAGTCTTTTACCATAGCGTTTTGTAATTCCGCTTGGTCTTTTTCACGTTGTTGTTCATCACGAACAACATCAATGACTTTGTTGCTAATCATCTCAGCTAATTCATCAGAACCTAATTTATCCATTTTAACGAGGATTGTATTACGTTCTTCATCATCGAGTTGAGGAGCAATCATTTCTTTGATTTCTTCTTCCGTAGAAGCTTCGTTAATTTTTTTAACACGTTCTAATACGATTGCTTGAGAGAACTGGTTACAGAACTCAAGTAATGCTTTTAAGAACGGAGAGTTGGTACGACTAGCAGATTCTGCCAATGTTTTAACTCCACCGATTTTACGGATGTAACGACCACCCATAGTACGGAATTGTTTTGCGTTTTCTTCAACGAATGTTTTATCATGAGGTAACGCTTTCATGAATACAGCATTGAAGCATTCTGTTAATACAGCTTGAGGAATCATCTCGGAAAGTTTATTGATAGCACTGGCACGATGGTTACGCATTAAAGCATTATGATTTACTTTTAACGCACTATCGAGTTCATATGCTGCACGTTCTTCGACAAGACGCTCATTTTCAAGTTTAGCTGCTTCAGCTAATGCTTGTGCTTTAGAGATCTCTTGTTGGCGTAGCTGTTTAAAGTCTAACTTAGTAAAGCCTAGACCTTGTTGGCGTACGACTGTACGATTATATGCCATTGCAATGTACTCCTTTACATATAGAATCTATAATGTTATAACTATGTCCTATACTAGTCAAGAATATTGATGAATATTTGTGGTGTACGCTTACCATTACGGATGATGTAATCCACGTTTAGATATTCAGGAATAACCTTGGATGTTTCAATAACACCTTGGATAACGTTCGTTTCGTTAACGAGTGACTCAAGGGTTTGCATACCAGGACCATATTTATTGATACCATTAAACTTAATAAATTTAATGGAAGGGAAGTTATCCTTAATCCCTGCAATGAGGTTAGATACATATAACGATGGACTGGATACCAACGAAATTTCACGACTTTCAATATACTTCTTGATATATTCTTTAAGTCGTTTCGTCATATCTTCAGCATCGGTAGTGAATGTATACTTCACATCAAAGGAAATGGAGATATTGATTTTATCTAATGGATTCGTTGCTTCCTCTAAGTCTTCATGTTTAAAGTAGAACTTAGAATATCCATAGGTATTGAAGAACTTCATATCAATATGGAAGTTATTCGTTAGTAAGTCAAGAGACTTACGGATATAATCATAGATATTACGGAAAGAATCCATGAAGTTTTCACGAGCATTTGGTAACTTGAAGTAGTTGGCTTTAATCAACGGAATCATTTCAAGTCTGAAACCGAATTTACCATTCGCTCCTCTATTGGCATATTGCACATAGGAACGTACTTCAGGTACTGGGATAATAAAGCGAGCTTTAGTATCTTTACTCATGATATATCGATTAGTTAACGTAAATTGTTGCAAGAATGGTAAGTTGTTGAATTTATGTAATTGAGTCGTATGTGTATCAGGATACTTATAGAACGTCAATAACTCAATCTTACAATCTGTACCAGCTGCTAAATATGGATCAGTACTTTCTTCCCCAGTATCAGGGTCAATCATACCTTCTGTTAACTGAATTTGATTTTTCAATGACACGTAGTCATTCGTTTTGATGAACTTCTTGAAGAAGTAGTAGTCTTCATCGAAACCGTATAAGTCCATATCAACAAGTCGTTTTACACGATGTTCTTCACCATGGAAGGTCAATACGACTTTAAGGTTCTTATTATCGATGTATGTATACCCATCAGTTGGGTTAACGAATGTTCTATCAGTAGGTAATACCAATGTATCATCTTCTACTAATTTAAAGGCTTCCTTAGGTAGCATAGCCGAAGGAGCAATCTTAGTGGTAATCGTATACCCATCTTCACCATTCAATGCATCACGTTTAATATTGATATTATTTACGATGAATTGGTTGAATGAGTTAGTATCGACTGGTTGGTATAACGTTGTGATATTATCATTCACAGAGTTAAGATAGAATGCTACGGATAATGGGTTAGTACATACTACCGTTAAGAACGGGTTGATGTAAATGAATTCACTATCTTCATAGCCATCTAAGTTGGTTCGTAATGATAATGATTTATCAACGACAGCAACCGATTTATCTTTACCTTTATATTTGAACAACTTACCTGCTTTGATGATATTCCGTTTAGATTGTTCCATATATACGTCAACGTCAGAGGATTCGAATTTGATATCCAATGTATTCGTTGGGATAACGTTCTCATCTCTATCACGGAATAGAATGAATGTAGAGTATAGTCGTTCAAAGGCATCGTCACGTTTCTTCATGAACAGGATTTCATTTTGTTCACGATGACGGATATTATTGAAATAGATTTGTAAGTCATTGGTAGTGGTAAATGATTTGATAGTAGAGTATGCTTTAACAACTTCGTTACGCAACTCTTCAATCTCTTTACGATTATAACCACCAGTAGCAGCACCTGTAACAGTACCCATGAATATCATACCACGGTTATTTGGATACTTATCAGACTTACCGATGATTTCTATATTCGTGCCATCATAGGTATTGAAGTTACCCTCTTTACCTTTAGTGGTATAGAGTTGAATATAGATTTCGGAATTATACTTCGGTGTGAAGTATCGATCATCATTAGAGAACTCGATTTGTAATCGATGTTCATCATTGATTTTATAGAAGCAGAAAGGCTTATCAAGCTTTTCTGTATTCACTAGTTTTTTAGTCAACTGTGTATAGGATAAGTCACCTGGAGCTTTATAGAATACTTCGAAATTTGCTAATTGACCTTCGAATTTGTATTCCATAGATACTAGGTTAATCTTATCATTAGTGATAATGGTATCCGTGATTGTTTTCTTTTGTACTTGGTGTAATTCCACGTTCAATACAACGTATCGTTTACCATTATCGTTTACAAATGTACTGGTTCGAATATACGGATTCTTTAATGGACTGATACCATTCACATGGTCCATGATATAGTATGCACTATGTGTAATACCTTCAAGTGTTCGTTTAGATGTTACACGAATATCATAGTCTAACATGAATGGGATATCTTCAATATTGAATATCATATCGGAATCGATATCGAAATATACGATGTTCCCATCACCATTGATACCATTCTTTAATAAGGCATCTTCTGCCATTGTCAATGTAAAAGGTACAGTAGCAGAGTTAGCCATTAAATTATCGATTTGGAAGATAGTGGCATGGTTATAGATAGATTCAGGAAGTTCTGCCTGAATCGGGAAAATCTCTTTAAACAATGATGTGATTGTAAAGTATCCATCATTGATTGTATTGGCAAGGATTTCGGTGATATACCCAAATAGACCCACATTCATTTCATTCATGTCAGCAATCTGACTGAAGTAGGTAGGGGCAATATCTTTGGTTAGGTAATCCTTGATATCATAAATACTCGTACCGTTTTTAATAGTACCCACAATATCACATCCTATTTATAAAAATTCTGATAGTTGGAATAGAAGCGGTTAAGCCAACGCTCAACACGCTTCGTTTCTCTATCAGTAGACACACATAATTCTTTTGCTTGTTGTAATACATCCATAGGATTATCCAATCGGGATTCGCCAATAATCCCTTTCTCAAATAGAGTGGATAAGCTGATTGGATGTTCATGTTGCATTAAGGTTTTTAGAATGATTAATGCTTGACTGACTGGGTAGATATGAATGCAAGTTGGATGAAGGTCTACTCCAACAACTGTGAATACAGTATCGAAGTCACCATCCATCTTAATGGTATTCATATCCATATCTGCGAAACAGATAATATCAGATGGTAGCACCGCAATGGAACCCACAGGGTACCATCTATGTAAATCATCATTCCATTTTTTAATCATTGTACTCATAGATGTCCTCCACTATTCTGGTCGGTATCTAAGTTTATATAGTTCCCCACCATTACCTGTATCAACAAATGGACAACCAACGAATGTTTTCGTTGAGTGATGTGTTTCCTGATTATATACTGGGATATAATGGAATGCTTGTTGTTGAGATAGGTAGTTAAATTCAGCTACATGAAGAGGATTGTAATCATCTTTCTTACTGTAGTTGAATGTAATCGTATATGTAGGTTGCTTAATCGTTTCATTTACAGAATCGGCAAAGTTAGATGATGGAATATTCGTTGGGAAACAACCAGTGTATTTACACCAGTAGAGAATATCCTCACCTGTTGTCTTCGTTAAGAAGTAATAGATTGAAATCGCATAGTCTAATTCACGGCGATTAGCATGTGCTGGATTTGGCATAGCTTCACCACGATAGACCGCATTGATATATTCAATCCAAATTTTCATAATCTTATATACGGACAGCATATCATCATCACGGAAGTTTACGTTAACTGTACCTGCGGTTTTAGTCTTAATGGTACTTTGACCATAGGTATTCTTCCAACCTGTTAATGTTTCACCATGTTCCGTTGTTTCAAGCACTTCGTCTTGTACATCTAAACCAGTACATCGGTCGGTTAGGATAGGAATAAAGGAATGACCTGCACCAGCAGAAGCACCCATAAGGTAACTAGATAATACCGGATGTGATTTAAGCATGCTATACATAAGAGCAGTTGCATGGGCATGTGATACACCCACATCTAAATTTAATACACTTTCACCCTTATCATTAGCGAACGATAAGTTCATATCGGGGCGAGTAAAGAAGATATGACCTTTAGAACCAATGAGTTCATTATTCGGTGTTGGTAAACGATATCGATTGAACTTATTAAAGATGGTGGCTCTATCTGTATGAATATTGAATTCATTGTAGATAGCTTCCATACCATCATTGTATTCATCGTATAAGTCATCATTCATATCTTTGAAGATTTGCACATCCTCTTCAGGGATGTTCGGTGGGTCAGTAACAAGAACGGTTGCATAGGATGCATCTTGTTCCCATTCGTAGATACCACCAAAACGTTTAATAATTTTTTGACCATCGCAGCCTTTGTATCGGAAATACTCGATAGCCGCTTGGTCGATTTCAGCGTAGATTAATTGGCGATGCTCGTATTGACCATCGAATAAACTCCCACCATTATCAAATGATGGTCGTGTTCCTGGCCAGTCTCTTGAGTCACCACTAAATAAACTACCATTACTATTCCCACCTAGAATAGAATTCACTTTACTATTTAGGTTAGGGAATGTTTCACCGAAGATGTTAAATATATTCTCTAAGTTTGAACCAAAATCAAACCCGATGACGTAACTTAAACGGGAGGATAATAATCCACCCAACAAACCACGGAAATTACTTTTAAGAATATCACTAAAGAATGAACCATCGCGTATATTCCCGATGGTTGCACCTTTTAATAGAGAGCTTACGGTTTTATTTTTAACACGAAGAACCTTGTCAATACTCATAGCATTGATACGGTCGCTTCGACTAGGACCTTTATTAGATGAACCATTAATGTCAGCAAAGGATGTGTTCTTTAAGGAAACGCCTTTTCCTCCTGTCATGACACTTTGATCGGATATCGTAGAATAGTTGACACTATTCTTAAGCGATGATGTACCCGCTGGTCTAAATGTATAGTTGTTATTATTAGACGTTGGGGATGGTGCACTATGTGTTAAGAACCGTTGCATAGAACCCATGACTCCACCGAATGAACGACGGAATGGGTTCTTAGGGTCTTGGTTTGCAGAATTAGCTACGCGTTCAGAAGAGAATTCGACATCTCGGTCAATAATAACATCGGCAGCGTTTAAGTAACCACCAGTTGATGTTTTGTAATACGACTCCATACCATCTTTATGTAGTGATACAAGTACCACTTTGGTATTGGGTTTCATTTTACCTTGAGCTTTACCTAAGCTATTAGGCTTTGACATAATAGGGGTAGAGCTCTTTACTCTAGCTTCTAAATACATAGTAGTTATCACCTCAATTTAAGGACTGTAACCTTATTTGAATGTTAAATCTATAGTACTATACCACACTGTACAATGTTCTATGTATTTAACAAATATATAATCTATTTCAATAATAAGAAAGGAGATTATTTGCGCAATGATCAACTCCGTAATTCGTACAATAGTATCTGTAATCGGCATGGATGGCCTTGATGCTGTTAATAAAACAGCAAAAACATTAGCAGCTAATCCAGATGAAAATTACAAATCTATTGCACGCCAATCCGACAAAGCGATTTGTCAATTCCCTGTAATTAGCTCTAATGCTATGACATATGATACAGCGATCATGGTGACAAAAGCATGTGAACGTAACTTCACATCTTTCATGCAAGTTGTCGTTGGGTTGAATAGTGTTATCGATTCCGGTACAACAGCAACACAATATATTTCCCGTTTCCATACAAATATCGATAATGATGGAACGACTGGAACAACAGCTGGTGCTGTACAAACACTTGCACCTAAAGTATTAGAATCATTAGATGCTAAAACACGTAAAGAAATCCATGAAATGCTCGTAGAATCTAATATGGATTTCGAAAGTCAATTTGAAATGAATTCTATCAATAATAGATTCCGTCCAGTTGACGTAAAAACATTGGTAAAAGAAGAAATCACTGGCTCTGCTTATGTAAGAGATGAAGATATGGATGACTTCATGAAAGATAAGAGATCTGATAAAGGTCAACTTATCAATGACACCATCTCTAATCTCAAAAAACTACAAGCAGTACCTAACCGTGTAGGTTCCGATAAAGATAACGTACCTACTCTTAAAGATACTGATATTAAGAAAGCGAATGAATTAGTACCTTCCTTGATGCAAGTTAAATTAACACAACGTGGTGAAGGTGGTAATATCGACTTAAACTTCTTAATCGGTATTAAAGCAGTACTTCATCCAGTAACTTCTGCTGAAATGATTAATAACTTAGCTAAAGCGGTTACTAAAAACAAACAAGGTAAATTATTCAACTTCCTTCGTTGGACAACTGGTGAAATTTCTTTCTTGAAAGACCTAGTATTCAGTATCGATGAAGTGAAACGTGATTTATCTGATGAACGTGATAAACGAACTTCTCCATGGTGGAACCTTCTTAAGAATCGTAATTCTGTAAGCCGTTTCCGTAAATGGACTCGTTCTAAACCTTTACTTCCAAATGCAACGATTGTTATCACGCAAGCTGAAGTGGATACCATGAAAGCTAACCTTAAAATCGATTTAGGTGATGCTGTAGTGGCACGTAAATGCATGGAAGAACTTGGTCTTATCCAATTCGTTATTGTAGACGAAGCAAACGATGTGGCTCAATTCTTAATTGATGGTCAATCTCGTTACCAAACATATACATTTGGTGCCTTAGCTCGTGATAATAACGATGCTGAAAAGCAATTCAAAAATATTCTTAAAGCTGTAAATAAACTATAGGAGTATGACAATGACTGATAATCGTGAATTAGAAGTTATGCTTGCTGAAAGCCTTACTTCTAAAGAATATACTACACTTACAGTGGCTTTAGAGTCTGAAGAAACAAAAGGGAACTTCTTAACCCGTTTGTATGAAAAAGTACTCTTTAGCTTCCATCGTTGCTTGATTTCTATCAAGAAAAACGATATGGCAAGAGTGACTCTTGCTACTAAAGGAGATTGTTTAAAACATCCTTACTTCAAACAGCATGGAGTTCCTCCACAAATCGCTGTTTTGTTTACAAAATCAGATCATGAAGTAGTACGTAAAATCGGTGAAGATATTATCACTATTGGTAACTTCTTACAACGCCATCGTGCTAATTTCATGAAAGCTTTCCAAGCACAATGTCCTGCTTGTACAGCGATGTATACTACTATGGTATTAGCATGTGTGCAAGCAAGTAGCTACGCTATCGGTATTGAAGCAAGTGATAAAGTCACTGAACTTTATAAATCTGGTGCTGATGCTGTAGCTAAATCTGCTGCACTTATTAAAACTGGTCAAGCTGAAAAGCTATTCAAAGGTCCTATGATCACAGCTCAAGAAGCCATCGGTGATGACGTTATGAATTACTTTGTTAAGAATAAAACACAAAGCAATGCAGTCTTCGCTGTTATTCCAGCTGTCATCATAGCTCTTATGGGCTTCTTCATGACTGGTAAATTCATTATCTTCAAGATTTATGAATCTAAGTCCAATATAGCAGACTACTTAGCTCAACAAGCATTATATCTTCAAATGAATGCTGATGCAGTAGAAGCTAATGAAAACATTCCTCTTGAGAAACGTCAAGCAATTGCTGAACGTCAACGTAAAGCAGCTGAAAAATTATTGGAATTATCTGATAAGATTGCTGTTGATGGTATCAAAGCTGGTCGTAAAGCTCAAGATGAAACTCGTCGTGATAACAAAGTTATCATCGAAGATGCTAAACATGACATATCCGTAAATCCAAATACTACACCAAGCGAAACCAATCAAGGTGTAGATGTATTATTTTAGGAGGTAACTCACATGTTCTTATTCGAACAAGCACTTCTTGAAGAAAAACAAGAGCAAGAAGTTAACAACGTAGAAACGCCTGAAACTGAAGAAGAGTTGGAAGAACAATTCTCCGGTTATATGTGTGAATCTATCCGTTTAGAAACTGCTATGGTTAAAGCTGACCGTAAATGCACTGAAAACTACCTAGCAGCTACTACTGAATCTGACAAAGAAGCTGTTAAAGCCATCTTCGAAAATACAGTAACGGATTTCGTTAAGAAATCCAAAGAAGCTATCATGAAAGCTATCAATACGGTAATCAATTGGATTAAAGAAAAAATCAAATGGGTTACTAGTAAATTAGCTAAACGCGTTGAATCCGTTGTAGCTAAAGCTAAAGGTATTGACGCTAAATTGAAACAAAAAATGGATCGTGTGGAAGTTCAGTTCTTCAAAGATGATAATTTTAAAGAACTTGGATCGTTTACTACGCGGGTTGAACAGTTTTATAATGCATATAAAGCATTCATGTCAGCATCCAGTAAAAAAGATGTTAAACAAGCTAAGAAAGTATTCGGCGATATCGTTACACCTGAATATCTAAGCAGTCTACGTGAAGATATGAAGAAAGTAACATCTGAAATGAATAGTGTGGAAAAAGTTCAATTCGGTAAAGTCCGAAAATATGTAGAACAAGGTTGCAGTGTAACTAGGGTAGTAATGACTTTAAAAGCAATTCTTGACAATTATGGACAAGTACTCACATGGGTCATGGTTGTCAAAGAAAACGATAATCCAGAATGGGCTAAACTTGCATTGCAGTATAGTCGGGAATATATTTCTCTACAACGTTCCATCAGTTTACAAATTGCATTACATACCCTTAAATACGTTATGGTGTCTACAGCAGCTATGGCTAAAGCTACAGCTGGTGCATTAGTACCTGAAAAGAAAGAAGCTACTAAAGAATCCGTTTCTTTATTAGATGATATGCTTGCTACTATTTACTAATAGTACTATAAATCTGGATACCTTCGGGTATCCAGATTATCTTTTGTCTTTTAGTATCATATGAAGTCTACAAATCTATAAATACTTTACATTTATTACGTAATAAATAGGAGGTCTATCCTTATGTTTTTATTTGAACAAACTTTGCTTGAAGAAAAGCAAGGTACATTAGTAACGGTTCCAACACCTGTAACAGAAGCGGAAATGGAAGAACAATTCTCCCAATACATGTGTGAATCCATTCGCTTACAAACTGCTATGGTAAAAGCTGACCGTAAATGTACTGAAAACTACTTAGAAGTCACTACAGAATCTGATAAAGAAGCTATTAAAGCTATCTTTGAAGCTACTGTAAAAGACTTCGTTAAAAAATCCAAAGAATCTATTGTTAAAGCAGTGCAAACTGTAATCAATTGGCTTAAAGAAAAAGTTAAAATGATTACAACTAAATTAGCTGATAAAGTCAAAGAAATTGCTAAAAAGATGAAAGAATTATCTCCTGATATCATTGGTGCTATGGATAAAGTTGAAGTTGAAACTATCGATTTTAATGAAACTAAAGCAGTATATGATGATGAATTCATTAAAATTATAAAAGAAGTTGATGTAATTCGTGCATCTAAAGATATCGAGGAAGTTAAAGAAATTAGTGAAAATCTAAGCGGTTATATAAGAGATCGTAAATGGGGGAATGGTGAGCCTGATAAAGACTTGGAAGTTGTTAAGGTACCATTCGGTAAAGTTAAAAGCCGCTTTGCCCATCATTGTTCCATCGAAGGTATTAAGAAACACTCTAAAGACTGTGAAAATGGGGTACAATTTTTAGCATCTATCGAAAACGCAATTAATTCAATTAGTATGGATAGTGGTGCATTAGGTGCCAAAAAAATAGCAGCGTTGAGTAAAATCTCCAGAATTACTCAACACTATATCCAATCACGATTAACTCTTCACACTCGTATTATCGCCTATGCTATTAAAGGTACATTAAAAGCAATCGCTTTAGCACCTAAAAACTTAGTTAAAAAAGAAGCCACTAAAGAATCCGTTTCTTTATTAGATGATATGCTTGCTAGCATCTAATCAAAAAAAAAATAATATATCCAGATACCAATACGGTATCTGGATATCTTTTGTCTTTTCCTATTTTGTTGCGTCTGTAAACGCTTTAAAGGACTTTTCAGTCATAGATAAACGAATATATTGACGAGCATTGGCAAATTCCATCAAAGCTTTAGATAGGTTAACCACATATGGTAACACCATATGATGCTTTCTATCTCTATCGCTATCCATGTATTTCTTAAGTGTTGCTATGATGGCATCGATTCTAGCACGCTCTTCAATTAAATCTGTTTGTAACTGAACTGGGTTGTGCTCTTCTCTATATTTCATAACGACACTAAATTTAACTTTTGTTGTCGTATCAGACTTCTCACGCAAGTCTTCCATGATAGATTTAATAGAACCAACACCATTTTCCAAAGTCATGTTATTGACAGCAATGAGTTCATTAGTTTCATCTATGTCTTTGGCTTTGATGATTTCTTCTAATAATTGCCAATAGCGAACCACTTGTTGTTCAACTAAACCAAGCTCACGTTCAATGTATTTAATTCTATCTTCTTCATAGAAATCAACTTGAACGTCTGCAAATTGTTTAAAGTATGCTTCATGTTCATCTAATTTCTTAGATGCTTTCATGAATTTAGTCTTGACCAGTTTAATACGGTCAGTAATCCATTTAACGATAGCGTTAAATGCTTTGATTAACTTATCTTTAGTCTTTTTAACATATTCTGTTACAGAAGCCTCATATAGAGCAATGATGGTCTCTTTTTGAGATTCTGTTGCGACTTTATAGTTTTCGGTACAAATTCTATCAGCCATTGTAAATTTAGTTTGTAAACGAATACAGTCGACGATACATTGTTCATAGGTTGTCATTTACAATCCTCCTAAACGCGAGAACGAATGATTTTATATCCTTTACGGATATTACCCTTGATAGGATTCTTCGTTACATCTTTAATTTCTTTAGTTTTGTTAGCTTGTGCTTTAGCTAATACACGTTTTAAATTACGTGTATATGTATGGAAACACTGGCCAGTCATAGAGAGTTTAATCCCTACGATACGGAGAGTAGTTTCAATATATAACTTTTCTCGTTGTAATTGATTGAACTCTTCCTGAGTATCAGCTTTATCTAAACGGGATTCAATCACTTTCAAAGCATCATTTAAATACTTCTGAGATTCGGTACAGTTCTTAATCAACCGAGCTGAGTTGTCACAATATTCAATCATGATATCAACGATTTTTTTAACATCACCAGGTTTATCAATCGTTTCCACTTCATCTAAATCGGCACCACGATAGTATCGCTTAATATCCGTAGTCACATTCTTTGAATCGAAATCAGTGAAGTTCTCAATGATATCAGCTTCTGTTTTGATATGACTACCATTATGATTCAGTGTATTGGATACGGATGCTAATTGTGGAATTGGTAAACCGTTAGACATCAATTCCTTATGAGCTTTCCAAAAAGGAACGCTTGTGAATGATACACCTAGGTAGTTATGTTTAGCAATATCATCAAATTCATGTTTATGTTCTTCAAACCATTCGGAGTGGGTACTATACATGGATTTGATTTTCTTAATAATCCCATTGATTAAATCCATAATAAACTTACGGATTTTAGCTAGCCATCTACGGATAGTATCAATGATTTTATTACGAGTTAACTTTTCACCAATACGGTCTTTCAAGCTGACTTCCATAGTGGCTTGATTGAATACCATATCAGCTTCCATTAAGTTAGATTCGATTAAGTAATCGATTGTATTCATCATACGTCGATACCTCCTAATCTAATAAATGGTCAAGTAGGGATTTGTTCTTACTCTGAGCTCGATTGAAAATCAAATGTACTGTGTAGTAGTATTCCATGAATGCAGAGATTTGATATACGGCGAATTGAGCTACACTATTGATAGAAGTAATCGCCAATCCAGCAAGAATATGAACCGCGTCGATGAGTTTCAATAACATACCTACTTTAATAGCTACATTGGTTTCACCCATTACATCTGCTAATTTCTTACGAATTTTAGTAACGACTTTACTAATCGTAGTAGCGATAGTTTCAATCATATCATAGTACGCATTGACATCTAAATGGTCATATTCACGATTCATTAATTTGAAATCAAATGCAAATTGATTCATCAATACGACACCACAATGTACTTTTTCTCTAACCTTAGTAGGGAAGAAGTATGCTAATAGTGTATCATTGAAAGAATCGTCGGATACACTCTTGATATCAGTATTACGACCATTGATAAGGGACGTACGTAAGATACCAGGAGCTTTATCCTTAGCTTCTTCAACCAATTCATCAAAGCGTTCTTGGTTGAATGCTTTGGTTCCGATAGTATCTACGATTTCAAATTGTTCTAACCAACGAAGGTAACGACCGATTTCAGGAACTCTAGATGTTACATTGATATTTGTATACATCATAAGACTGAAGTTATCTTTAGGGTCTTCTACACGACGTTGATATAATTGAATTTCATTAGCAGTTTTCATACGGAATTTGCTAATTTCTTTGTGATATCGACGATGCTCTTTGATAGCATAGTCACATGCTTTTTGAGCTGCTTTATCGATATCGGTTAAGTATCCATCAACTAAATGCATCGCTTCTTTAAAAGATTGAGCATCAATAGCACTTTTGACTCTTGATGTAAATTTTTTAGAAGTTGCACTAAGAGGACTAATAATAGAATTATATAAACCCGCTGTCATTTGGAGTGGATCAGGAAGGGCTCCTTTAGCACTCGTAAAATTGAAACGAGATTCTTCGAATACAATATCTAATTGATCTGTCATAAAGGTGTACACCTCTTTCTTAAGTACGAATTATTTTAGCTAAAATACTTATTACCTTGTCTAAAAGACTAAATAAAGCCGTAGGGAAGTCCTACGGCTATTACTTATTTCAAGGTTCTAGGTTTAGGACCTTTAGATGGTGTGTGTTTATCTTGTACTTTAGCGTTGTATTCTTTACGATTCTCTGAATCAGATGCAACACTTTTAAATGTACTTGGATACTTATTATCCTGAATATTACCCACTCTATCTTTATCATGTTGATTTGGAACATCGGACGATGCTTTCAATTCATCATGAGAACCATCTGTATATTTAGATTGTACATCCTTAGGGGAAGGGGTATTAGAAGGACCCTTACTTGGAGGAGCATCTTTCAATTGGATATTCGGATTTACCTTAGCATCAATGGATTGGACTTCATCAGAACTTAATCCTGACTTTTGAGCAAAGTCATATTGAGCGGCACAGTTGAACATATCGCCTGCTTTAGTGAATGCTGTGGTAGCCGATGTGAGACGATAGTATCCATTATACTTCTGCTTTTCTTTATCAGTGAAGTAGAATACGAATTCCTTGTTAGGAGTCATCGCAAATAAATCTTGGTCTACTAATAAGCACGATAGATGTAAGTTACGTTCATTGATTTCACTTAACATAACGGACTTATTAAACTCATTACCAAATTTATCAGATACGATAGATGAACTACCCATACCCCGTTGTTGGCCTGCACCAGATACTTCAGTAGTTTCGTTATTCCTTGGGTCTACAATTGTTACGTTGTTACCAGCGACCAAGTCTTGTGTCGTAGATGGTGTAGATACAGAGATATTCTCTGGGTCGATATACATAACGTATTCTTGTTCATCAGGAGACTCGAATGTACCAGTTGCTTTCAGATTTGAATTCGTTTGGTCAAATACGGTTAAGATTGTTTTCTTGAATTCGCCTTGTTCATAACAATCACAAGCACCTGATTTATTTAAGATATATAGGCAACGGAAGTCATAGAATGACATTGTACCAAAATAATAGGTACCGTAGGTTTGTTGCAGGTATTCGAATACATTCATCAAGTTCATTGGAGGAACGATAACCTGAGGATATTGTTTCTGATTGTTCAATGGACTGATGAGCATCTTATCAATACCCGCATTACTTAAGATATGGCCTAATGCAGAAGATAACGTACAGTCATTATAGATTTCATTGACTGTTTTCCGCATAGCAATTAAGTCTTTTTCTCTCCATAAGGAGAGTTCATAGGCTTCGGTATAATCACTTGGGTTATACCAGTGCTTATCTTCTGCTTTAATAGCGGAAGATGTTTGTTGACCACCAGCTGATTTGTTGGTTTGGTCATATAATTTACTTTCTTGGAACGGAGCCTCATCATCTATCAATACAATAAATGTATCATTGATGATATCATGATAGGGTTGTGTTCCTTGTTCACCGTTGATGTCTACAGCAACCATTCTAAAGCGAATATTTACTTCGTTCTTGTTATTAACAATAGCTTCATGTAGTCTAGGTGGTAATAAAGTCTTGATTTCTAGTATAGGATGAATGGCTTCGTCGTATAATTGGGTAAGAAAAATATGCTGGATAGCAGTCGGTATCATATCGATTGGATCTTGACCAGGAAGCAATACCTGCCAAGTTTCCACTCGATATCGATACCGATGATTTCGCATGTTTGTACGAAATTGATTGCTAGTGCCAGACTGTCCACCCATATTAAATGCTTTATCAAGTAAGCCATCCAAATTTAGTTTAGGAATATTTGGACGTTTTACGGAGCTAAATATATTTTTCAATAAAGAGCCCGTATCAATTTTGATACCCATTTATTATAGTTGAACCTCCTCTAGTAACTCATTGCGTTTACTATATTGATTGAGTTCCATTAACATTAACGGACAGTCAGCGAAGTATTTATCATTGATATCCATTAATGTATCAGGGTCAGTTTTATCGGAGAGTTGGTCGAATATCTTTTGTTTCTGTACATCTGATGTTACGTCATATTGATACTCGAAGTCAACGGCTCGATAGTTTCTAACCACTTGGTTAGCGATGTCTTCTTTGTTTAAGAAGTTAAAGTTCGATTGATGAATGACATGGGCAAGATTACTAATCTTGAACGTATCTTCATCTTCATCATAGATATATCCAGCTTCATATAAGGCTTCCAATGATTTATAAATCTTAGTGAAGCGATAACCAGATACACCTTTAATACTACGTTTTCTATCACCATCACATGATACAATGAATGGTAATAGTAATGGATTGATATCTCGCTTTGGTTCGAACTTATTCTTGAAGCACATGTATTTCATGACATTACGCTTCGTTAATAGAACTGGTTCATTCTTAAATTTAGATATCACCAAGAAGTTATAGTTGGTATATTGTAAGTCATAGGTATCTTTGGATACGATAATATTTACATTCGCTGGATGTTTATTCTCCATATGAATGATCATTGGAACCAAAGAGGATTCCACTGAATCAGTACCCACCATATATACGTTTTCGATATACTCTGTAATAATCTTCATGAAGTCAATAGACTCCCGAATGATAGTATTGACAGTGATTCTATCTAAGTCAGTAAGGGACTTGAAGAAGTGTTCACGGTATCCCTTAACTAACGCTGTATTATTATATTCCACTCGTGATTGTGGGATATTGTTATAGTAGAGGAAGATGTTTGTCTTTATCTTGCTCTTGGAGAAGTAGTTCCGATAGTGTGCTACGATATTGATGAAGTTGGAAATCATATTACGATAGATTTCATTCACTTCTTTCTTATTCGCTACTCTTAGGTACTTCTCAACATGTGTATTTCGAATGCAGTTATATAATGATTCGAAGTTGATATAGATATTGGCGGTATTCACAATACGTTTACCATTCTTGGTGGTATCTGTTAAATGACCATTAAACATCTTATCCAAATACACATATTTGACTTTAAATGAATTGGCATACCCGTCGATGATTTCAAACATGGTTATTCTACCTCAACATCAATCGTTAAGATATCATCATCAGTATCACCGAAGTTGAAGCCACCATATTGGCTTTTACGTTTATTGATAGCGGATTGTAATACATCGATACTACCGAAACCGATATCTACGAGTTTATCAACCATAGTATCCACTTCTTCATCCGTTAAACTGATACCTTTACCAATCACAGGTTCTTCATCCATTTTCATGCTACGGATATTGATATTAGCAGGACCATCATCGAAGGATGCCCTGATAAGGAATTTCCCCCAATTACTATTGGCGGATTCCGAGATGTTATCAATTACCTCTTCCACTTTAAAGCGGGAAGGGTCATATGGTTTTCTTGACATTATATAATCCTCCTTTATTTACTTTTCTGTGTATAGGGTAAAAAAATAATAGGAATGAATCCGAAGACTCATTCCTATTATTTGAAAAACCACTATTAACGAACGTATTTCATTGGATCGAAGTCGTTGCGTTTGAAGTTTTTGTTAGCAATGGATTTCAACACTTTAATTGTGAAACCTTTGTTGCGATGGTCGTTTGCAGACACGAAGTCTAATACGAAACCGCCACGTTCTGTTGGGATATCAAATAACCAACGAAGAACGATTTCCATATCCAATTTAATGGAAGCTACGGTACGGTCTTTAGACAAGTGCCAATCAACGGAACCAGAAGTAAAGTTAGCAATTGCTGTATCAAGACCTTCATCACCCAATAATTGGAATTGAGCTTTGTCAGTGTTATTGCGAGCAATGCTATTCAATGTGCCTAGTAAGTTAGAAAGGCCATTGTTACCGCGACCAGAGAAAGAACGTTTACCTTTACCGCCCATACGTTTACGGTCATCTTTGTCTAATTGAACAACGATGTGTGTGTTGAATGGATAGATAACGTCTTTGCCACGGTATTTACCGCTCAATACGCTGTTGAAATGTGGATTGTATTTGGATACCACATATACGCGTTCGTTTAAACCGGACACGTTTAAAGATTGTAGGCAGTTCAATAATGCACGTTCAATGTCGTTAGACTTAACGTCATACATAACTGCACTTGGCACGATAGCCATGTTGTTACGAGTCAATTCCTCGTAGTTTTTCGCCTGTGGATTGTTTACCACTTGATTGTTTTGACCTTGGCGATTGTGTTGTGCATTGTTTGCACCGTTTTGATTGTTACCCATTATAAGTAACCTCCTCTTGTTAAAAAGAAACAAAAATAAGTCGTAAACTCATAATCAAGTTATGGACTTGAATATTTGTTTACGACCTAATTAAATAATATATAGTTAAAATCCAAGTAAGGATTTTTACTATTGATTGGATAGAATCTTAGACTTTGCGTGGGACATCGTAGCGTGTACTTTGTGAGCCCAAGCTTGATCAGATGCATATATAGAATTAACAGAGGATAGATTTGTATACCCTCGGTTAAAGTAAACATCTTTAATCATCTCACCCCAATGGTCAACGCATGCTTCCATAGATGGGAAACTATAAGCTGCACCTTCATTGCCGTCATAGGCGGCAATACCGAATAAATTATTTCTAGTGCGAGCTAAATGACTGTTACCCCAAGAGGATTCATGTGCTGCTACAGCGATACCGAATAGAGCATTCACGCCCCATTTTTCTTCCATATGTTGGAATGCATCACCTAAACCAGCGAGACTTGTTCCTTCCAGTGCTTTATTAAGTTCGGCACCGGATAGATGTGTAGGCTGAGTAATATCAAGATTAATATCATAGATACGCTCTTGAGCTACTCGATGTCCATTCGAATAGCGAGACGTTAAGTGTAAATCTCGTAAGCTTCGAATAGACCAGTCCATTTCACGTTCATTAACGTAGAAATGGCCAGAATCACCCATAGAGAATCCAATGAACTTACCTTCATATAGGTTAAGGTCACGTGTTACTTGCAATCCATATAATAAGATTTCAGTTTCTTTATACTTTGACTTATTCGATAGGAATGAATTCTTAGTAACTTGATGCTCTAGAGCATTGATTTCACGATAGACTTTGCCGTGTGTAGCACCGTCTTTTAACGCGAATTGAATATAGAAATTATCTTTAGCTAGTTCAGTAGGAACTTTAGCTAACCCTTCCATGGAAACAACTGTCCCATGTTTGTCTAGCGAGTATTTAGTTTTCTCATCATTGATGAGAACAAAGCTTCCTTGCTTAAGTTTGGTTTCCTTTCCATCGTTGGAAATAACAGCAACGTCATTTGTCGTTACTAGATAGATGTGTTCTAGCAGATTGATAGGTACCACATCTTCTGTCGCTAACTGAGAAGTCAACGACGTGCCCTCTTTGTCACTATTGTACTTGGACTCAACTACTCCTTGCGGAGATGCTGATAAAGCTTTTAAATCGTCTTGGTACTCGCTGATACCGAAGACGATTGCTATAATGAGGACGAATTTGGCAACTTGTAATAAAAATGGATTCACAGTTGTCACTTCCTTTCTTCATTAGAGCAATGTTCAAAAGTTATTGTGCTCTAATCAATAAAAAATATGGATACGATGAAAATGCTCATCGTATCCATATAATATATACTTTATATACTGATTATACTTCTGTATGTTACAGCTAATTCTTTAGGGTCTAATTCAATACCGAAGGTGTCGCCTTCTTTACGACTTCTTTCATTGTATTGCTGTATCATGTAATCAACGATACGGAATCCAGGTAAATGCTTAACTAGCATCGTATGAATGTGTCGGAATGAACCACGTAGACCAGATTCGATATTATAAATATCTGTATCGGTATCAATATGGTGAATCATTACGATAGCATATAGTATATCACATGCTAGATTCTTCATACTCTCTATCGATGTATCACTATCTAATGTGACACCTCTACTGTATTCCAATAATCGTTGTGTATATTCTAAAATGTACTCACGACTAAGATATGGGTGACCACTTCGATTACAATTGATATTCTGGAGAAGTTCACGTGTTAGCGTATTCCTATCACTATTGATAGCATTCAATACATCGAGTTTGAAATCATCGAATACACTCGTAGATTCTCCTACGATATCATCTACTGTATCCGTCCGGAACATAGAATTCATATTATCAATATACTCGATCTTCATATGAGTCATATATAACTCATATGGGTCAAATTCACCGAATAGTTTACGGTACGCCATAGTGATTTCCATGTTATTTTCATCATCAAAGATGAATAGTGGATACATATAGACGTTAATAGTATAGGTAGCTAAGTCGATATAGGCTCGAGTGCAATATACGGTATGGTCAGTCACTATCCATAAGTAATCATAGGTATCAGGGTGACTGAATAGACCATATTCTGGATGGTCACTACGTAGGATTTCATATACGATTAAGTGGTTAACGCCACGTAAATCTTTTTCCTGTTGACATAGAGAACGGAATACCTCTTCAATACCTTCAGGGATTTCTTTTTCAAGAATTTGTTCTTTAATCTTCTCAGGGAATCCCGGGGATATTGTTACTGGATTTTCAGTAGCTTCTAATTCTTCAGGATTATATTCACGACCTAGTATAGAAATCAATTCAGAGTAATTACTAGTACCATCATCGACTTTCAGATAGTTTACGATAGTGGTAGCGATATCAGCACAATCAGAACGGTCTAATAGACCGATAATGATACTTGCAATGATATAGGATAGACCACCACGTTTTAATAGCATTCCAATCCGTAATCCACGTTCTTCAGCAGATAGTGTATTCGTATTAAGAATGATATTAATGAAAGTGATAATATCAGCAGGTAACGCTGTTTCTACTGATTCATAGGATACCATATAGGGAACTGCATCAAGATAACGCTCTGTTTGAGCTTGAATGGATTCAATCAAGTTCTTAACTTGTGTGGGAATCTCATTACGTTCATTGAAATCAAATAGTTCTTTTTCAAAGAATGATTTAGCTCTATCAGATAATGTCATAGTGGTACCATATCCATCAGCATTTTCTTCTACTCTAATATCTTCATCAGCTACCAGCGTGACGAGTTTATGAGCATCATCCAATGTATTGAATTCTTCTGCTGGGATTGGTTTACGTAATACTTGTGTTTTATTTGGAACAGCACCTACGATAGGTTCTAATGTACCTACGTTAGATGCTTCGTAAATAGTAGTAGCTTCCGCTACTGGGTATTTGCGTACATCGAAATGACGCATCAATTGACCTTTAAATGCTACTTTTAAATCGAGAGCTTCGATTCTAGCTTTAATAGCATTCACTAAGGTCGGTTTGTCTGCTTCTGGGCAGAGATTGAAATTCCTAACAGCACCATCAAGTTCTTCTTTGGTGTACATAGGAAATCTACGTTGATCAGGTAGACCAAAATATTCGCTTGGATAGCGAACGATTTCTTGAATGGTTATTTCATTCATCAGTTGTCTCCTTTATATTCATTATACTTTTAATAGCTTGTGTTACAACTTAGTAATGGATGTTATATAATTGTGAATAGCGTTTTTTATGTAGCGTCTATAGGAAAACATTTTATGGAGGTGAAAGCTTCGATATGGGTAGACGACACCAAGTAAGTAAGCGATTCAGGCAGAAGAAACACTCGAAAGCCGAAGAGTATTCGCACTATACTAAGAATAGAGTGTCCGTTCCTCAACAACAGGAACAACAAAAACCTCGACGAAGTACAGTTACTCCATCTCATGTGCAACCAGGTGATATGTTCATTATGCGAGATAACCGATATAATGCCGAAAATAAAGGCAAAGAATCATCCGATACACAAGTTATCCGCTATGATCGACCGGTTGTAGTTATGGCAACCAATAGAAACACTGTTAATGTATTGGCACTATCAACTAAAGAGCGTCCCTATGATGCAATGTACCCATTAGTCATTGAAAAAGGTTTAGAATCTTTTGCTATTGTATCACAACCACTCACGGTGGATTTTGACACATTATCCGATTACATCGGTACATTACGTCCAGACGTATTTCACGATATTCAGGAATCATTAAGTCGGTTTATTCTACATGGTACGTCACATGTAAAGAGAACGGTATCTCGTTATGAAATGGATATGGTTCGCTATGAACCATTCGGGGTGTATGAGTTCACCCAAACAGGTGAACGCTACATGGTTCTTAAAACTAAGATTAAGAATTTAATTAAAATACCAGTGGAGATAATAGATGAAGAATCGGTAACCGATACAGATATTAAAGTTTTCTGTGGTCATGTCCGATTGTCCACGGTTCGTCTCTTATCACAAGAAGAGCTTAATTCGGATGATATGGTGCTATATATTGGAGAAGAGTATCGCAAAACGGTACGTAATCGCATCGTTGAATTAGTCAATGAATTCTATGGGATTCGAGTACGTAATTGCTTACTGAAAGAAGATTCCAGAGATATCCAAGAGACAATGACGATGGCCAAGATTATTTCTCCAGTAGATTATATTAATGGTATCAAGGTGATTGATGACATTTGTCACAATCATGTCAAACAGTATCTGGATGACCCTCATACGTTTATTAAGAGGGCATTCCGTAAGATCAAAACGTTTAGTAGTCCATTACCGCTCGTGGACATCATTAATGAAAAACTTGTTACAATGAGCGATATTCTGTTGTGTGACACTCGTATTCTCTCAATTGGTGAAAGTAAGTTCGATGCTATTCTCGAACAACGACTACGTCAACATACGAAAGGGTTTACACACAATGACAAAGGTGTGGTAGTTAAATATAACTGCCCAGATAGAAAATACTACTTAAAGAACGTTCGATGGATTTATAAATACCATGAACGTAAAAACAAAGCATAAGTAAACGAAATATAGAGTATATAGGAATTAACCTATATACTCTATATTTTATGTGTTTAACGAGCTGGGTACACGCCTTTGATACCGACTTTACGATACCAATTCGCTTTACCACGAAGAACGTCACCGCCACGTTGGTAACCTTGACGACCATATGGGTCATATACTGGGGACTCAGGAGTACCTAAGTATTCCAAATCCCAGCGTTCCAATGCACCAGATTTAGGACCGTATGGTTCATGGCACCATACACCATCTTCATTATCAGCTGCTTCGCCGTGTGTCATAACACGTGCTTTATCGATAGTTAAATCGAGAGCATTTGCTAATACAGTGATAACTTGAGCCATGGTTTCAATTTGAGCCTTAGTTGGTGGTTCATATGGGTCCACCGCTTCAGGTGTCATATTGGCACATCCAAGCATAGTTACCGCAATAGAGCCTGTATTTCTACGCCATGTACCGTATAAAATATCATCGAGTTCAACCCCAGTTGGAACATACATGGAACCATCTTTATCAATTTGGATATGGTAGTCATCCCAGAATTGACCATAGTGACCAGCAGTCCAATGAAGGTAGATTTTTACATCGCGACCATATTCACGAGCTTGAGACCAAAGGGACCAATATACTCGTTGAGCCATAGCCTTAATATCAGAAAGAGAAACTTTAGTCATTTCACTTCTAGATAACACATTAGACATATATCCTGACCTCCTTGTAATAAAAAGTGGACAATGTGTTTATCACAATGTCCTTAAAATCAATTTTTTGGGGGTTGAAACGGAGAGTGAATAAGCAAGGTTTGGGGGCTCGCTACATCACTCTCCGTTTCAGGTTTTATCGAAAAAGTTACCGTTGACCAGAAAGATGAAAAACTAATCAACTAATACTTTGTTAGTTACCAAATAAAATCGTATAATTGAAAGTATTGAATATATATTATTATCATGAATAAAGATATAAATCATTTAATATAATTAATATAAGGAGATTCAAAATGACGAATTTAGAAGAAATTAGAAACTACATTAGTGAAAACGAACTTGGTGGTAAAATCATTATGGTTGAGCGAGAACATCATGGTGATAAACAAATCATTTTGATGGCATCTGGATTTAATAACGTAACTGAAAAAGGGATGTCATACACTATGAATATCTTAGTTGATGGTGAGGATGGTGATATCCTATTCTCCGAATCAACTGAAATGGCTGGTGAATATCACAAGGTTAGACAACAAGCTGACCTTGATGAAGTCATGAGCTTCATTATTCTAATGCACTCTTATGCTAACGAGATGAGCTATAATGCATTTCATTTAGCATAATAAAAAGAGAACCTTTCGGTTCTCTTTTTTTTTTGATTATGGTTTGATTTTTATCTTATTTTCTACGTTCCTCGTCGGAAAGGTCGTCTGCTCTGAGCTTATTAACTAATAGAGAGAATGTAGCATATTTCTTATCAACTACTTTGATGTAGTTGTTATCACGTTGGTTCATAAGAGCTTTATCTTTATATTCCTCTTTTACTTTATCAATGGATTGAATCTTATGGTGCATATTAGGATTATCCCCACCATCTTTAATCTCAACTTCTAATTTCAAATCTGGAATATAAAAGTCTGGGATATAGAAGTGTACCTTACCATTATACATGTAACGATAGATATTAGGAGATGGGGCAATGATATCAGTGGATTCAAAGTTGAATACTGTATCACAGTTCATCAAGAAATCCTTTTCATACGAACCCACATAGGTAGTTGGTTCTCCACCATTGGTCCATTCATACTTACCAGATATTTTTCTAGCAGCTAGCATTTTCTTTTGGTGTTCTGGGTCATCAGCTAAGTTGTATTTGTTATACACCCGCATCATACGAGCTTTGAAGATTTCTCTATTTTTTTGAGCACACTCTTTACGACCACATAATCTAGCATACTTATGAGTCTTAGGATTCCATGGTGTTGGTCGTTTACATATAACACAGCTACCTTGTTTATCATGAGTTAAATCATAGTAGTATTGGTCAGCTGGGATTCCTTCTGGAATTAATTCAGCATGCACACGTTCAATATGGTCGTATACTGCTTCTTTACTTACATAACTCTTCTTGCAAATAGGGCATTTGCATTTACGCATTGTATTTAAATTCAACGATAGTCACCTACTTTATTTATTATCTTAAATATAGGGTAGATAGTTTACACTATCTGCCCTACATACAGTTTACAGTTATTAATATGTATCGTTGGTCTAAAAATGATTGATTTATATATTATTCATCCGAATACAAGCACTTAATTTTGTATTCATAATTTTTATGAATGGAGGAAAATACAATGTATACTGATCCTAAAAAGGTCCCGAATATCATTAAATTCGATGATGTCGTACGGGATAACACGTTTGCATCCTATGAGTCTACCCACAGTAAACTCGATGAGATTGTATCAAACGGTACAGAACGAGCAATTCATGGATTGACATTCCATGAATATGAAGACTTACTATACTATGTAGCGAATGATGCTGATGGTAAGCCCGAACGATACATCTGTATCGGTAAAGCAAATCTTACCCCACAAGTTATCATTCATCATGTAGCACGATTAACACAGATTCATATTGATGACATCTATTTCTTACGTGACGATGATAAAGAGTTTAGTATCTTCTTTAAGAATGGTAAACGTAATGAAGTCATCAGTACATCTAAATCCAACTGTTATGTGAGCGATGAATATTTCACTGTATATAAACGGTGTAGTCACTATTTCCCAGATGATTTGATTGTATGGGATAAAGACATCTTTGTCGGATTGGATATGAATCGTTTATTTATGGTAACCAATATGATTCGTATCGAAGATGTGATTGCTACTGGTCGTCCTGGTGAAATCACATTGAATTCCGAATATAGTCATAAAACCAGCCCTGTAAACGAGCTAGTATCCACACAAGCTTATTGGATTCAAATGAAATCCCCAAGTATCTTCTATAAGTTACGATATGAAGGTAAGGAATTACCTGAGCTTACGTTTAGATTAGATGCTGTGGGTAGTTGTGATGGATTAGATAGCTTATTAGGTATGCGAATAACCGATGATATCTTAAAAGAATTCAAATCGGATATCTCGGCTATTCAAATCACAATGGCTGAAACACTATCTCGTAGAGAGATTCGTGTATTCGGTGGGGTGTTAACCCATAATAGTGAACTAGGTGTACCAGAATTCCGCATCGTAGATAATGGTTACTTCAGTGAACTTATCTTTGTGCAATCTACAGATGAAGGTTCATTAGAACTCAGTATCTTCAATCGAGCTAAAGGACTACTATTCCGTATCGCTACAGATGACCCAGAGTTCAGTGACTTAATCAAATCCTTTACGGTAGAGTACATGGAAGAGAAGAACGTATAATAAAAAATTATACAAAAACATCATTATAACGGGTATTCGATACCTTTTATAAGACTATATTTGAAACAGTATAGTAAATTCCTTATAAGTACAACGTTGTAATTCAACAAAAAGTAAAAACTGCCTTTAAAGGAGGATTTTAACAATGTTAAATGAGATTAATAATGCTACAACTTTGGAAGAACTATTGGCTCTAGAAGCGCAATTAGTTGACGAAGAAGTTGCTTTAGAAGCTGAAGAAGCGAAAGACGCTGAAAAAGAAGAAGAAGCACCTGAAGCTAAAGAAGAAAAAGCTGAAGACAAAGGTGAAGAAGCTACTACTGAAGCTGACGATGCTGAAGCGGCTGAAATCGAAGAAACACCTGAAACTGAATTGGAAGAATTGAACATCGATGATCTTCCAGGTGAAGGTGGTGAAAGTGCTGATGATGAAGAAGAAGTTGAAGTGGATGAAGATTCCGAAGTGGAAGAAGCTACATTCGCGGCATTGTTCTTAGAACAATTCGCAACTCCTGAAGAAATCAGTGCTATGGCTGAATCCTATGATGAAATGGGTGCAATGTCTGAAACTATGGGCGTAGCTATGGAAAAAGTTATCGTTCGTTTGGACAAAAAATCCCGTTTGGCACACTTACAACAAGCTGCTGTGTTCAAATTAGCTAACGCTGCTAACGACCCTAAATACCGCAAATTGTTAACTTTGTGGAAAATGGAACGTCAAATCGAAGCATACTTGAACAAAAAATATGCTTCCAAAGCAACTAAAATTGCTAAATCCAAAATCAAAAACTACACAGCACAAGGCTTGAAAAAGGTGTCTGGTGACCCTAAAAAAGAAGTTGGTAAAGGTAAAATTGCTAACAAAGTGGCTGCTCGTGCAGTTGAACAAACTAAAAAATCTTTCTCTAACAAATAGTGAAAGTCGAATGATGGTATACCCTAGTGGTATACCATCTTCTTTTGTCTAGTAACCTATAATAGTCGTGGAAACGATTTATTATAGTATTAGAGTTTTATGTTTATAAAGGAGTAAATACAATGGAAAATATTATTACTATTCAAACTCTATGCTACGTGGTGTTATTTAGTTTATTGATTTACATCGCCTTAGAAATCTATGGTCGTGTAACTCATATTTACCATGTAAAAACAAGAAAACGTAGTAAAATTCATCACAATGATGAAGAACCAATCCTAACGATTACTGATGAAGCATGGGCTAATCATATCAGAGAGAATAACCGAGCAACGTTCAATACAGCTCGTTTATCTCGCTATTCCATGGTTAAACGTAATCGTATATAAGGGGTTAGTATGTATATTAGACCTAAAAAAGGCAAATTAAACGAAGTCCTTCATGATATCAATCATCATGGACTTCATCAGTTATCCTCTATCACTGATGATAGAGAGTTATTTAAAACCGTCCGTCTTCATATTATGATGGATTGGTATGTAGGGTATCATAAAGCTAAGTATGGATATAACTTAGCCTATATCCCTACAAGCTTTACACTAGACGAAACTGATATGAAACAAAGTATCGAGTGCTATCTAGATGAATTATATGGAGTGAATGGAACCGATAATTTTGTTCGAGAAACATTCATCGATTTCATTCCCGCATTCATAGATATATTATACTCAAGTAAATTACAAAATCTTGTAGTATAAGGAGGTCTATAATGGATTTAGTTATGGGTCGTTGCCGACGTCGTATTGGGCGATTCGGCGACTTCACACTCAGTTTTACAGTGATACCCTCCGATGATAAAACGAATCGGAATGTAGGTCGTTCTGTTGATGGAATGGCTACCACTCGAATTAGTAGTCAAACCTTCACGAATGTAGGGTATGTATCACTTGAACTATTTGAGAAGGTTAGTAAAACCTATCATCATGCATCTATCACGACTAAGAATATCCATACGGTCATCGATGCGTGTAAACGTATCAAACAGCTATTCGATACAGATGAGTTATTCTATATCAATGATAATAACGATCTAGCTATTTATAGTGCAGATGCTGAGAAGTATGCAGTTGATGTAAACCTTGGTAATAATAAACGACTTCGTATCAAACATGCGATTGTTACGGATGAGTTAGATAACTCACTCTATGAGGGTGTAGTGATATTCATACAGACCCTATCTGCGTATGGTTTTATGACCTATTCAGAGTTCTGTGCGTTTATACGCAACCTAGAGAAAGTCGATTTCTTTACCTATGCAGAGCAACTCATCACTCATCAGATGATGATTCAAATCTGTTCCGATACGGCAGATAAAGCTATTTCTGATATATTTGATATCAGTACCAGTCTGGAACGAACCAAACAACTTCATAGTGATGTAAGGGAGAATAATACCGATGAAACAAGAAGTGACAAAGATCAACCTGACAACGGATAAAATGTATATCAGCATTAATGATACACTCTATACGGTGTTACCATTAACAGAGGATGTACGTCCAGTTAAAGGGGTTGGTTATATTTACAAAGACCACGTATATATTTACGAAGGTAAATTATCCAAAACTACATACATGGAACCGGGTTCCATGTATCGTGATGATACAAACACGTTAAAGTTTGTAGCTCCTATTGACGACCAACATGATGTTGATAAAATCGTAGTAGTTAATAAGGATGCATTAGCAAAAGTGAGTGACGATGACTTAAAGACATTCGACCCTCGATTGGCCGAGTTGAATGAATCCAATGTCTTCGCTCCAACGATTAATCCAGAGGATGATATTCTCAAACGAGCTATTAAAATGACATTGCAAGAAATGAAGATTGACTTGCGTGCTTATAAGGATAGATTCCGTAATGAGTATGATATCACCAATATGAAATCTGCGATTAATAAACCATCTAATATGACGATTAAGTACCTGGTGAAATGGTGTGAAATATTAGATTTAGATTTGTCTGTAAACGTTAAGTTTAAAGACGCTGACGGTAATGATGCTGAAGTGACAGTTAACTTGAAATAGTGTAAAAAACTGGAACTATAAGTATATATTATTCCGGTAAGATACTAGAAAAGACGTATAGCCTTTTTGCTATACGTCTCATTTCTTTCTAGAAAAGGAGATTTTAAAATGTTAAAAATCAAAAAATTAGTAGTTGCAGGTGTATTGGGTTTAGGACTCATGAGTCCATTTGTAACAACAAATGCAAACGCATTGACATTGCCGACCATTGAGGGCGGGTATATTCAGACATACGAAGAAAGTTTCAAAATTTACGGTATGGAGGGTGATACCATCACCGGCCATTACGAAGCATCCTTTAGGGACCAAAACACCCATGGACCTAGAGTAGGGGGTGACTTCCGAATTAATGTTAAAGAGATGACAATTTTCTTTAATATTACATCTTATTTCGGGAAGCCTTACTACGAGGACTGGACTCAAATCTGGTCCAATCGCTACGGTATCGAATCCCAAGTATTAGCAAAATACTTAGTGGGAATGACGAACTATCAACGTCCAGACCTACTTCCAAACTGGAAAGCTAAAATTTTATTTGAAGGTAGATAATCTTAGGAGGAATTCAAAATGAAAAACATGTTGAAAAAGGCTTTAATGATTACTGCTGTTGCAGTATCCTGTTCCGCATCCGTATTCGCATCATATAATACAGCTGCATATGACCATGCAGTTCGAGGTCGTCACTTCGACCCGAATGCGATGGTAACAATGCTAAGCAAAACAGAGTATCTACCAAGATACCAAATCACAAATTACTATTACACATATGGTGATGGTACAGTATGTCTAGTGCAAGTCGATCGTGCAGGTATCGTGCACAATATCCTTGTTAAATAGGAGGTAATCTAAGATGAAAAAATTAGCTGTTAAATTCCTTGCTGTTGCAGCAGTGTTTGTATCCACTACCGGTGTAGGTTTTGCATATGACTACCAAACAAACCATTATGACCATGCTACGGTAGGTCAAAAATTCGACCGTTATGCCATGGTAACACAATATATCGGTGGCCACTATTTAAGAAGTGAACAAGCCAATGTATATAGCTTCCGCTATGCTGATGGTACCGTGTGTCATGTTGTTGCTGGTAACGATGGTATTGTGCGTCGCATTTATGTAACTAAACCATAATGCTGTTAAGCATAATGTTTCATAAAACATACTGATATCAGAGTTTTATGAGACCATGAAAAAAGAAGAACTTCGGTTCTTCTTTTTTTGATATAAAGGAGGTTACATGCGGGAAATTATAAAGTACTCCACTCATATGCAAGTTCCTGATTATGAAATCGGAGACTGTGGAGCCTTAGAAGGTATCCTGTCTAAATACAACAAACTGTATCATAGACGTGAACCTATCGCTATGGATTATAATGAGGACACATCAACCCTATATATACCAAGTGGGTTAGGTCAAGACTATGTACGCTATTTATTGCAACGGAACGTAGTAGAAAATGAATCCTTTGATTCCTATCAACCTATGAGTATCCGATTAACTGGATTCCCGAGAAGTGAACTTCAAAATGATTTGATTAAGTTCTTAATCGGTTTAGATAAATACCAGTTCAATCGAAACCTTACTCAGCTAGTAGGGAACGCTGAAACTGGTGAAGGTAAAACATTCTGTGCGATTGCAGCATTAGCTTTCCTACAGATGAAGACGATTATTATCGTTAACCGTAAGAATATCGTTAAAAACTGGATAGATTCCATTGACCAGTATACTGATATAGACCGACGTCGAATATTGGAATTAAACAGTTCTAACATCGCTAAGATAATGAAAAACCCTACTCTGACGAAGAAGTATCGGATATATGTAGTGACCCATCGGACTCTTTGGTCTAATGGGAATACACATGGTTGGGACTTCATTGGTTCTCTATTCAGAAACCTTGGTGTAGGATTGAAAATCTATGATGAAGCTCATATGGAGTTTCATAATATGATGATGATCGATTTCCATACCAATACCAGAAAGACGTTCTATTTAACTGCTAATATGGAACGGTCTGGATGGGATGAGAATAACGTATTCCAACGAGTATTCAAATCCGTACCTAGATTTGACCAAGTTAAGCTGGGATATACTGAGTCAAAACGACATATCACGATGTTTGTGAATAAGTATAATAGCCATCCATCGGTAAAAGATATGTCAGCTTGTAAAGGGGTACAAGGATTCAACAAGAATAGCTATTCGGATTATCAAGTAGAACGAGATGATCAATTCTTTGATATTCTAGATAGGTATGTTGATATGATGACCGTGAAGAAAGGATATCGTACATTGATATTGGTATCCAAGATATCTTCCTGTGAAATCATTAAAGAGCATTTTGCTCAACTCTATCCCAACTTATCTATCGGAGTCTATAACTCTAGTATCGATAAGAAAGAGAAGCAGCGGGTATTAGATGAAGATGAATTGATTATATCTACATCTGCCTCATTAGGATTCAGTGAAACCATTGCTAACTTACGGGTTGCGATTAACTGTGAAGCCTTCCGTAGTAAAATCACAGGTAACCAAGCATCAGGACGATTACGTCGACTAGGTGATGATATCATGTGTTACTATATCGAATTAGTCGATACTGGATTCTCATCGATTCGTGCTCAATTCAAAGAGCGTGAAGCTCGTTATAAAACACAGTTCAAAGAGATAATCTATATCAAGTAGAAAGTATATATTATTTCTATGAAGTAATGTGTTTTTAATTCTGAAAGGTGAGATAGTATGAAAATCGATAGAATACGACTCAAGAACTTCGCCCTCATAAAAACAGGGATGGGGTTAGATGAGTTAGATATAGACTTTACTAAAGCAAAACATGTGGTCACTCTTATCATTGGTAACAATGGTACGGGTAAGACCGCTATGTTATCGAATTTCCACCCATTTGCCTATTTGGGTGGGTTAGAGAATCGAGAAGATTCAGACTTAATTATACCCGATAAAGATGGTCATAAACAAATCTGGTATAGTAATGGGAAAGATAAGTATGAAATAGAACACATTTATCTGAAACCCGTAGGTAGTCGTACCAGTCGTTCTGTTAAGTCATACATTCGTAAGAATGGTGTGGAACTAAATGAACCTGGTACGGTTACATCATTCAACGAAATCGTTGAGCAAGAATTCCAAATCGAACAGAACTTCCTTAAGTTAATTCGGTTAGGACCTAACGTACAGAACTTCATTCGTCTATCCGTTACTGAACGTAAGTCATTTATCAGTAAGCTACTCGCTGAAGTAGATGTATATATGCGGGATTATAAGTATGCCAATAACCAAAGCAAGTTCTTAAATAACGCATTAAAGATTGCTGTATCTAAGTTAGATAAACTTCATGTTACCGATATATCCGTATTGGATACCATGATTGAACGCAAAGAGTTGAATATAGAACGAAAACAACAAGAACTTCAAGAATTAGATAGAAAGTTCTATGAGTTTAAAGGTTCTATCAATATCGATGAAATCAATCGAATGGAAGCTGAGTATGAAGATATTGAAGAGAGTATCCGTGATAAGAAGCGAGAACTCACTTCATTAGCGAAACCTAAATACATTCATATCACAACGGATACAGATACATTAGTAACCTATCAGAATCAATTAGATGCACTGAACGAACGACGGGCTAAGATTGTATCTGAACGAGCGGTATTATTATCTAAACGAGATGATGTTCAGTTTAAGTTAGATGAAGCCAACTCCGCATTAGAGACTGCTAAAGAAGACCAACGTAAAACGGATATGAAGGATTACCTGAAAGAATTAAGTGATAAGATTACTCGATTCACAGAATCCTTTGATATCAATGCGTATGATACTAGTGTCACTAAGAGTGACTTTGAATCGTATACAAATACCATTAGTAATTGTATCAGTAAGATTCGAGGGATTCTAGAACTACCTGAACGAGGATTAAAGTCTTTCCGTACTATCATCATGGATGATATGATTACAGAGAAAGACTATCCATCCGTTATTAACGAGATGAAGAGTCAATTGGTTAAGTTATATACAGACTTAGAGAAAGCTGAGAAGTTACGTCAGCAAGGGAAAGTATCTGGCACTAAGGATGGATTAGTAGTACCTGCTGATTGTGATATATTCAACACTTGCCCATATTATCTAAGTTATCAAATGGACTTACAATCTTCATCTAAAAGTTCTATCACTTCTATTGAGGAAGAGATAGAAGAAAAGAATACTGTATTAGATATCTTTAATCGTCTAGCTGAGATTAAAAATATCCTACAACTGATTACTCTCGAACGAAGATTGGATACTGGTTATGAAGGAGTCGTTAAATCGATCTTAACGACTAATCCAGCGGCCTTTGTCAAACCTGATGCTATTCAAGACCAATTGGAATTCATTGAGTACTATGAGGAGTATAAGAAGAATATTGAAAAACGAAATCAATATTCTCAAGAACTACAGATCATGGAACTATCCAGTGGAGCAGAAGATGTAGATATCTTATTAGCTAAAGCATCAGCAGCTACCTTGACCATCAGTGAATATAACAAATCCATTAGTAGATTAGATATGGATGAAACTGAAGTCAATGAAGAGATTCGTCAGATGAATGATATCATTAGCGACTTCACTCAATTCATCCAGTATACGGCTCAAAGTTCTAGTATAGAAACAGAGATTGAACTTCTTAAAGAGAAGCTAAAAGGGTATGATGAAGTACTTAAGCGTAAAGCTAAGTATGATGATGTTTCTAGACAATATGAACGAGATAAACAAATCATTCAATATGACATCAAAACATTAGACGATGCTCTATATGAAGATAAAGTGAAACGAACGCAATTCATTGAATTGAATGATGAAATTGAATCTGTTCAGGAACGATATGCGTTGATTGAGTTATTAAAAGAAGCGGTATCGACAACCAAAGGGATTCCGTTGATTTATATCAACTCCTATTTCAAATCTCTTCGTTTAACGGCTAATGAAATCATTAAGCATATCTACGATAGCGAATTAATCTTAGATGAATTTGTGGTAAATGATAAAGAGTTCCGTATTCCATATAGAACCAAAGGTGCTGAAGTACGAGATATTAAATATGCATCTCAAGCTGAAAGTTCTGTAGCTACATTAGCTATATCCTTCGCCATGCTGGAACAATTTGCCTATAACTATAATATCATTCTACTCGATGAAGTAGATGGTCCTATGTATAAGCATAACAAAGAGAGATTCTTTGCTGCATTAGAAGGTATGCTAGAACGGATTAAATGTGAACAATCGTTCATTATTACACAAAGTACGATGTTCAATGACTATCCAGTGAATCTTATTATTACCGACCCTACCTATAAAGAAGAGTATGGTAGTAGTAATAATGTGATATTCCAACGATAATGAGTTTATATATTATATAAGAGAATAGAACCGACTGAGTTCTATTCTCTTATATGTATACCCTAGGAGGAAACGATGAAGAAACAAGGTGGTATTCTTGAAACGATTGGTAATTTGATTCCTGAACGAAAGAAGCATAAGTTATATGCTAAACTCAGAGAGGAATCCATTACTACTAAATCGGAATTCAAGAAAAAAGTTTGTAATTCCATCATAAAGGAGATGAATCTAGATGGTAAGAAATTTTAATTTTGAACGATTGGTAGACTTGGTGAAAGACATCGATATGGTTCGAGTAGAAGAAATCGTGTCTCGTGTCGTAGCTGCTATGTACAAAGGTGCTATGGAAGCGGAACTAGCGAAAGCTCGTTTCATGTTGAAAATCACATGTGCTCGAATTGCGGGTAGACAACAGTCTGAGTACTTTAAGAAGGTTATGTTAGAACTCAATCCTGATAAGAATACCTTAAAACGTATCATGAAATACATGAAGTTTCTACGTCCCGGTATTACAGAAGCAGAAATTACAGTTATCGATGTAGCGTATGATAACTATAAGAATACCTTTAAACGTGTTAAAGGCGAAAGAAAAGAAGAATAGGGTTATCCCTATTCTTCTTCTTATTTTTTTTTTGATTATTCCTCGATGATACGGTATGTACGACCTGTTTCATCAGTAGCACTCATACTATCCATATTGAACGATACTTTACCAAGATTGTCAACTGGAATCCGTGGATAATCGGAAGGCATGATATTACCATCTTTATCAATCGCTTCTAATTCCCATTCTGTGCTACCTCCATTATTACGCATGAATATTACGTACTCTGGGGATAGATATTCATATCGAACGTAGGCATTACCATCATCTGAACGGAAGTTTACTTCTTCAGTTCCTAGACGGTCGTTAATGACATCAAATACGTCATCTGGATTATTGGTAGCTGGCATGTAATTGAATACACTTTGGTTAGTGTCAGGTTTCATAGCCCCATAACCAGCCGCAATTTGTTCCATAAGAGCTTTACGACCACCGCTACCGTAGAAGGAGTTAAATACATTAATACCCTCTTCTTCTTCGTTGCGGGCTTTTTCGTCTTCTTTCTTACCTTTTGCTGTTTTAAGTTCAAGGTCAACAATGGATTTCTTGATATTAGCAATATCTCTAAGAACGGACGCTCTGTTACTATTTGTGCTATTGAGGGTAACCAATAAGTCAGTTAATAACTTACCAGCTCCACGAGCACTCTTAGAACGGATTTCTTCAACCATCCCTTTAATGAGATTCGCTACATCTTCATTGTCTTTTAAGATACGACGGTATTGAGTCAGTTCAGGATTGAACTTCGTCTCGATGCTTGCTTTCTTTTTCTTCTTCGCTTCTTTCATATCGAAGAGATTTTTCTTCTTTCCTTTTGGTACAACCGCATCAATAAGGAAGTCTTCTTGAGAGAATTCAAAATCAGCACTAGCCCCAAGAGAACCTGGGTCTAATAGCAAAGAGATTTTGTCCTCATCAAATGAATCAAATTTGTCTTTCGTTTTCTTCTTTTTCTTCTTTTTCTTTTTAGGTTTTTCCGTATATAGAAAAGAGTCAGAAGATGCTTCTGAAGCTTCTACTTGCTCATTAGATAGAGGAGACTCCTCTTTGAGCTTTAGAAACTCTTCAGAAATATCGAAATTATCTGTACTCATAGTATATCTCCTTTACTAAAAAATATTCTATAATTACTTGTGATATATTGTTGATATTAAATGCCGTTTTTATACATATATCATAATACCGAATGTAAGAAAGGAGTTTATAATGAGAATTGAATCTTCTATATTAAGTCTGAAGAGTTACATAAAGAACTATGTATCATTTATCGGAAGGCGATTGAAATTGAATCTAAACGAAAAGGTAAACCTATATTCGAAATGAATCTAGGATTAAACTTTGTATTTTATCCAGTTCCAAAGAGTACTGATATTAAACCCTATCTAGTGAATGTATTCTTATGTCATCCTTATGATAGTGGTGATACTATTGAAGATATTTATGCTAGAATTGAAATCGTAGGATATGATGGTGTATTCGATAAAGATACCCCTAAGCGAGATATCAAACAAACAATACGTTCAGGGGAAGGTGACCTCTATCAATTTGGTCGCTATATACTACCCGTGGAAGAGTTTGCTGATACCATGAGTACCGTTAGGAACTTCTGTATCGTTGACCCTGATGATTTATATGAACTACGGAATGTCGGTTCTGATATCGAACCGTTTAGAATATTAGCTCAATCATATATGGATAAACGAGTACAACAGTTATCGTAGTAACATCTAAGATTGTCCCATACATTTGGATATATTGTAATGAATTTTTAATAAGGAGTACAATGACATGGCAGAAAATCGTGAATTTAAGAGTAGTCAAGATTTAGTCGATGTATCCAGCTTATTAGCTGAAAAGACTAAAGAGTTTGAAGGAACCGATAACCATCTGGGGTTAACCCTTATGACATTCCCTCAATACATTTCATCTACTCGCTCTATTATGTTTACGAGTCATTTGAAACAATTCAACACATTAAACGAACCTCAATTTCCACGAGTGTTCACTAACTATGAGAATATCTTTGGTAAGAATTCCTCTGGGTTAGTTAAAGCTAGAAGTAATTATACAGTGGTGAAAAAGATTGACAAGTTTGCCGATAAACCTGGCTATATCTTTGCCACAGTGTTATATGATGAAGATAATGATTTCTATGATATTATCTTCAAGAAACAGTCCGAAGACTTAACGGAAAACTTCGGGTATGTATACAATACAGAACCATTAGATAATCTCAAAGAAGGTGACTTCGTTGAGAAAGGTGATGTATTATATAAAACCACATCCTACGATGAAGACAATAACTACTGCTATGGTCGTAATGCTAGAACAGCCTACATCCTAGACCCGGATGTTATTGAAGATGCGTATGTAGTGAGTGAATCCTTTGCACGTTCTATGGTATCCAGAAAAGTAGATACGGTTAAAGTATCTATCAATGACAATGATTTCTTATTGGATATCTATGGTAATGATGAAACTGGATATAAAGGCTTCCCTGATATTGGTGAAGAAGTATCCAAACAAATCATCTGTACCAAACGTCGGATTCAAAACACACAAATCTTATATGATATGAAGAAATCCAATATGAAAAAGATTTCTCCATTGAATGATAAGTCCTTCTTTACGAAGGGTTGGGTAACGGATATCGACATCTATTCCAATAAGGAATTAGATGAGATTCCTCGTACGGAATACAATGAACAAATCATCTATTACTTAGAGAACCAAACTCGTTACTATCAAGAACTCTTTGATATCTGTGAAGAGATTCTTAACAGTGGTTCCAAGTATTCTGATGATATTGGTTTCATTTACCGTCGAGCCAAGAATATCTTAGACCCTGATTATAAATGGAAAGATAATGATACGGTGTTTAATAACATCATCATTGATTTCCGTGTAGACCGTGATGTACGCTTATTTAAAGGCTCTAAAATCACAGGTCGTTATGGCGATAAAGGGGTTGTATCAGTTATCAGACCAGACGAAGAAATGCCATTTGATAAAACTGGTAAACGTCTAGATGTTATATGTAACCCTCTCAGCTGTATTAACCGACTTAATTCCTTCCAATGGATTGAATTGAGTTTGAATCATTGTGCCGACCAACTCATTGAAAAGATGAAAGTTATGAAGTCTAACTCTGAACGTTTCAAAGTGTTAATGGACTTCATGTTCTATTTCAATGAACGTGGTGAACGTGATGAATTAGAGAAATACTATAAAGGTCTTTCTCGTTCCGAACGAGATGAGTTCTTCGAATCGATTTATGAAGAAGGTATTTTTATTAACTACCCACCAATGTGGGAAGGTATGCCTGCTGTTAAGAAGATTGAAGAATTATATGATAAGTTCGGTTTTACCCGTGACCAGTTATATATCAACCGATGGGGTAGAACTATCCCATTATTGAGTAAAGTGATTGTAGGGGAGAAGTATATGATTAAGTTGAAACAAACGTCTGAAAAGAACTTCTCTGCTCGTTCCACTGGTTACTTATCGCAGAAAGGTCTACCGGAAAAATCCAATAAAGTTCGCACTAACGAGCAATTGTATTCTACAACACCTATCACAGTAGGTCGTGATGAAAACAATAACTTGGGTATCGGGGTAAGACCATTCATTCTATCTAAACTTCATTTGTTCTATCGTACATCCCCATTGGCTCGTAAGCAAGTGGGTAAACTCTTCACAGAGGATGTATTGGATTATAAGAAGTTCAAGATTAAAGATGGTTACAAGAATCGTAACGTAGAAATCTTAAATGCCGAACTAAAGTCTATCGGTGCAGTGATCGATTTCGGTTTCGATGGGTTAACCTTAGATGTGGATGATGAACATCTTAACACATATACATACAAGGATGAAATCCATTTCCGTACAAAACAAGAAATGAGAGATATCCTATTGGATGATTTATTGAAGCCTCAATTCGATGCTCAATATACAGGTTCCAAATCTAAGTATGACAAAGAGTATGCTAAGTTTAAAGCGGAAGCTGTTAAACGTGCTCAAAAGAATCTTGACCGTATCAAAGATGATATAGATGAGATGAAAGACTAATAGAATCATAGAGGGGGTGCCGTTTGGGGTTCCCCTTTTTTTTTTTTTTTTTTTTTTTTTTTTTTTTTTTTTTTTTTTGAATAGAGAATCAAAAATCTATTCTAATAGCTATTAGATTTATCGGTGAATGTAATTAAGAAAAGGAGTAAAACTATGGCTAAGAAGAAAAACAAAAAGAAAATGAAAAAGGTTGACAACGTAGTTCAATTCGAACAAGAAGCTCAACCAATCATTGTGTCCTATTCTGAAGAGGACCAAGTGAAAAAGGAATGTAAATCCAAAGTGGATGAAATCGTTGATATGTTGAAACTAGACAGCAAACGTATTGCTAAGAAAACTAACAGTATCAAAGGGGCTGTACAAATCACAGAATCATTATTCGATGGGATTGACATTCCAGATTTGAAAACTAGCGAAAGTCAAAATGTATTATCTAAACTTGCTATTTGTCTAGCTGGGTGTGCTGTTGGAGCTGTTGCTTACGCATATGCGAAAGTAGAAGGTCTCTAATAGCATACCGAAAAGACCCTTCGGGGTCTTTTTTCTTAGTTGATTAGGAGTTCTTATGTTAGAGATACTATATACGAAATCCCTAGCGGATTTCACAAAAGACGATATCCATACAGTTAAGAATGAAGCATATAGCTTATATAACGAATTCATTAAGCAATATGAACAACAAGAAGTGATCAATGTAACAGCATTGGAAACATTCTTAATTATCATGGATGATATTTACCGAGAAGGTAAACAAACCACACCATTGAGTGATGAAGAGTATGATACACTTCATTCTATTTATATTGACCAAACTGGTCATATGATTCGACAAGAATCTCATATTGAAAAGATTAATGAACAAAGTAAACTAGCTCATGAGTATCCACAACTTAAGGGTACCATGGAGAAGGTTCATTATATCACCAAAGAAGAGCGATTAGCTGACCCCAATGCCATAGCGACACATAAATCCATCATGGAATGGTTTGAGAGTCGCATGGAAAAGATTAAGGAGATGAAACGGGATCCAAAAGAAGAAATCATCGTTTCATTCTTCCCTAAGTATGATGGGGTATCGATTCAATTATCCCTTGATGAATCAGGTAAGGTAACAAAAGCGATTACTCGTGGTGATACAGATACTGGTATTGGGATTGATAGAACTGCACTATTTGAGAATGTATCCATGCTTAATTTTATTCCACACGAATATCGGGGACGTAAACTCGGTATGAAAGTCGAATGTATTATGAAAATGGATGTGTTCGAAGAATACAATGAAAAGTTCGGTGATAATAAACTCATCAATGAACGAAGTGCTGTAACAAGTTTAACGAACTCCAATACCTTTACGGATGTACATGCCAAGTACTTATCCATTTGCCCATTGATGCTAGAAGTCGATGGTAAGTTGGTATCATATCAATCTAAGAGTGGTGAGGGTTGTGTTATGTGTCCACCATTTGAGTTCATGAACTACTTTGTTAAGAGTGGTGAATTCACAAGTGAACATCTCCCGACGTATATTCGAAATGGAGCCATGTTTATCGATAATCTACCATATCAATGTGATGGGATAGTTATTCGTTTCGTACAGCAAGATATCATGGATTATCTTGGTCGGAATGAAAACAAAGGAACGAATAACTTTGAAGTAGCCTATAAGTTCCCAAAACCATCTAACTATACTACACTACTAGATATTGAGCAAGATATTGGTTTAATGGGAAAAGTATCCTTCACAGCTAAGGTAGAACCGTTTGTGTTCAATAATAAGACCATTAAGTCTGTTAGTCTCGGTTCTTATGATCGATTCAAAGAACTGAAATTAGCTAAAGGTGATATGGTCAATGTGAAGTATGAGATTATTCCATACTTATTGATTGATAAGGTATGTGAAGACCGTCGTTCTGGTAATGAACCTATCCCAGTGATTACACACTGTCCATATTGTGGAGAAGAACTAGAATTCAATCCAGAGTATATGTGTGTGAATACAACATGCCCATCTCGAGTGATTGGTAAGATTTATAACTATTGCTCTAAGATGGGTATGGAAATGATTGGTGAGGCAACGATTGAAACATTATACCATCATGGATTAGTTACATCTATCCAAGATTTGTATACACTCCATACTAAACGGGATGAGTTTACATCTATTGACGGATTTGGAGATGTTATGTTCTCCAATATGATAGAAGCTATCAATTCAGCATCCGCTCCTATCGATGTTATCATTGGTTCCATTGGAATTCCTGGTGTGGGTAGAAAAATCTTTAAGAAGGTTTTGGATATATATCATATCGATGAGTTGCTACAACTAACTCCTAGTGATAAAAGTATATTATGCACCGTTCCTGGAATCAAGGATACAATGGCTATGCGAATCATAAACGGGATAACTGAGAATAGAGCACTGATCATGTTCTTATTAGATACAGTTACGATTACCGATATGAAAGAAACGGAAGCCGTTGTTGTATTTACTGGTTTCAGAAACAAACTTTTTGAAGACTATCTGAATACTAAGGGTGTCGAAGTAGCTTCTTCAGTGACATCGAAGACTAATCTAGTCATAGCTGACAATCCGAACAAAGTATCGGGTAAGGTAGCTAAGGCTCAGCAATTAGGAATCCCTGTCATCGGCGTATTTGATGCATATGAAAAGTTTGGATATAAAGGAAGTAAATAATTACTTCCTTCTATACAACTATATATGCTATACGCAAAACAAAACAGATCTGTTTTTAGTTTTATTTCCAAGGAGGAAAATAACATGGGCTTCAGACCTAGACAAGTGCAAAAAGATGCACGCGAATTCGTAAAAGCAGTAGACACTGCAACAATTGCTCATTTACGTTCTAATGAGTATCAATTGAACATCGTTCAACCAGAAGTAGCTAGTACTGTTGTATTAGTATGGTTGGAAGAGTTTGCTAAGCACTTAGCAGCTGAAACAGAAGCAAATGGTAACAAACCAGTGGAAGTTGTATTGGATTCTATCATGACAATCGGTACAACTATCCGTGAATCCGAAGAAGGTGAAAAAGAAGGCAACTTAGTGCCATTCGTCACTCTCGGTGAAGTATTTAAATTAGGTGCTAAGAACGATGTAAGCACAGAAGACTAAGCACAATGCCTGGATAGAAACTCTCATATGAGGGTCTTTCTATCCAGGTTTTTTCAAAATTGCTTATCTTTTTTGGGGAGACATCGGGAATGAAGAAGTTCATTAGCACGTTTAAGAACGTTAATGAAGACAAACTGAACATGAAACTCATTCATCGGGAATATGAGGATGATTTAGTTGACTTCGTCGTTAACGTATTCAAATCATTGGAAGCGATTCGCTCCATTCAATTCATCGACTACCAAGTGGAGTATGATGAGTCTAAAATAGATATCAATAAATACGTCACGAGTCGAAAGAAGAAACGTAAGAAAGATGCTCATATCAAATATCAATACATTAAATCTGATAGAGTATTTGAATTAACGATGCGTTTCCATATCGAAGGTATTGATAATAACGAGTTTAAATCTAAGATTATCACTCGTTCTATTCTGTTACCTAAGAAAGACCATAATAACTATATGACCTTGAAAGATAAGAAGTATTTCTTATTGTATCAATTGGTTGATAATAGTACCTATGTAAGTAAGAACGGTATCACGTTAAAGTCTTTAATGCCGATTGTTGTTAACACACGACATTCGCAATTAACTGACGTAACAGGTGAAACATTCGATATCGTTAGCTATTATCTCGGTATGTTCAAACGGGAATTACCCGCATTCATCTTCTACTTTGCTAAAGTTGGTTTTAGTGCTACTATGACATACTTTGCTGTAGATAGAATTATTGATGCTGTATCCGAACCATATCCTGAAGATACTGAACACTATTACTTCAAAGCAAATAAACACATTTACTTGAAGGTCAATAAACATTTCTTCGATACATTCCAATACATTCGTGCTGTAACCGTTATGATTAAAGATTGTATCGGTACTCGCACACAAATGGATGATATCGAATCCACAGACTACTGGACCGAACATCTTGGTGGTCTATTTACTAAGACGGCTCATAAGATGCGTGAATCTGGTAACAGTACCATCATGTTCTTTGAACGTCTATTGGATGTGACAACTAAGAATATCTTGAAGATTTCAGATATTAATAAGCAATCAATCTATTCTATCGTAAAATGGATGATTCAAAACTTTGCTGAATTGAAGCAAAAGAACAATATGGATTTATCCACAAAACGATTACGATTGAATGAATATATCGCGTCTATGTTATCGATTCGATTAGGTGAAAGTGTAAATCGTGTATTGGCATCCCAAGGGAAGGCTACGTTTAAACAAGTTGAAAATATATTCAAGTTCCCAGGTAATATCGTATTACAACTGTTACAAACCTCTCAATTGTTGAAATATGATGACCGTGTGAATGATTTGGATATCTTCTCTGCATTGCGATACACTGTAAAAGGTCCTAATAGCTTAGGGTCTAAATCTGATAGAAATATCAATGTTAAGTTCAGAGGGGTTCATCCTAGTTATCTAGGAAACTTAGATATCAACGTATATTCTAGTTCATCTCCTGGTTTATCTGGGTCATGTACACCATTCGCTAAAGTAGATGGCTTATACTTTGATAATAACCCTGAACCACAAAATCAAGAATATGATATTATGAAAGAGTTATCTGAGCAAGACAAAAAAGAAGGATTCTTATCCATCGAGATTGGTAATAATCCTGTTGAGTATTATGAAGCTCGCATGAAAATGTTACAACGTCAAGCCGATAACTTCGATATTACATATATGACAGATGAAGAAGATGGAATGCTATACGTCATCTTAGGGGAACCTGAGAAGAATTATGATATTTAGTTATATGGGTATAGTGAAACACCTATACCCTTCCATCATATTAGGAGGATTAACATGAGTGACTATAACGTACAAGTGCTACAATATACAGACATAGACGTGATTAAGAAAGCCACAGGGAAATGCTACAATCGAACCATTGGAGATAAAGGCTTACAAAATATCACTAAAGCTGGTCACTGGAGTGTTCTCGAACATTCTGTCATTACATTAGATTTGACTTGTAGTCAAAAGGTATTAGCTCAAATCACTCGCCATCGTCATTTCAGTTTCACTGTACAATCGACACGTGGCATGGATATGGGTGCTAATGGATATATCAATAAAGAAACAAATCCAGAATATAGAGAACTCATTAATGCAAGTATTGAACGTTCCATTCAAGACTACCAAGAAGCAGTTGCTAAAGGGGTTCCTTATGAACAAGCTGCGTATATGTTACCATTAGGTAGTAAAGTTACACTATCTATTTCTGGTAATATTCGTTGCTGGATGGAATACCTATCTAAGCGTATTTGTAAACGTGCTTCTCTGGAACATAGAGAATTGGCGATTGAAATCTATGATAGACTTCATGAAATCTATCCAGATTACTTTAACCTAGAAGCTCTAGGTGTCTGTGTAGGATGTAAAGAGAAATCATGTGATTTCACAACACATAGTGCTACACAGAAAGAGCCGATTATAAAAGATTTAATGGGGAGATAGTTAGTATGACGTGTAAACATACCGTATATAAAACGCTTCGCTCTAGTGGAATATACATTGAACTACATTGTGGTCGCGATATTTTCAGCGAAGCTGGGGAATATGACATCGATGACTACTCTAAATTAGTCATTGAAAATAAACCAGGGTTTAAAGTCTATTATATGGAAACCCATGGTTCTGTAGTACATAAGATGGATATCACACGAACTGTACTCAATCAATTATATAGTACAGAAGATTCCTTCTTAGATATTACCGTATATATGTAATTAATAATGTCCCATGGATATATATCCATGGGACATTGGTTTGCGTAATTTTCTTTTTTTTAAGTATATATTATCACCATGCTAGGGGAGTTAAGTTATTAACACTAGCAGGTTTTTAAAATTTTACATTTATAAAAAAGGAGCTTAATTATGAAAGCGAACAAAAAAATGTTGTTAGTTGCTGGGGTTTTGGCAACGATTGGTAGCACGGTATTTGCAAATAATGTTATCACTGGTACTAATATTAACATTGATAACAGCGATTATACTGTCGCAGTAGGTAAAGACATCAATATCAGAAATGATCCAGGTGCAACGTATAATTACGGTGGTGTGGTTAACGGTTGGAACTTGAACGTTATCAATTCCCCAGGCACTACAGTGCTCGGTAGATACAATAATGTGAATAATACAGTATCTAGTCTTATTAGCGGTTCTGGTCATGAAATAGAAAATGTTGATCATGGCGTCATCTTGGGTATGAACCACGTAGTTAAATTACCTAGTCAAAATGAAGCCATTGCAATTGGTCAATTTGTCCATTCTAGTGCACCTCATTCTATTGGTATCGGCTATGACCTTAATATTACAGGCGAAGGTGCCACCGCTATCGGTACAAAAAGTACAGCCAAAGGGTTATTATCCACAGCTATCGGTGGTGCTTATTCAACTGGTGACTATTCTGTTGCACTCGGTTCATCTGCCATGGGTTTTGGTGAAAAGACAATGGCTATGGGGTATTTCGCCGTTGCTCGCGGTGAACATACTGTTGCTATCGGTAATCAAGTTGAAGGTGGTGCTAAAAAATCAGTAGCTATTGGTACTGAAACGGTTGCTAATAACGAACGTTCCATCTCCATTGGTTCTAATGCACGTTCCTTTGCAGAAAAATCTATTACACTAGGTCATGACATTTTCACATCTGGTGAACGTGCTGTTCATATCGGTGCTGATAATAAACTCAATCCGTATGCAGAAGATGTGCTGAAAGATGGCGTATTAATTGGTTCTGAAAATAGAATCAATGTGAATACTCGCGACCGCGACTTACATGCTAAGAATTCTGTAGTGATTGGTCATAATAACATTATCGATGAATCTACTGATTTCATTGCTATTGGTGGTGGTACAGTACAAGGTTCTAAACGTTCCATCGTTATGGGTAACAATGCTAAAGTTGCAGCTGATAATAGTGTAGCACTTGGTTATGATTCTTTCGCTTATGATGTTGAATCCACCGAATCCGCTATGATTGGTGGTACAACATATAATTTCGCAGGTTCTGTTGCACATGGTACAGTAGGTATTGGTGCTCGTGGTGCTAATGGTGAACGTACAATCACTGGTCTTGCCGCAGGTCGAATCAACGATGAATCTACTGATGCAGTCAATGGTTCTCAATTACATGCGGTAGTTCAAGCAGTTAATAGTGTTAAAAGTACTGCTGATATGGCTAACTATATGGCAAGTCGCCAATCTAAGGTTATTGCTGGTGATAATGTGACAGTTAATACAACCAATAATATGACTGGTGGCAATAACTTCACTGTATCTGTTAATAAAGATTTAACAGCTATGAACAGTGCTACATTTGGTGATAATGATAAACGTAATGTTATCGATAAAGGTAGCGTTCGTGTATTTGACGGTTCCGTAAATACTGGTGTAACAGCCAATGGTATGACTATCGAAAATACAGATACGTTGGAACAAGCATCTTACACTGGTTCTGGTATGCAAGCGTCTGATGATAATGCAACAGTACGCTTCACAACTACTAATATTGATGCAGGCAACCAACAAATACATGGTGTAAAAGCCGGTACTACCGATACAGATGCAGTGAATGTTAAACAATTGAAAGACTTCGTGTCTTCCAATGATAAAGACACTATCACTACTGTCGTTGCAGGTAAAAATATGACTGTAACATCCAATGGTCATGAATACACAGTATCCCTAGACCAAGCAACTGCTAAGAAAATCGATGACACTGCTAAAGGCGTTGCTGATAATGCAACTGCTATTAAAACAAATGCTGACAATATCGCTATCAATACAGCTAATATCATAAAAGCTAAATCCACTGTAAGTGCAGGTACTGGTGTAACTGTTACTGAAACAGCAAACGCTAATGGCTCCGCTAATTATGAAGTAGCAATTGATAAATCTACTATGGATAAAATCAATGCCGCTACTGATGGTATCAATGGATTGAATGGTAAAGTTGGCGAAAACGCTAAAGCTATTGACGGCTTAAAATCTGACGTAGTGAAAGCAAAAACTACAGTAACTGCTGGTAATGGTGTTGTAGTTAATGAAACCACAAATGCCAATGGTTCTACTAATTATGAAGTAGTGGTCTCCAAATCAGTTACTGACCAAATTGCAGCTAATACTAATGGTATTAATGGCTTAAATGGTAAAGTAGTTGACAACACTAAAGATATCAAAGCTAACGCTGATGCTATTAAAGCAAATAAAGATAATATTGATCTTAACAAAGCAACAATTGACAAATTAGCTGATCGTGTTGTAAATGGTACTAACACATTGAACAACAGAATCAATGACGTTCAAAAAGAATCCCGTCGTGGTGTAGCTTCTGCATCTGCATTAGCGGCATTACACCCATTGGATTATAACCCTGACCATAAGTTAGATATTATGGCAGGTCTTGGTCACTATCATGGCAACACTGCTGTAGCATTGGGTGCAGCATACCGTCCTAATGAAAACGTTATGTTCAGTGCAGGCGTTTCTATTAATGGTAAGGACACAGCAGTTAATGCTGGCGTTTCCTATAAAGTAGGTGCGAAAGATTCCACTTACAGAAGCCAATCCCAAGTAAATCAAGAGATTGATGCTCTTAAAGCCATGGTGGCTCAGTTGCATGAAGAAAATGGTGAGCTTAAAGCTATCATTAATAACATGCAAGCTAAATAATAGTTGATATTGATGTGCGGGTACTGTATGTATATACCCGCACATTGTTTTTATTTCTCATATAAGGAGGAAACTATCATGACAATTACAAAAACTGTATTAACAACTGCTGTATTAGCAGCAATTTCTGGTTCCGTATTTGCAGCAAATACAAATCAAGTTTTAGGTAATTTAAACAAAACGGATTTTCTAAGTAATTCTAATGTAGTTGGAAACTATAATGAAGTTGAAGGTGAAAATAATAATGTAGTTGGAGACCGTAATGACGTTTCCGGATATTCCGCTATTGCTATCGGTAATCATATTGATTCAAAGGGTCATTTGTATAGTGATATTAATAAATCATATTCTTTGTCTCCTAAAGGTAAAGGAAATATTGCTATTGGTGACCATACAAAAGCGGAAGTTGCGGCAACTACAGCAATTGGATATCTCGCTCAATCTTGGGGTGATGCTTCTGTGGCTGTTGGTGCCTATAGCATGGCATTTGATGATGTACACAAAGTCGATGAAAAATACGCTGGTGTAAAAACAACTCAAGGTGTATTTAGTATTGGTAATAGTAATTATTTTACAACTTATGACCGAGGAACCACACCAGAAGCAAAATTTAAAATTTTCACACGTCAACTACAAAATGTAGGTGCTGGTGCAATTTCTGCTACATCTACCGATGCAGTTAATGGTAGTCAATTATACTATGCTATGGAAGAAGCAAAAAAACATGCAACTGTAGTAGCTGGTGATAATGTAGAAGTAACAACTGACACAAACGCTAATGGGGGTAACGAATACACTGTATCAGTTAATAAAGATTTAACTGATATGACTTCTGCTACATTCGGTTCTGGTGATACACGTAATGCTATTGATAAAGGTGGTGTTCGTGTATTCGATGGTTCTGTAAATACTGGTGTAACAGCTAATGGTATGGTTATCGAAAATACCGACACATTAGAACAAGCATCTTACACTGGTTCTGGTATGCAAGCATCCGACGATAATGGAACAGTTCGTTTCACTACATCGAATATTGATGCAGGTAATCAAATCGTTCATGGTGTAAAAGCTGGTGTTGCTGATACTGATGCAGTAAATGTAAAACAATTGAAAGATTACATGTCTTCCAATGATAAAGATACAGTCACTACTGTAAAAGCAGGTAATCGTATTAAAGTGACTAACACTGGTCATGATTACACTGTAGCATTGGATGATAAAACAATCGACCAAATTAATACTACTGAAACTGGCATGAAAGGTAATGCACGCGACATCGCTAAATTAAAAGTAGATGTAGTAGAAGCTAAAACATCAGTATCTGTGGGTGACGGTCTACACGTGAAACCTAGCTTCAATGTTAACGGTTCCACTAACTACCATGTAACACTTGATAGTAAAGTAACTGACCAAATCAAAGATAATAAAGATGCTATCAAAGCTAACAGTGATAAAATCGCTGATAACAAAGCACGTATCGATGACTTGGCAAACAAAGTGGGTACTACTAACAGTAACATTGGTCGTACAATTAGTGAAAACCAAAAAGAAGCTCGTCGTGGTATCGCTAGTGCATCCGCATTGGCTGCTATGCATCCATTGGACTATGATCCTGAACATAAAGTTGATGTTATGGCTGGTGTAGGTCATTTCAAAGGTACTACCGCTGTAGCTATTGGTGCTGCTTACAAACCTAACGAAAATCTGATGTTTACAGTTGGTGCATCCATTAACGGTTCTGCATCCACTCTTAACGCAGGTGTATCTTACAAAGTTGGTACTGATGCTAAAGATACTTATCATAGCAAAGCTTCTATGATGAACAAAATCAAACAATTGGAAACAACGGTAGAAGAGCAAAATGCTCAAATCGAAAAATTGATGAAAATTGTTGATGCATTAGTTCCAGCTAATCACTAATTACATTAATGATAGAAGAGTGCCTAATGGTACTCTTCTATTTTTTTACACGATTTTTAAATATTTAATATATAGGTATGATATGAACAAGATTAGTATCATCTATTGTTTCTTAGTAAAGGAGAAAAACGAAAATGAAAAAGAAATTAACTCTAGTATGTATGACTATGGTACTTGGTTCTACTGTATTATCTGCTAATGCAGATGGATATACGACTCTAAAAAATGAGCATTTGGATGGTATTGTGAATAGCAACAATCTCGCAGTTACCACATTTACCAATTCTTTTGGTCCAGATGGTAAAGTTAAAAAAGATTGGACTCGTGATCTATATATTGGTCTAAAAGATGAATTGAAGAGAATGGTTAAGATAGAGTACCGGAAAGAACCAGGTTTATATCATAGCGAAGTATATCACGAGCAAACAGTTGATCATATTAAATTATATGATAAGAGTACCGAAGCGGGTGAATATGATTTAGCTAGCACAAACATGCAAAGTTATGGTATGGATGTTACTACTCGTGATTTTGACGGTAGTACTATTGGTAATGCAAGTATTCGCTCTGCTGCTATTACAGTTGAAGTTACAAATAGACCAACTGTTAGAATGGGTGAGGGCGAGTTCCAGGTAATCCATTATGATGATAACTATAAACGAAATGTCGTAAAACTTTCTAAAGATGGTTTAGATAACGGTACCAATAAAATCATTAACGTATTACCCGGTGAAGCTGATACTGATGCGGTGAATGTACGTCAATTGAATAAACTTGGTTCTCAAGTGAATATCAATACAAACGATATTAGTGAATTGAAAGGTAAACTTGCTGGGACTACTAATATTCTGAACGAATCTAAGTCTTATACAGATACTAAATTTAATGAAGCTGCATCCTATACTGATCAACGTATTGCTAAAGCGGGTGCTGCTAACGCTGCATTATCAGGTCTTAAATACTTAGACTATGATGCGAATCATAAGTTCGTTGCAGCTGCATCCTTTGGTCAATATAAAGGTGCTACTTCCGGTGCTATTGGCATTGCATACCAACCAAACGAAGACGTGCTAGTACATCTAGGTACAACTATCGGTAGCGAGCATATGCTTAATGGTGGTGTATCTATTCGCGTCGGTGATTCCAATAAAGGTGTTAAAGCTAACACTAAAAACCTTGCTAAAGAAATGGATATGATTAAAGCTGAGAATGCTGAATTGAAAGCAGAACTCGCTGAAATCAAAGCTATGCTAGCAAGCAAATAATACTAATAAAAGAGTACCTTCGGGTACTCTTTTTTTGTCATGAAATAGTGTAATTTCTATACTATATGAGTATATATTATTAACGTGAATAGAGATAGAAAACAGTAATGAATAAGGAAAAGTCTATATATCTATTCGAGAAACTTTTATAAATTATCTATGTTCCTAAAAGGAGATTTAAAAATGAAAACTTTAACGCCTGAAGTAGTATCTAAAATCACTCAATTTGTAAATGAGCGTTCTGTAGAAAGTACTGATATCATCCATAAACGTAATGATGATGGTAATGTCGTAGTATCACTTACGACTGACCTTCAACCTATGTATTGTAGCCCTAATGGTAATAGAGTATTAACTAATAAGGGGTACAAAGTAACTAGAGTTACGTTTGATTCTGAAACAGGAGATACCCTATCATTTGAGGCATATGTTAACGTTGGATATGGTTTCGAAGAATTTGAGTTCAATGGGCCTCATGATATCATGCCAGTGTACACTAACCGTGTAAGTACTAAAACAGTCCAAGCATGGTAGAATTAAAAGAAGTCGCATTAGTGACTTCTTTTTTTTATTTTTTTAACCTTAATCTGGCTTATATATTATTATTATGAATACTGGTAATGACATATAGACAATGTATGAATTATTAGTGTTTGTTTTTATTTGTAGATTATGTGTGTGGTAAGTAAGAAAGGAGTTTAACTATGTTAAATTCAACAATTTTAAAAATCTCAAACTTTATCCGTTCTTTGGAAGCTAATGATTTCGCGTATCTCCGTAAGCTACCTGATGGTGAATATGCGTTAGTCGTTCAATATGCTAATAACCTATATGGTAAACCATATGATGGTGATATTGAAAACGTTGAACAAAACGTACACCTAACTATGGAGTTCAAAGAAGTTGGTACTGATATCAACATTACCGATGTTAAAATCGATGCAATTATCCCTAAAGGTAAATCATCCAATTGGAAAGGATATAAGCATTTTGAATTTTATGCTGGTATTGGGGAAGTATCCTTAAACAAAATCCGTGAGGAATTCAATCGATTCGGTCAAAAAGGTGAATTATATAGAACGGAATCTGTTCCAGCGATTGCTGAATGGTCAGCTGACCCAACCAGAGAAACTATTACCATTGCTCATGGATGGGAAATTGCTAATGAGCAAACGATTTACAATGATGGAGAGGAAGCGTAATGCTTCCTCTCTTTTTATAATTTATAAGGAGAATAGAAATGAATGTCGTTTTTGATATGAAGCTGTTTATTTGTGCAGCCTCTATATTTTTAACCTTATCATTGGTTATGATGGCTCTTGTGCAGTCAAATCGGAACATTCCTACCGTGATAGATATTGCTTGGTTAACAAGCTTCCTCATCTCAATTATTATTTATTTTTCACTGTAAGGGGTTGAATATCATGCGTATAGATGATACTAAAATGACTAAAATGATAATGGATATGTTTGCGGGTAGACCTATTCGACTATTAGATAAAGAAATACCATTTCTATATAACATGAAAGTCTATAGCTATAATCAACAAAGACACTTGAGTATTATTCGATTGGATTATCGTGATGATGTATATGAGTGTGCTAAGGTTGATATGATTAGGAATATAGTATGTGGTGAACCAGAATTCTGTTTCAGTGTAGATGAAACGGTAGAATGGTTATCAAAGCAAATCAGTTTCCTTGATGGGAAATAATAAAAAAGAAAAAAACTTTGGGGTCTTTTTTTTTTTTTTTTTTTTTTTTTTATATAATATTAAGTATCATATTTAACAAGATATAGTTTAGCACCAGATGTAATACCATTACTGTATACAACTGTATTTAGTTCATATGTGCCTGTGCTATTGTCAACATCAGTGATCTCATATCCTGCACTATCATATGATTTAATGAATAATCTAAACTTAGTTCCTGGAGTGAACTTAAATGTTACCGTATCTCTACTTGCATCAATAAATCGGAAGTTTTCACTACCTTTAATTTGATAGAAGTCGGAAATAGGAACATCCGTTGTACTCATACGAGGAGGTGAAGCTATATCAGATGGAACTAATTCGTTATTAGATACTGCTTTTAGAAGATTGACAATGTCACCTTTAGGAGCATCTTCCTGTTTGATAAGTTCCATTAACCCATCAATCGGTTTAGCCGCGTCAACTGTTTTTAGTACAAGATTCGCACTATCCGCTTTATTTTTGAAAACGATAGTGGTTCCATATGCACTAAATTTATCAGTTAGTTTTATTTCGCCACTGTTTGGTTGAATCTTATGTACTGTGTTGGATGATGAATTGAATTGCTCTTTTGCAACAATAGCAATTTCATCAGTCAAATTAGCTGTATCTATTACATAATCATAGTCGTAAGACGATGGTGTCCCATTGAATGACAATATACGTTGATGACCATTGCATCCAGTTTCTATAGTTTGACCAGGTATGATGTTCAAATTCATCAAATCTAAAACTATAATACTATTAACTGTTCCCAATGAGTATTGTATATTCCCAATATTTGGATTGAATGTACTATGTGATTCAGTGGTACATTCTTCATATGTAAACAATTCGCCACGATCAATAGTTTTAACATCATTGATGCGAGAGCGAACGTCTGCTAGTAAGTCATCCATATTATCAAATTCTTTCCAAGTAGGTGGGATGAATTGGGATAATTCAGTTTCGCTATTGGAGCGAATCACATTACTTGCGTCAAAAATACCAGATTTTTTAACGATCTTCGCTAGATATGTAGTTTGATCATCACCCGTTTCAGGGGAGAATATGGATTTTGTTGTACCATACCCATCAGCTGAATTATATTGAAGTGACGCATGTGAGCCATATACAGTAAATGATAATTCCCCATCATTCAGTAGTTTTTCTGGGATAGTTGGTGTAATATTCGTATAATTTATACGGGCTGCACCATCATATGTGCCATGATGTGTAGCGGATTCTTCATATAAACCAACAATTGGTTCTTTAAAACCGATAGCACCAAATGTTGCACTATCACCACTAATAACACAATAGAAGTGAATTAGGTTCTTGAAGATATTTGTTTCTTTATCAAACGGTAAGGTATCCGCAGGTAATGGAATACGATAGTATTTCGCTGTTTTTTGGTTACCTGACACGTCACTTACGTATAGTTGGATTTTCTTTTGGATAGCCATGTAAAAGGCTCCTTTCTATAAAAAAACCGAAATGTTTAATAGTTATAGATATGTCAATCATTGTTAGTTATATCACTCCCAAATCCAATTACGGATGACATTACTATAATCAAGATAATTCCTATCCAGTTAATTATATAGAAAGGACATAATTACTTATGGCTATTGAAAAAAAAATCCGTCTCTATGTAAGCGAATCTACAGGTACAAATAAAGTATCTAAATATTTCCGTATTCCATTACCTGCGGATACTGATAATATGAACAGAACGACTAACCGATTTAAAGGTTTAGTTCGTATGTATGCTAAGGTATCTGCTGATACATTCTATATCGGCATGGTTCTTAAACCAGCGTTAGATGCAATTAGAATAGTTGAAGGTTATGATGATCAACTCGCTCGTAACCTCACTCCAAATATTCCTGAAAAATTAATGAATGATGGTGAAGGTCTTATTCAATTCGGTTCTATCTATGAACATGGTAGAGGATATGATAAGATTAATTTCTTAGGTGACCTCAGCGAATATACATTAGGTGATGGTAACGAAGCTCAATTATATGGATATGCAAATAAAAAGAAAAATAATGTATTTACAGTATCCATTAAATCTGACTCTGAAAATGACTTATCTCAATTCGTTCCATCTACTTGGCAAGAATTTGATACAATTGACCAAGTGTTATCTGATATTAATACATGGGGTACTACTCCAGCTGAAAGTCGGGGTCCATTATTCTTCTCATATGATAAAACAGATTTTGTGAATGCTAGTGGTACTGGTATACTTGAATCATGTTCCACTTACAATGTAGACACTAACGCATTCGATGATAAAACAAGTCTTATTCCAGACGTTGTTACCCTTTCACCGTTTAGTGGTTCTGGTGAACTTACTATTACAGCACCAAATGCGACTCCATTTAGTAAAATATATGCTATCCCTTATAAAATTACATCTGGACACGATTTTGATAACGCAGTGGTCCAAGAATATACATTTACCGATGGTGTAGCAACGATTCCATTTAACAGTGCTAATGCTGATAATTATAACCAATTGGTACTTGCCGTGTCTCATGACATACTCGGTAACTTTACAGTTAATAGTATTAAGAACTAATATTTTTTTATTCCAATATCAACTCATCTCTAAAATATATATCATTACTATGAAACATACTACCCTATGGAAATTCGTTTATACCTAGGAACGTATGTTTCATATCTAACTATACCATATTTATCTTTTTAATGTATGATTTTTAAAAAATGGAGGTCTCTATGACTAGTTGTATCAAACAACAAGAAAACCCATCTCTCGTATGTCATCTGATTCATCTTAGAGTGATTGATAATGAGAGATACTATGCTCTTCGTGATGCTATTATGGAAGAGTACTCTACTGTATGTAAAACACGTCCTAGTAATGAAGTCTTAGTCTACTTATCCTCATTATACGGTGTTGACGACCTAGTCAAGTTTAACCGTGCGACAGTGAATTGGGCTATTAAGATTCTCATGAGTGTAGCTGAAACATTCCAATTCTCATCTAATAGTGATGAGAATATTCATCTATTCGATATCCACGATACCACATTGAAAACAATGGCTAAGTATGATATCGGAACTATCATCAATTCATTTATTAAATGTGACTCTTTGAATAATCGGGATTCGGTTAATTATCTAAAAGAGCATGACGAAGGAGTATAACTATGGGTGAGATATTTAATGATACTGAAATGCTAGCTAAAGTTATCTATGATTTGATTCATAGTGACCGTATATATGCAGGTGTACACACTAAAGAAGTAACCGTAGATGAAATCATCTATGGGATTGACCATTCCATTAGCGAGTTCAATGAATTCAAATTTACGTTTGTATTTGGTGACCGTGACTTCTTGGGGGAAATTAAAATCGTCAACGGTTATAAATTAGAAACACGAATTCTATCATTACGAACTTTGGATACTGTGTCGAAAAACTTCAGTCGTCCTGATGTATTGGATTGGTATATTAATACCGTATTAGATAAAGTAGTTAATGAAAAGGTAATCGATATCAATAAACTTATCGGTTGTTAGTATAATTTAATATGGGAAAGTGATAGTATGAATGTAGTAGTTAATGAACGTGATGTGCGAAATTTGATTTGGGAGATGGCTAATAGCGATAATGTGAGAATTCGACATCATGAACGAAATTATAGAATAAATTCTCGAGTTACGTTAACGTGTAACGATATATGCTTTGGGAAATTATTCACCATGCAAATAATGATTGAACCATTAAGTTCTGGGTATCGAGTACGCTATAGGAAGCGTTTACGTACAGATTTTACTGATGATATAGATGTTACAGTAACAACTGAACAGCTATACTACACATTACTTGATATCATAGAATTATTTAAATACGATTGCTATGGTATAACCGTAGATGATGTTGAAGTATATTCGCCAATCTATTATTTGATGGAAGAATTACAGGAGCAAAACTATGAAAACGAAAAAAGTGAAGAGTAATGAATTAAAAGTATTTGAGTTAGACCAAAACTTAGCATTTGGTGTTCGAATCACTAGTAAACGATTAATGGAAGGTATAGATGAAGGAACCGCTAAACTTCTTCAATCCATTCTTGATTCCTATAAAGATGACTTCTCAAGAACGGCTAAATATATCGGTATCAAACCTAAATGTAAATTAGATATCGAACTAGCTGTATACGAACCAGCAGAATCTCGGATTTGTATTCAAGGCACAGTACTAGAAGGTCATTGTAACTATGGTAATATCACTAAGACGATTGCTCGACTTATTGAATCTTTACCTCGGTACGACAAGAAAGATAAATATAAGGTCAACTATTTCATGTTAATGCTACGTGAAAACGACCTTGACTCTAAAATGTAATATAAAAAAAGAGGATTCCAGTCCTCTTTTTTTGTGTACTAAAGAAGGAGATTGGAAATGTTTATTAACAAAGAAAATTGTATGAAGAATGTAAGCGATCGTCTCCGCTTCCATGTATTTGAGCAAGAGAAGAAAGTATTAAGTATTGTACGAGACTATCCAGAAGAAGGGCAAGCTCGTAATATCTTTTATAGTTACTTACATGGTAAAGCGAATATCCCGTTACATAATGCTAGATTCCTAGCTGAACACCTAGGGATATCTATTGATACGCTCGCATTACCATTTACACAACCGAATAAGATGTATGATATTAAAATCACTCTCTATATGACAGCACCGTTTAGAGTGGATGATATCACTCGTATCTGTAATATAGTTACTACACCTTTATTTGATACCATCTATGAAGGTGTAATGGGTGTACCTCGTCGTAATCCAAATAAGATTGATATATCCACCGCATCCATTGGAGTTACTAGTGGGGAATCGGATATTATAGAAATCACCATTCGAAGCATTGGTATTCCTAAGAAGCAAATGGATGTATTAGATTCATCTAGAGAAGTGATTAACTTTATTTCTCGTCTATGTCGACCATATGCTCGTAAGATTTCTTACAAGACATATTTATGACATTTGAACAAGTTAGTATAGGTTCACGTATAGCCTATACTAACTTATTTTTTTTTAAGCAATTTTGCTTATTTAATCTATAAAGGAGTTAATCATATGACAAAAATTGATAAGCTCAAAAAGCTCTTTGTGGTCCGTGAAAACGAACAAGGTCACAAAGAACTTGTAGAATTATTAGACTGCACAAATATTGGAAAAGCAGGCGGAGATACGTCACCTACCGGAGACAATGGCGGAGAAGTGGCTCAATATGCTCACGTATCAGATATTGTTAAATATAAGGTTCGTATAAATCCGGAATTAGTGGTTCATGATAGACTTAAAAATCCTATCCATGATGATGGTTCAGTTGGTATATTGACAGTTAATACATTTACAGGATTAGCACTGTTAAATTACCGTGTTAAATCGGGGGAAGAATGGACTGATGATTATAAAGTTCCAGATGGTACTACCATTCTAATCATAGATGAAGAACCATTTGAGGGGACAAAACCAGCAGGTTACTCCATTAAACTTTCAGCGGGTACTGAAGGTATATTATATACAAATCATCAAATCACTAACTATCTAGTATTCCTAAACCTCATTGAGAATAATGGGAAGCTATCAGTCAAAGTTAAAGCCGCTGATCAAGACGCACATGATGCACTCAATAATCGTTCAGTGTCATTATTCACAAATTCTCTACTTGACTTAGTAGCACCAATTCCATTTATGGTTTATTTTGAAAAGAAATAGTTAGGAGGTCACTGAATGGCTGAAGTAAAATTTACGATAAAACGATATAATGGTACAACATTCGACATTGCACTTCCTAAAACGGTCGTTGAGCAAGTTATTGAAATCAACGAGCATTTAAAAGATGGTGACCGTCATATTTCTGCTGAAGACAGAGAAGTATTAAAGACAGTTGCTACACTAAGTGCTAAAGGATATGCTCCTATCCGTAACAGTGCAATGGCTACTGTAAAAGAGTACCCTACCTATACTGCATTAAAGAATGATTTAGCTAACTTACCACAAGGTACAACAGCTATGGTACTTGATGCGTCCGATGATGTATTAGTTGACTATGGTTACGCCATGTACCGTGTTATGTTAGATGAAACGGATAATAAAACACTCATTAAAGTTTCCGATACTATGAGTATGGACTTCGTACTCAAATTAGATAACGTAAGAGGATTCAATCAATCTGCGGAAGCAGTTGATAAGATGGTTGAAGACAGCCATTTCCATGATAACTTTGCGTTATTGAATACCTTAACACAGGGTATGTTTGAAGGTCTTAAAGACTACCAAAAAGCGAAAACTGCTTTTGAAAACACACTTGATAAAGTAGGTCTACGTTCTGGTGATATGGCTTTCGTTAAAGTGGGTAATGATCCAACGGTACCTACTGAAGAAGAACATACTCCAGGTCCAGTTGTTCCTCCAGTATCCGAAGATACACATACAGAACAACCTCAACCACCAGCATCTGAGGAAACTCATACAGAACAACCTGCTGCACCTGTAACACCTGGTGAGAATACTGTAACTCCTCAACCTGAGGGTACTGGTGAAACTCATACTGAACAACCTGTAGTTCCTGCTACCCCTGAAGAGACTCATGAAAATACAGACTCTCCAGCAGTAACTCCTGGTGAGAACACTGGAACTCCTCAACCGGAAGCTCCAGTGAATACAGGTGACACTCATACTGAAGATAATACTGCAACTCCTGGTGTTCCAGAAGCCCCTAAACCAGCAGATGAAACTAATCATACAGTAGAACCATCTGCTCCAGTGGCTGAAGACCCAGGTCATACTGAAGAAAATCCAGTTGTAACTCCTGAAGTTGGTAACCCAGATACTACTGGTCAACCTACTACAGAAGAACATCAACCTCAACCACCAGTAGCTGAGGATACTCGTACTGAAGTAACTCCTGCTAATCCAACAGCGGGTACTGAAGAAAAACATGAAGATGCTCCAGTAAATGAAGGTACTCATACTGAAGAAAATACGGCATCTCCTGTTGTTCCAGAAGCTCCTAAACCAGCAGATGAAACTAATAACACAGTAGAACCTTCTGCTCCAGTTGAGAATGCAGACTCTCCAGTGGTAACACCTGAAAGCGGTACACCAGAGAATACTGTAACTCCTCAACCTGAAGGTACAGGTGAAAATCATACTGAAACTGAGCCAGTGGCTCCAGCACCAGTAGAAGAAACTCATACACCTGAAGAAAATAAACCTGTAGCAGAGGAAACTCCAGCTTCTCCAGAACCTAATGTTCCTCAACCACCAGTATCTGAGGATACACACACTGAAACTCCTGTGGCAACTGGTGAAACTCAACCAGTAAATACTCCAGATGAAACTCACACTGAAACTTCCAATCCTGAAGAACATAAGGAAGAAGAGGTATCAACAGAACATCCTGTGGCTAATGAAGGTCAACCTGCTACACCAGTACCTTCTGAAGGGACTCCAACAGTAGCTCCTGAAAGTGATACACCAGATAGCACTGAACATTCAGTCGCTCCAGCAGTAACACCTGAAGAAAATAAACCTGTAACACCTCAACCAGAAGCAGAAGCTAATCCTCCTGCATCTGAAAACACTCATACAGAACAACCTGTATCCCCAGTAGCTGAGGATACTCATACTGAAGTAAATCCTGCCAACCCAGCATCTGGAACCGAAGAAAAGCATGAAGATGCTCCAGTGGGTGAAGATGCTCATACAGAACAACCAGCTGCACCTGTAGCTCCCGAGGAAACTCATGAAAATACAGAATCTCCAGTGGTAAAACCTGAAGAAAGTGCACCTGTAACTCCTCAACCTGAAGCTCCAGTATCTAGTGAAACTCCTGTAAATACAGGTGACACACATACCGAAGACCCTGCTGTTAACACAGGGGAATCTCATTCCGAGGAATCTTCCGGTACACCGGCAGTAGGAACAGACGAAAATAATGTGGTAACTCCAGTAGCTGAAGAACCAGTACATACTGAAGTAACTCCTGCTCCAACTCCAGTGGTACCTGAAGAACACGCTCATAGTGAAACAACTGAGAACTCTGAAGGAACTCCTGTAGTAAATACAGAAGATACTTCTGGTGATACACCAAAACCTGCTACTCCAGATGATGAACGATTCAATTCTCATCTAGCAGTACAACCAAAACCAGTTGAAAATGATTTACCTGAAGGTGTTTCCCCTACATCTGGAAACAATTAATCAATGAATTGATACACTTCCCAATATAATCAATTGATTATATTGGGATTGTGTTTTTTTTGATACAGAAAGGATACATATGCTAGATTTATTCAAACAACTTAGAAAGCATTTGTTCCCACATCTTCATTTGATTACATTCAAATGGTTGAGAACGTGTGCTCTTGACATTTTATTCAATTTGATTTGTTATATTACCAATCCAATTATCATTTTATTTGCTGATGAAGAAGGTAACCTACCTAAGAATCTTCGTTGGTGGCAAACCTATGATAATTGCCTAGATGTTGAATGGATGATTACAGAAGGTATCGTTCCAAAGATATTCCAATATGACTTCAATAAACACTATCGATACACTTATGAAGAAAAAGATAGCTTTGGGAATGTCATTCCTGGTTTCGTAGAAATCGTTGACCCTAACTTTACATGGAAAGAACGTATCCAACGCTACTTCTGTCGACTAGCATGGTTAAACCGTAATGCCGCTTATGGGTATTCTTATGAAGTTTCTGGAATCATGTACAAAGGTTCCGATATGACTATTCATATGGAAAAACCACATTACCGTGTAATTACATTACCGAATGGTGATTTCGATATCAAAATGGAAATCAAATGGTACTGCTCCTTCTTGAAGAAACACTTCGATTGTGATGTATACTTAGGATGGAAACTAATTGCTAACAATACAAGCAATCGACCAACTCGTGCTATGTTAGCAATGCGTATTTCCCCATTCCATAAATGGAAATGGAACGACTAATATACATGCTATAGATTGACATCTTATAATAGAGAATACAGTTTGATAACTGTATTCTCTATTTTTTATTTTCTTAAGGAGAAGATATGTTATTTTACGAAGTGAAAACCAAAACGACGGTCAGTATGGCAAAAGACCCAGAGACTGGGAATTTCCTTAGCGAAGACCCGATTAACTTTTGGGAGTATATCAATAACGAAGCAAATAATTTGCAGTATTCCGATATATCATCTCCTATTATATTAACCCCATTTGCATTTAATACCATTAGTGTAGATGATACTACTAATACATCGGAAATTGAGATGACGTTCATTGCTATTTATACAGGAACCCATCTCCCAACAAGAATACCCGTAACCTCATTAATTCACGATGATGCTCGTAATAGACTCAAATTAGTAACACGAGAGCATGTATGTAAAGAGGAATTCCAATTCACTGTAACGAATATTAGTATTCAATCCGCTAATACCTTAATGGCGATTATCAATGATATATGGGAAGTCATTATTAAAGGTTCAGGGGATACTATCCCAGTACCATTAGTATCATACACTCGATATATCAAACGAATCGAAGATTGTCTAACAGTACGTTCAAAAGTAAGTAATGCGGTGATATATTCTATCGATACGGAAACGATAGTAGAAGATAACCTCTATATGGATATGATTCTCCATAAGATGATGCAGGCTATTCGTCATTATCCATTAGATAGAAATAACCCACCGAAGACTAACTTATTTAACCTATATATGAGCGGTTTCCAACCCGTATCAGCTGAGTCTGTATTTAGATACCATCTCAGTCAATTATATTTCCGAGGGATTATCGAATCCCCAGACTATCTCATCATTAATAGCGATACGATTCTAAAGAATCCATCCTTCTCATTTATATTCGAGAAGTATCGGAATATGAATGTATTGCTTGTCAATGATGGACGAATGGTTGATATTGCCGATATTGTACCTATCATTAATATGGTGAGTTCCCATGCTACTATAATGATATATTCCATCTATGAAGATACGGATGCATTATTCGTTAAGATGATACCACCACCATCACAACCTGGTATGTATATATCACCAGAGGATATAGATGATACGGAACCAACGGGTCAAGTATTTGATGAAGATTTTGACCCAGGTATAACGGAGATTTTACAATCTCCAACTAATAAACCATTCATTACATTAGGTCAATATATACCAAGTGAGTTAGCGAATGAGTACATTGAAGCTACACTAAAAGACTCTGATTTGGCTGATTCTCTTGATGCTTTCACAGCTTGCTTATTCAGTAAGGGTACATTTACATCACTCACTGAGATTAGTAAGCGACTCATGGAGAATCGAGAATATATTATCATGGCTACAGAGGGTGAAGAATCCCCTGTGACTAAATTTATCAATGACCGATTATTAACGAATGATATAACCATCATCATGAAAGCTGATGAAGAAGTAGAAGAAGGACAGGGTGTATTAGCCACTCTTAAATCTACACTAGGTTTGGGTAAGAAGAAAGATGTTGAACCTAAAACAGTTAAATTCACCAAACCTAGAAAAGAAAAACCTGTTGAGGAAATACCTGATCCATATGTAAAGCTAGATGCTTTGATTGGATTAACAGATGTGAAGAAAACACTTCATGACATCGTTTCTGTTGTAATAGCTAATAAGCTCTATATTGAAAACGGTATCACTCCGTTGAATGAGTATTTCCATATGGTATTCTATGGTAACCCAGGTACGGCTAAAACAACGATTGCTAGACTCTGTGCTGATATCTTCCATAAGGAAGGGTTGTTGAAAACCAACAAGTTCACTGAGTTTGGGCGTACTGAATTAGTTGGTCAATATGTGGGTCATACTGCCGATAAGGTGAAACGTGCATTCGAAGCTGCTAGAGGCGGAGTCATCTTTATTGATGAAGCATACTCTCTCACAGCAAGTCAGGCTACGAATGATTTCGGTTTAGAAGCAGTAAATACAATTGTACAGCTTATCGAAGACTACCGTACAGATACCATCGTTATCTTTGCTGGTTATGGTAAAGAAATGGACCAGTTCATTAAATCGAACCCTGGTCTTAAATCTAGGATTACCTATAATCTCCAATTCAAGAACTATACAATCGATGAATTAATGGAGATTCTAGAATCCTATGCCAAAGAGTATAAGTTTATCCTATCTGATACCTATAAGACATCATGTCGACAGTTCTTTGATAGGTCATTAACTAAGACTGGATTTGGTAATGGTCGAACTGTTAGAGATATCTTTAAACGGTCGATTATTAAACATTCAGCTCGCATTACAGATGTGGAAAACCCTTCCGTAACTGATATAAAAACTATCAGTGAAGAAGACTTCCCAGATACACAAGATATTGAATTTACTACCAAACAAGTAGGGTTTACTAAGTAAACCCTACTTTTTATAGTGTAACACATTACTGTAAAGGTGGTGGAAATGTATGGCAAAAAATATTGCTGAGTTAGACTTTAGTCTAGATGATTTCCATAACCAAAAAGTCTTGCGAGGTGCCGACGCTTATGGTCGGTTGATTCAACGACTTTTATTTATGCGTAAAGGAACATACCCAACTATCCCTGATATGGGTGTCGATATCGCTTCCTATCGCTTTGCTGATTTAGATACATTAACAGCAGGTGAACTGAAGAATACAATACGACATCAATGCGACACCTACATCGATGGGGTTCCAATACAAGATATAAATATCTCGGTGGTTAAAATACCATCAGGATACGTATTATTCATCGATATAATGGTAGTCGGTGAATTGCGTAAAATTTCCATTTCTATCTTGCAAGATGGTTATGAGATTATTAATACTTCACTTAAGGTTGAAAAACCTAAACTGATTAATGTACCTAGAACTGGTGCATAACAATTATTCTGGAGGATAATCATGAGCGAAGAAACCAAAATTGATTTTGAAGAACTAAAGAAAGAAGCTACGCTTCTTACAGACCCAGAGATTCCAGAGAGTGTTATGAATGCTCCTATGAGTGATGGTAACACTTCTATTGATACAGACGGTCTGATTATTAGTGATGATGATTTTGATGATGATGAAGTATCCCAAGATACAGAAGCAACTTACGATGGTCCAGGTATGGTCATCGATACACCTAAACCACAAGCTGATACTACCTATAAAGTTGGCCCTATGGCTAACAAAGAGCGTGTGGAAGGTGTAGAAAATACCTTAGCTGATATGGATGAGCAAATCATTGAAGCCCATAAACAATTTATGGAAATCACTAAAGGTGGTAAAGCAATTCCAGCAGCGGATGATGAGAAGAAAGCTTCTCCTGAAGAAGTCACTCTCATTATCGATAAATCTGGCATGGGTAGCGTAGTCTTCACTGAAGAAGAAAAGAAACGCATTGAACTTGCCAAGAAAATTAAATTAGTGGAAGTTTCTGAAAAGAAACTCAAAACGCTAAAGATTAAAAAGAAACTAACTGACGAAGATAACTTCGAAGTAGTGCAAAAAAGTTTCGATAAGTCCCTCTCTCCTGTTATCGCCTTAGCATCCGGTTATACTGGTCGCATGGGTAACATCTCAGCTATCGAAGCTATTAAATTAACTCAACGTCCCGGTGATGATACTGCTAATACAGTATTAGAAAAATGGTCTTTGATTTATGAAAAATTGAAAGACGTTTCTATCGGTAAATTTGAAACATTCGACGACTTCTTATCCAATACGGCATTTGCTGATTATGATAGCTTTGTATACGGCTTATTATGCTCTAGCTATCCTGAAGAAGATTCTATCTCCTTCACCTGCCAAACGCCTGAATGTGTTAAGAAGGGTGTAGCTGATTTTGAAATCAACTACCGTAATAAAGAACTTATCCGTACGGATATCATTACGGAAGAACAAAAAGAAGCCATTGCTGAAATCATCAATAGTGCTGCTATTGTAGATGAAGCTAAGAAAGTTCATGAAGAAGCACCAGTGAATCAAACATTCCGTTTTGCGTTTGATGATGAATCTGGTATTATCATTGACTTCGGTATTCTTTCTGTAAAAGATGTTATCGAGCGATTGTATAACAAACTTAGTGATGATTTGCTAGTGGAAGAAAACAGACCCGCTATCCTATTAGCACATAGCATTAAAGCAATCTATGTGCCTGATTATGATACAGAAGGTGACGAATACGAATACTATGAAATCACGGATTTGAATAAGATTGTTGCTACGGTAAATAACTTCAACGAGTATCAAAATAACTTGATTACTACGTTCCTTGACCGTCTAAATTCTCGTTACCAAATCCAATTCGGTTTTGCTTCTGTAGAATGCCCAAATTGTCACCATAATTATGGCGAATACAATATGGACTTGGATAGAATTGTTTTTCTGAGAGTCCAACGGAGACTGAACACTCAGATCGGATAAAAAAGTTCTATGAACTCATCGATGAAACAGCGGAGCTCTTTAAAGGTGAATACGGAGACATACACGTTCTCCAATCCATGACACTTAAAGAGCTACGACTTCGTCGAGATATTCGTGTCGACCGAAAACTGAAAGAACAGAAAGAGGAAGACAAACGTCAGAAAGAACTTGAAAAGAAACGTGAGCGTGAAGCAGCACGGTTCAGATAATTCCATCTGACTCATTATCCATTGGACGGTAATCTAATACAACCAAATCACATACGGAGGTATCAGTATAATTATGGTTAAAGACCGTATCGTGGTTTTTAATCGGTTAGTCGATAAAGAGATTGCCGATTGTTCTGTATTTGAAGAACTCCTGGAAAACCACTATCATAAGTTTGTATATTTTTACTCTATTATTGAAAGCGATGATTTAATCGAATATATTGAAGACGTATCGTGCGTTCCTCAAGAAGGTCGATTAGACATATACCTCACATTATGTGCTGATGTCGATATTGTTGACTTTGACCAAGAGCTGGAAGACAATTTCGGATGTAGCTACTTATGTGAACAGTTTGACGCCTATGTTTCCACCGAAACTGACGGCTCATTAGTTATTTCTATTAAAGATTAAATGAGGTGATTCCTTGAAGATCGTATTAATGAACGTAGACAAGTTTGTTCAGGCTAATAACCTTCAACGTATCACGAATCCAATTCTATTGGAACGAGGATATGTTCCTTCTCCCGATGGGTTATTATCTACTGAAATTTTCGGTAGCAATACGAGCAAACGAAAAGTGACGTTCGCCTATATTGATTTGAACGGACACTTTCTACAACCATTGGCGTACAAGACCCTTAAACGAGTCTTTACAAAACTTGATAGCCTAATCGCTGGGATTACCTACTATAGTATCTCTAAAGAAGGATATTTAGAAGAAGACCCTAATGGCGAAACAGGTATCGAATTCTTATATAAGAATTGGAACAAAATCAAATTCAAAGAAAATGATTCCAAGATTCGTACTGAACGAATCGACCTATTTAAAAATTTCACTCGCGATGAAATTTTTATGACCAAACAGATTGTGTGTCCACCATTCTATCGTGACATCAATCTACAAAATACAGATTCTAAGAAACCGTCGGTTCATGAAATCAATGGTCCGTATCAGAAACTCATTCGATTGGCATCTATGTTGACACAAGGTAACTTTGCCATTACCTTGCATGGAACTCGATTAAATATCCAGCAAGAAATCGTAGTAGTGTACGATTACTTCAAAGCTAGGATTGAAAAGAAAAATGGTTTCATTCGACAAGCAGTCTTAGGTAAATCTGATGACTATTGTTCTCGGTTAGTTATCTCAGCACCTCAATATACAAAAAATAAAGCCTCTGAGATGCCTGTAGATTTCTACCATAGTGGATTACCACTCTCCCACTGTATCTCTACCTTCGCACCATTCTTTGTAGGATGGATTCAAAACTTCCTAGTAAATAACTTAGAAGTGAATGGGTATAAAATCGCTATTAGAGATGCTAAAGGTAAACTTAGATATGTAAAACCAAAAGATGTAGCGGTCCAATTTAATGATGAAAAAATCAATAAAATGATGACCAAATTCATCTTTAACTATTCTAACCGTTTTGACCCTATTGAAGTGGAGTTTGAAAACGGTGAAGTTCGTAATCTCATTATCAGTGGTGTAGACCCTAAGACTGGTCCATTCGAACGTGATATGACATTGACGGATTTATTCTATATAGCAGCTGAAGATATCCTTAAAGACAAGCATATCTATATCACACGCTATCCAATTACTGACCATCTTGGTATCTTCCCTAACCGTATTCATGTAGCTTCTACGATTGAAACTACCCCTATGGTTATCTCTGGGAAAGAATACAAGTATTACCCAGTTATTGATATGAATATGCCTAAAGAAAAAGTAGCGGTAAATTTCGTTGAAGTATTACAGATGTCTAACGTATACTTGAAAGCCATCGGTGGTGACTATGATGGTGACCAAGTAACCGTTAAATCAGTATTCTCTCAAGAAGCGAATGAAGAAGCTGAAAAGAAAATGAAAGCTATTTCTAATATTCTATCCGTTAATGGTAATAATGTCAGAAAGACTACCAATGAAGCCGTACAAACCTTGTACATGATGACTCGTTGGTAATACAAACTAAGAGCCCGATATAGGTGAATGCCTATATCGGACTTTTTTATATCCTGATTAAAATATATATTATAAAAATATACACCATTGGTTGTGTATACATGGAGGTTATTTTGTATGGTTAGTACATCGGGTATGAGTGTGGAAAGGAGATATGTCCCGGTGTAAATTACTAACAATCTAGTAGAAAACAAACGCTGCCATTTGTATTGTTTTCCCATAAAAGACAAAGTCAAAGTTTTGATTTGGCTCATGTTAAGGTACATATCCTCCCAAAATAAACGTGTACCAATCAATAAGAAGATATCACGCCAGGATATCTTCTTATTTTATGTCTTCCTATAGGGTAACTACAGACATAGTTGTAACCAGTAACTATATTGTATTTAAAAAGGAAGTGAATCAATGACAAATACGATTACTTTTGCTGCTCTATATAAAGACTTTACTCGCTATCAACTCGGTATGCCTACGCAATTACCTGCTGAAATTCCAGTTGGTGGCTTTACAGTTAAACGGAGCCAGCTATATCGGTTAGCAAGTCGTAACTACGTTCTTCAGAAATCGTTTAAATTTGGTGAAGAACCACTTGTGTTTGACTTAGCTGTTCGATTACGTCAAACATGGGATGCTAATGTTCGTAAGAACTTCAATAAGCTCTCGGTTCCAACTGAACAAACTCGTGACGTATTCGTACATACTGTACCATTCACTGATCGAGTTATCCCATTCTATATCAATACGAAAACATGGAATGTGGAAACGGTAGATACTCATGGCAAACAACTTAGATTGACAACTATGAACAAAGACCATACATACATTACATTCGATAGCGATGTAAATCGTGTTGTTCGAATCCCTGATGCTAACATCGGTCTTTCTGAACTACCAATCAAACATGAAGATGGTTCTGTTAGTGACCATCCTTATAAAGACAGACTCTTATTTGAGCCTGTATTGTTTACTAATGATACTTTCGTTAATAAATTCGATGAAACAGTTATCGAAGTAACATTATATCCATCTTTGGAAAAAAGTAAACACTTTACAACTCCATATGACTTACAACTTGTAAACCAAGATGCTTCTTATAAGCAACGTGTACTTCATGTTACAGGTAACACTCTACCTTCTAAAGATGTAGAACCTCGTTTCTTTGACATGGTATACCAAGGTAAAGTTGTGGGCATGGTTATGCTCGTTGTAGCAGCTGACTAACACATATAAGAGTATAGGATTTCCTATACTCTTCTTTTTTCACGTATAGTATAATTATAGTCAATACAAGCTAATAGTTATTACTATTTCGTATTTTAATCTGAAGGAGTAAATATCATGAAAGACACAGTATTTTTGTACAAGATTACCAATTCCAATGAAGTTTCTTTACCAGTGGTGAAAGAAGTATACCGTAAGATTGGTAAAGACTTTAAACAGGTGATTGTTGATAAACAACACCCAGATGAGTCTACTGTTATTTGCAACTTACAAACAACGATTATTGAAAATCTAAATGGTCATATAGCCTTCGCTATATCTATGGTAGGAAAAGAAACCTACACAACTAAACTTAGTAAATTTATTGAATCCACATTAAGTCGTCGTCTCCATGCTATCAGTGGTACAGACGACTATGTTGTATCTTCCTTTGAAGTTGTCGATTATCATGAAGTAATCGGTTAGAGGTGTAATATGATAGAACAAATTGCATTTGATTTACGTGATTTGATTGATTACCTAGAAATCGATGGAGAAGCGAAAGCTCGTATTGTCGTTAGTACACTGGAAGTCGAAGATGACATTGTCGAAGTAAAAGAACTCCAAGGTCATGTTGAAGGTTATGGGTGGGATATTACTATCGTTAAACATGATGGAATTGAGGGTATTCGATTATACATTCATGACATTCGTGATAACCGATTAATCGAAGCTCATTCTGTTATTGATATCGGCGATGATATCAACGGTGAACGATTCGATGAAAGTATCATTGCCTATACGCGAAGTATTCAAACGGATAAAGTTAGAATCATCAATGACCCAGCTATCGAGAAAGTCGATAGAATTAAACTATTAGTCGAAAACATCGTATTGACTATGTATGAAAACAAAGAGACTGATTCCATTCGAATGGTTCGACCATAGGAGATTGATAATGGATCAAAGTATGTTACACTATAGAGATAGCCTATGTGCTATCTCTATCAACATAAGTAGATTGCTGGCGATGTTAGGTATCGTTCCAGTCGTATGCCCGTATGAAGATATGGAGTCCGATGTATGTCAATATGTCATACCGTACGATAATTTTAGTGTCTGTATTAAAGAGGAAACGACACATACGAAGCGTTGTACGCTCATCGTTCAATCTGTCGATTATTATCGTTCGATGACATTTGAATGTAATGTTTTCCTAGTGCTAGAAGCACTAAAAGATGAAATCAATCGATTGAGACTCGATGTGTCATTACTAGATACAAGTCATACGGTTGACTATGTGAAGGTATATCGTTTATTTCAAACTATTAGAAAGAGACATACCATCTGTGTGTCTAATGGATTATTTATATGATTCGCAAAACGATTGTTACACTATTAAGTGCTATGGGTATCTTAGCACTCAATCAATTCGCTGGTATATTTGATGAAGAAGTTGTCATGTTCCTATTTGGATTTACATGTTTCTTTATCATCTATATGTGGGGAACTATGTAAGTTATAAGGATAGAGTTCGCTCTATCCTTATTCTTTTTTTTTTTGACAAATTAGTATATCAATTAAATACTAATAAAAGGAGGATATGATGAAATATCTAACTTTACACGTAGGTGATACCTCATATGACCATATCCCGTTCTTTCCAAAAGGGACTCCTGAACAGGATATTCCATATGCACGAAATTTTTTATCATCTATCATATCCCCAACAGGCGATAATCTAGGTCAGATTTTCTCTATACCTAATTCATTTACTTGGGATGATGATGCTACAAATACGGGAGTCTATTACGATAGCCCAGAGGGTCGTCGTTTACTCGTAAATACCGATAGATTTTATACTGTAGCAACTCTTGTTAGGGGTAAAGCTAATGTGTATTGTGCTTCAAGTAATACCTCTTTGAGTGCGGCTGGGATACGGAATAAAGTTTTTCCTCGTAGTGTTAGGGAGATTAATGTAAACGTTGGTTTTTATGCTGTGGTGAAAGCGTATACGTTAATCAATGATGATAAACGTTTAAATATCTTTGAGGACTCTGTTATATCATATGGGGTATCTCAATATGGATTTTTCACAGACACCGTTAATCTTACAGGTAAAGGGAAAAATAATATCTATATAGGTCATACGGGTAGAATTTATGAAAAAGATGGTCGACGATTTGTCGAGGAGATTTCATACACTGCGTACAGAGGAACTGAGCTTGTATATACCCAAGACTGGGCCACTTCATTCCCTCAAAAAGTGTTCAGTTTTATTGAAAATGATGGTATTACCAGCATGACTATTAATGCAAGAGCTAAAGAGATTACTGAATAAATACATTGACGACATGGTATTTCCATGTCGTCTAATAACCCCATATTGAAACATTATACTAATATTATTTACTAATTAGAAAAGGAGTGTGAATATCCTTGGCTAAAGAAAACCCAAATAAACCAAGAAAGATGGGTAAGAACCTATACGGTCTTGGCTTTTCTCCATTAAGCGTTGGTAACAAAGACCATGCGTTCCCAGAGGAACTGATGTCCCAAAAGGAAACTGGTACCTTTGCTATCATGGGTGCTGATGGTTATATGGTTTCTAGCGAATACCTTGGTCGTACTAAGGCCCATATCGAATCCTTTGCGAATCGAATGGTAGCTGATAATACACTCGGTAAAATCTATAAAATGACGTTAGATGAGAACCTTGTACGTACAGTGGTTTCTCCTGAAAATATGATGGTAAATGAAATCGTAATTCCTAATGAAAAAGAAGCTATCACGTCTATCCGTTTCGATGTAGGTATCGAATACTTTGAACGTGCGACATCTGCTACGATTATTACTGCCTCTGATATTAAAGTAGAAATTGAATTTGAACTGGTACGTGGTACTCATTCTAAATCCTATCGTATTAGTGAGCCAATTGATAAAATCAATGTATTGGCTTACAAACTTGATTATGATGGCTATCCAGCTGCAACTCCAGAAGATAAATATTATTTGAAGGTATCCTCCTTCAAAATTGTATTGCCTGAAGGCTTTAATCAAGAAACACATACCGTAGCCGTTCATGATATTCTTATTGGTGTCATTGGAGGTGCTAGTACATGGTAAAATATACTCTAGTAATGGACTTAGCGAAACAGTTCAGTACTCGTTTGAGTAAAGATAGACTGATCAATACGGTATTGATGGGTGATGGTCGCTATTTCCTAAATCAATATGACCCTTCTAAGGTATATCATATTGGTGATAAAATCCCGTATCTAACTGATACAGGTGAGCTTGTTATCTTAACAGCGTTAGAAGATAATATCACAGGTCCTCTCGACTTACGTAAGTGGGAAGAATGGGATATTGTCAGTGAAACAATCCGCCTATACCAAGACTTCATTCAATTGAGTTGGCATGTACCTAAATCTCGTCTAAACCGTGTATGGCTATCCATCAAAAAGGAATCCATGCAAGATTACGAAGATTTGGATATCAACGTAGACGGTATTCTCGTATATAGTAACTTCATTATCAGTAAAGATAGACCGACTATGACTAAGAATGTTATTTGGGGTCGTGTTACTGAATTGGTGGCTGGTGATGGTACAACTGAACCAGGTGGGTCTGATGAATACAGTCCACGTGGTAATACTAAACCAAATATCTATATTCCTGAAGAGAATGAAGTAAATCGTGCAACGATTGCTGTATCTGGCTTTGATATCAGAGATGGTTTACATGTAACATATCACGATGAAACAAACTCTTATATCGACCATATCAATTTAGACTATGGTAAATCCTTAGTATCTGTAACAATGAAACCTGTGGATATTGCTCCAGCAGAGAACGATATGTTAGTAGTTAAGGTTGCCCCATACAACGGTTCTGAACCTAAAGTTGTTGGTGTCTATGCTGTCGACAAACGTCATGATGGCACAACTCCAGTGACTGTAACGTTCTTAGCTGATACTCGACTTGGTGCAAACTACACAATTACATTCGAAAAAGCATCTGCTTATGGTTTCGGTTCTGGCCTAAGTTTACATATCGATACATTGAAAAATCACGACGATTTGAAAATCTGCTTATTCAAGAATAACTTGAAAACTGGGGAACCTACTCCAATTGCAGACTTAATCGTCGATGAAGCTGGACGTAACCGTTTCAAAGAATTATATGAAGCTAAATATGCGAATGGTGGTAAAGTACCTCTCGTTATGGGCTCTCGTCCTGAACACTTAGCTAACACTGGTCGTCATACTGGTGTAACTGTTGTAACTGACCCTAACGCATGGTATCGTTGGTTTACATCATTCACTGCTGTTCATGCAAGTGTATTGACACCATATTCAATTTCTCCATTGACATTCAACAATGTGGGTAATGTGAATAAAGCGTATATCACTAAACGTGATTCCGAAGAACGTGTTACAGACATGACATTCAAGTTCAATTCTCGTCAACAACTTGTATCTATCCCAACTAAGGGTAAAGAACGTGATGTTGATGGTGGTACAGTTCATATTGATATCGATGTTCCATCCGTCTGATATCCGTCAGACTATTTTTTCATAACAAATAGTTAATTAGTTTAGCAATAAACTCGATTTAATTATCTTTATTTTTAAATCACATTTTTAAATATAAAGGAGGCCCTTAAATGGCTGAAACAAAACATCTGATTACGATGATGCAGAAGAATGCTACTGGTGGTTATGATACTTTCTATCCTAAAACCATCGCTTCCCAAGTTTTCATCGATGACACTACTACTGTAGCTGACCACATCGCTGACAATTCTAAGCATTTGACTGCTGAAGAACGTGAACGTTTGACTAAAGCAGGCCAAGCAAATGGTTTTGCTGTATTGGATGAAAATGGCTTCATCCCTTCCAAAAATATCAACCCATCCGTATTAGCAATCAATACTGAATTCGCTAATATTGCTGCTATGAAAGCTGCCACTACTGAACAAATCTTCCCTGGTGAATTGGTAATGGTATTGGACGCTTCCGAAGACCCAACAGTTGACACTGGCTGGGCTATCTACCGTCGTTTGACAAATGCCACTGATCTTTCCGATATGGCTTCTTGGCAAAAAATCGCTGAAAAAGAATCCCTTGACGTTGTAGTTTCTTGGGAAAACTTGAAAGACAAACCAACATCCACTGTTGCTGCAATTGATGCTGCTGTAGCGAATGCTCACACTCATGCTAACAAAGCTGTGTTGGACAAATTGTCTGAACAAGACGGCGTTCTTTGCTATGATGGTCTTCCAGTTGCAATGGCACAAGACGTTACTAAATTCGTAGTACAAGCTGAACAACCTGATGTACAAACATTAAAAGTTGGCGACTTCTGGTATCAAACTACTGGTACTACTGAAATCTAATATAACTTACCCATGGAGTCTCGTTACTCCCTGGGGATTTTTTTTTAATGAAATGAGGGAATTATATGGTAGATGAATCCATATTAAGTCGAAGCACTATACATATACCATCTAAAGCACTCGGTTTGGATGAATTGAACGCTAATATCTCAGGTGAGATATATGTATTAGACCGTACATCTAATAAGTATAGTCCATCTGAACTTGGAGAGTACATTAATAAAGTACGAATATTAACACATCAGCCTATACTGCATTCATATATATTAAAGGGGACGACTACGCAGCATACGGTATTCGGTATACCGATAGACCAATATAAACAGCTCCAACCTATAGGTGGGTATTCATACCCTATCCACAACAATGGAACATATGAATTCGCTATTCCATATACGTCTATAGGGTTCAATATAGAAGGCAATGGGTTTGTATTGGAACCTAATAAAACCGATATTATTTGGTACCATCAGAATAGAGTCCCTTTCACTGGATATATAAGCTATAGTATCTTACTATATAATGAACGATATGACCTCTATATGTATATACAGACTAAATATAAAGCTGTATATGGTGACGGTACAGAAGTTCGTTTCACTACTATAGGGGATATCCAACAGGCTACATTAACTTCTGCTGAATATGATAATGGTAAAGGTCTACCATTACGCTGGAATAGCAGTAGTAAAGATGTGCTAATGATTGATAAAACGAAATTTAAGATTAATAGACAAATCCCATTCTTCGAACTGAATATTGCATCCGGTATTAAATCGTTATTAGTTGATAATAATGATTTTAGTCGTGGTGATAGTATAGAAACCTGGGAGGTTCTCTGTCCTACTGGTGGCAATGGAACAGAGTATACATGGCAACAATTCCGTTCATATGGTGCACCCATTGATAAGAATCGTGAAGATATTAGAATCCCATAACAGATGGATACACTCACTCGAGTGTATCCATTTATTTCTGTAATTTTTAGAATTGCTATTTATATATTATTATAATGAATAGAGATAGAAAACAAAATATAATGAGAAGAGTCTATCAAATCTATTCATAAAACTTATAATATATTTATAATTTAAGGAGACTAAAAATGAATCTAACTGCATATTTTATAATGATGGGTGCTATAGTAGTTACGGTGAAAACTGCTGAGCTTGTAGCTTTCAAAATAGCATGCGATAAGAATATCAAAATGAAAGAGTTAACAATCAGAGAACTCGAGCTTCGTCAACATCTCGAGTTGGAAAATGAGGAATAAAAAATGGAAGCATTATTATCTATAACAATAGTTATTTTGGGACTGATTTTAATCCCTGTAATTAGCTTACTATGTTATATAGCCTATAAGATAGGCTATAAAAAAGGTCGGTATGACCTTTCTAAGGAAGAAGAATCTTTAGTCATAGACTTCTACCGAAATCATAAAGATTTCTTCGAGAACTATAAAGAGGAACGGAATTAACCCGTTCCTCTTTTTTTTTTTTTTATATTAGATTAAGCTTTTTCTAAACCGTCTGTATAGCGTTGACGACAGAGTTTAACGAAAGATTCTACAGTATAACCATCTAGGTTACTACAGAACTTCGGTACATCATGACGGAACAAATACATCTTTTTAGTTTTGAAGTTATATACCATCATATCACCACAACCATAGTCAACTACGATACCAGAGTTAGATGTAGTGAATGTTTTTTCTAATGCTTTGTAATGGTCTTCATATACTTCATAATTTGGCTGGTCTTCAACGTATTGTAAATAGTTGTCATATACGTCGAACTTGTTTGCTTTAGCAATCATTTCTACTTCTTTAGCATTAATCTTACCAGCCCCTGCGATATCATCACATGGGAACGGTTTTCTACGTTTCAAGCAACCTTCATACATTACGATGGATGTCTTTTTGTAGCTTTCTTGATTTGCTTCTTTTTTCTTTTGTGCTTCTTCTAATTTTTGAGCACGAGTCTTGATACCAAACTTATTTAAAATTTTGGTCAAGATTTTGTTTTCTTTACTCATTGTAAGTTACCTCATTTCGTGAAATTAAGTACTAGTACTATTGATATGTCGAACCCATATAAATCATATGGATTAGGTGTAGTTTAAAATATATATTATAGTGATAGTAGTATAAGTGTATGCTACTATCTTTATTTTTATCTCGGAGGAAATTATGGAAAACAAACTACATACAAAACAAACTGAAAGTGGTATCACTACTGTGGTACAAGACACTGTTCAGAAAATGACAACTAAAGTTAAAAATCTTACTAATGACGTAGCTGATTTTATGGATGTTACATCTAAAACAGTTGAACGTGTAACAACATTGGTAGAGAATACTACCGATACGGATACACCTAAGGACACAGAAGACATTGTAGTGGATGAAACGTTCATCAATCGTGAACTATCTTGGTTAGATTTCAATGAGAGAGTTATCTCTCAATATGATAGAACGGATATGTGTTATATGGATAGACTTACGTTCTTAGGTATTGCATCATCTAACTTGGATGAGTTTATCTCTGTACGATTCGCTGGCTTATATCACACTAAAGAAACTACAGAAAACTCAGTCGATGCCTTCTTGTATCGTAAAGTACTCTCTCGTATCAAAGAACAACGAGAAAAGATTAACCTATATTTGAATAAGAATGTTCCTACAGAAGTATCTAATGATATCGTTCGGTATGGTGACCCACGATTCAATGTAACGAATAAGATGCGTCATTACTTTACAAACGAAATCTTCCCTATCTTAACACCTATATCCTTAGGTACGAATAAGGAAGTTCCAAAGTTTAATGATAACGATGTCAACTTCTTCATTAAGTTGAAACCAATGAGTGAAGAAACAAAGTCCAACTATTGTTTCTTACAGGTTCCACATCAAATCCCAAGAGTCGTTAAGCTTGGTAAAGTATACTATTTCGTAGATGATATCATCCAAGCATTCTTTGCGGATATCTTCAACAATGCGGATATCGAAGACTATATTGAATTCAAGGTAACCAAAGAGTATGATGCAGAGATTGAGAATGATGATAACATCTCTATCATTGACCGAGTCAATACAGTACTCGTAAAACGAGAAGAGAATAACATCGTATTCATTGATGTAATGGGTATTACAACAGATTCCGATTCGTCTAACATGGTTAAGAAGCTAACTAAGCTATTAAACGTGGATAAACGTCATGTATATAAGACGGAACAACGTATCGGTAGTTTACGAGCATTAGCGAATCAATACTTAAAAGATAAACCATTTAAGAAAATTGATATCCCTGATGTTGCACAGATTCCTTTCAAACCAATCCTTCCAGCGGAATTGGAGAATGAGAAAAGTATCTTTGATTACTTAGATGACGATGACTTAATCTTACACCACCCATATCATTCCTATGATGCAGTTGTTGGATTTATCAGGGAAGCTGCTAATGACCCTAAGGTAATTAGTATCAAACAAACATTGTATCGAGTGAGCTCTGAGAAATCTCCTATCATTCGAGCATTGTGTGATGCGGCTATGAGTGGTAAAAAAGTAACGGTCATGTTAGAGTTATTAGCTCGATTTGATGAACGTCAAAATATCAATCTCATCAATACACTTAACCAAGCAGGTTGTAACATTGTGTACTCCTTAGAAGGGCTCAAGACCCACTGTAAGATGTGTATTGTTACAAAATCTACAAAGAAAGGTATAGTGACGTACTCCCATGTTGGTACTGGAAATTACAACGAGAAAACAGCTCATATTTACACAGATATCAGTTATCTCACATCCAATAGAGCAATTGGTCATGACTTAACTAGTATCTTCAATATGATTACTGGATTCTCTAAACCATCTGAATTAAAACGGGTGAAATATTCTCCAATCACATTACGTTCTACGTTAGTGGAAGAGATGGAACGTTGTTGTACAGAATCTACTGGAGATCTTCCATCTAACATCACAATTAAGATCAACTCATTCAGTGATGTTGAAATGGTAAATACCATCGAGCAATTGATTGAGACGTATCCTACTGTACAATGGATGTTCATTGTAAGAGGTATCTGTTCACTACCTAAGTTAGAACGATATACAAACGTAACGATTAAATCTATCGTGGGTAGATTCCTAGAACATAGTCGAATCTATTCCTTTGAATCCAAAGGTAAATCTAGAGTCTATATATCTTCAGCAGATATGTTAACTCGTAACTTAGATAAACGAATTGAAATTCTTTGTCCAATTAGCGATAAAGAAAGTAAAGCTAAGTTAGTAGATATTCTAGATACTATGGCTAAGGATACTGTCAATAGTTGGGTAATGGAAGGTACATCATTCAGACGTGTGATATCAGATGACGAGTTTAATAGTCACTCCGCATTCATTACTAATACACGATAGCATAAGAAAAGAGATATGGACTAAACCATATCTCTTTTTTTCGGTACATAGAAAAGTGTAATTTTTATATGTGATGAATATATATTATTAACGTGAATAGAGTTATAAATCATTCATTATATTATTATAAGGAGAATCAAAATGAAAGCATTATTAGCATTAGTATTGGTTATTGTGGCAGTGGTAATTGGTTATTCTGTATATGAAACATCATACGGTGAAAACCGTTTGGTGGTTGTTCAATATACAGTACAACCAGGCGACTCCCAAATCAGCATCGGGGAGCATTTCTCCAACGATGCGTTAAGTGCGTCTAAAGTAATTTATGAGTCCGCTAACTACCGCGGAATCATTGAGCCTAAGGCTTACGAAACAATCAAGGTTGTAACGACTCATAGTCGTTACAATGAATTAGTCAATCAAGGAGAAAAGATTAAGCTCCTTGTTGACTAATAGAAAGAGAGATATGGGTACCCATATCT